TTAACCATCTTCGTCACCTCCAAGTGACAATACAATTATAATCATAAAACTACCATAATTGTCAAGGAAACTTTTGGGAATTATATACATTACTACCCCGCCTTCGCATTTTTCTTAGCCTTTCGCGCGCGTTTGCGCTGGGCTTTGGTCTTCGGTTTCGGCTTATAGTTGAGCACCACATCCGCAATTGCGTCCAGTTCCGGCGGGGTCTTTGGCGTCACGCGATCACCTCTTTGTAGGTGATACGCTTGCCCGCTACAGCGTCAACAAACGAGTCCAGGCGGCGCAAGGTGTGGACGATGACGTTACCCTCGTTCAGTCGCCAGGTGAACTCGTCCACGTAGCGGTGCAGGTGCTTCGGCGAGGCGTGGTGATAGACACCGTGCAGACCACGCTTGAGCACGGCCCAAACGCTCTCGATGCTGTTCGTGTGCGCCGCGCCCTTGACCCATTCGCCCGCGCTGTGGTTGCAGGTGTCGTGCGAAAAGAACAGGCCGTCGAGGTCGGTGTACGCGCCGAACTCGTCCGTGTAGAGTTGCGATCCGGCTTCGACCATGCCGTGAATTTCGTTCTGGACCGTCCCTGCGTCTGTGGAGTCTACAACCATCGCGCGGGTCCGGCCAGCGTTACCGCGTTCGCGCATCCCGAGCACAGCGGTTTTGCCTACCGATCCGCGCCCGGCTTTGAGCTTTTTATGCTCATGCTTATTCTTCTCTTTGCCGCCCACGAACGTCTCGTCGATTTCGATGATCCCCCGGAGCTTGTCGATGTTGTCGGGGGTCGAACAGGCTTCGCGTAAGCGTTGCAGCATGAACCATGCGGACTTCTGGGTGATCCCGATTTCCTTCGCCAGTTGAAGCGAAGAAATCCCCTTACGCGCCGTCACTAGCAAGTACATGGCGTAAACCCACTTGTGGAGGGGAATCTTTGATGCTCCAAAGATCGTGCCATCTCTCACCGTGAACGTGAACTTGTTGCACGCGCCGCAACGATAAGAACCCTTCGGACGCGCCGTCACGCGATCTCTGGAGTGACACTGCGGACAGGTAGGACCGGAGGGCCACAGGCGGCCTTCGAGGTAGATTCGAGCGGCTTCCTGATCGGGGAACCGCTCGAAGAGTTGAAAGGTGGAAATGGTGGAGCGGGACATTAGTACATTCCGTCCAGTTCGCACGCGCGATCCAAACCAGGCGCGTCCACATCGGAATCCTTTTGCCGGTTACCGGCGCGTATTCGCGCGGACGCTTCGGCATCGCGATTGACAAGCCACGCGCGGCGCTGTTCCGGCGTCCAGTCCATCGTGCTGGCCTGGTATACCGGCGTTTCGGGTTCAGGCATTCCGCTCAGTAGTGGCTTCATCGCGTACCTGCCAGCGGGTTAATGCGCGAAAGTCCGGTAGCGCCGATGATTTTTCCAGCGCTATCGCGGAGCGCTTCGCCGGGCGTGTACACATCGGAACGCCCGGACAGTTCTGGCGATTGAGCGCACAGCGCCGAAACCACAAAGGCTGTATCGGTTACGAACCGATGCGCATAGCCGTCCTCACAGGCGATATCGCGCGGGAGTCTACCGTCCCGCGCTTCGGCCTCGCTGATCGAGCACGCGGTGCAGGACCGAGACACAGGCGGCATCCCAATCAGTGCGCCAAACGTCGCGCGGGAAACGGCGATCTCAACGCCGTCTTCACAGGTCACCGGAGCGCATTCAGCGCGGCTGACTTCAAGCCTCGGGACGATACCCGAAGGCTCAATGGTGATATCGGTCCCGTCAACCCTGCGGATGTGCAGGGCGTGCGGGGTAAGGTTTACGATTTTCATTGCTTTCCTCCGTCTTGGAGCGGGCGGTATGTCACTGTGCCACCCCCGAAACGAGAAGGTCTGAAAATCGGGCGGTTTCAGCTTCGGTCAGTTTCTTGAACTTCCAGTCGTGGCCGACGCCATCCGCGTCACACCAAGTGGCGAAGGAATGGCCGGGGATGCCTTTTTCGTAGTGCATCATCCGGGGTGGATCGACTGTGTAATCTTCGAGACAGATGCGTTCCCGGATGCGCGCCGCGCAAGCTTTGCGAACAAACTCGGTCGCGAGCGCCATATTGGCGAAGTTAAAGACTTTCTTCTTCGGGTCGAACTGATCGGTGGTTACTTCGATCATGTCGTTTCGTTTCATCATCGTGATAATCATCTCGTATCCTTTCGTTTCCTAGTTCCCTACTACTCTTCAATGATACTTTGTTACCCCGCTTTTGTCAAGGGTATTTATGTATATAAAACTTTTATGGTAGTTTTTACGGTAGTTCGAACGTCCAGCGAACGAGCGCTCCCCGCCTGTAACCCAGTCAACTCAGCCCCTCCAGCGTCCAGCTGACGTCCGCTGACAAAACATCTCCGCTTGCAGGGGGTGGTTACCCGCCCCGCTCGCCCCGCCACGGTTACCGCCTCCACGGCGCGGTAACCCCGCTAACTAGGGTAATTATATAGTTGGCTAAAGTAACTGCTACAGTGGTGGTGACGTGACAGGGCCGGTCGATTCAGGCGAGCTTTCTGGTTCGCCGCTTCGCCCGGAGCCGTTTCTGTCGCGTCTCTTCCTTCAGCACGGCTTCCTTCGAAACGCTCAGCGATGCACGGATAGCACGGTCGAACTTCTCAGCTTGGTCCGGGTCGTCACAGCGGAGCGATAGCGCCGCGATAGTTTCGGCCTGTGTCGGCTGGGTATTCATGTAACAAGTATAGCCCTGTAGAATTTTCCCCGTTCAGCCGATGTCTCTATGGAAGGGCATGGATCGATAAAAACATAATCCAGTGATATTGACGTGGGGTATCAATGTGGCTACAATGTATTCTAATGGAGAAGGCGCAACGGAAAAAACAGCGCCCAAAAGCGCTAAAGGATGCCGTCGTTCGCATGCGCATTCCAGCGCAGCAGAAAGATGCTCTCCTGAAAGCGGCCGCCAGAGACGGTTTAGAATTGTCAGCGTGGCTTCGTCAGTTGGCACTTCGGGCAGCGGGGGTACTGCCGACGCCATGAGAACATGTGCGGGGGTCCTATAATGCGCTTCGCATCATTTTTTGCCGGAATAGGCGGTTTTGATCTTGGTTTTCAGTGGGCTGGCATGAAGCCAGCATTCCACTGCGAGATCGATCCCCATTGTCAACGAATTCTAAAGCGGCACTGGCCGGAGGTTCCACTTCATGACGATATCACCACGCTCAAAGCGAAAGACATCCCCCAAGCTGAAGTCTGGGCGGCCGGCTGGCCGTGTCAAGACGTCAGCCATGGAAATTCTAAACGCAAAGGAATCCACGGAGCCAGAAGCGGACTGTTTTTCAGGTTTGCGGAACTTGCTGGAAAAGTTCAGCCATCATGGATTGTCCTGGAGAATGTCGCGGGCCTCCTCAGTTCAGACGGGGGGTCCGCCTTTGAGTCAGTTATCGACGAACTTGAAAAGATCGGGTATATGGGCGTATGGTTTGCGTGTAACACTCTCAGCGCGGGCCTTCCCCACAATCGCGAAAGAGTATTTCTTGTCGGATCTTATAGATCGGCGCTTTCCCATCGGTTCTATTCTGAGCCCAGCAAATTGCTTAGGGATACTCCGGCGAGAGGAGAGGGCCGAACGGACACTAGACCCCGCGTTCATGGAGAGTTTATCTCAGACGCTCCGCTTTTGGTTCAGCGTCGCGGAGGCTTTGGGTACACCTCGGCAAAAGGCATCTGCCCCACGATACGCGCCCAAACTGGAAAGCATCAGGGCGGTCACTCTGACAGACCAATATTATGTGGCCAGAAACTTGACCTGGACCGAGTGCGAGAAACTGATGGGATTCCCGCCCGGTTGGACGGTAGACGCGGGCGACTCATTGGCAACGCGGTAGCGCCGCCAATTGCAGAGTTCATTGGTCGCAGGATACTGGCGATCCAACGAGACGATGCAATGGGGTTATTCTCCGAACCGAACATAACTGAACGGCAATCTGCATTTGACTGGCTGCGTCAAAAAATCGGCTAGGTGCTTACCGTGGGCGGCGCTTCCCGCGTGAAGGTTTACGATATGGCAGAGTTCATGCCGTCGCGTCCATCTTCCCGGTCAACTGATCGTACATGATCCGCTTACCAACGATCCCACGCACGGCCAAGTCGAACCGCTCCGCGTCCGTCATCTTCCGATTGTTGAACCGGTAGCTCTGCTCATCCAAGTAGCGAAACAAGTGGAAAGGCTCCACGGAAACATACGTACCGTTCAGCATCCGTTTGGTCAGACTCCAGAAGTTTTCGCAGCCGTTCGTGTGAATTTTCCCATCGACATACTTCACGGCATGGTCCACAACGCCGTGCTGAAACTCAGTCAGTCCGGTGTAGGACTGGAGCGCGTCAGTGTACAGCGCCGATCCGGCCTCAACGTGCTTGCGGACTTCAGCCTGTAGGGCTTTCTTCTTGCGGTTCGGAATCACGGTCGTTCGCATCTGGCTTGGCTTGCCGTCCTTGCCACGTTCCAGAATGCCCATGACGGCGGTTTTATCCTTGCCGCCCGTTCCGGTGATCTTGCGGGCGCGAACGTCGCGGTGCATGTTGCGCGACTTCTGCCCGATGAAAGTTTCGTCCGCCTCACAATGCCCGGTGAACTTGTCGGGACTCGCCAGACCGAACGATAGCCGAATGCGATGATCCAGGAACCATGCCGTTTTCTGCGTGATGTTCAGCGCCCGCGCGATCTCGCATGACGACACGCCGTTTTTGCAGTTCGTAATCAGCCAGGTTGCTGTGAGCCACTTGTCCAGACCGAGGGGCGATTCTTCGTAGATCGTGCCAGTCTTCAGGCTGAACTGCCGTTGGGAGTGTTCGTTCGGGCACCACCAGCGGTTCTGGTTCGCCAGGAACTTTACTTGATCGCAGCCGCACGTCGGGCATTTAACCACGCCATCCGGCCAGCGGCGCTTCACCAAATAGTCTCGGCAGTTTGTCGGATCAGCAAAGTATAGAATGGCTTCCTGAAGGCTGGTTGGCTCACGTTCCATACTTTAATTATAGGGGTTTCGTTAACTTTAGGCAAGTATATAATTACCCTAACTAGGCGTTTACTTTTGCCAGTTCCCGCATTTTTTCCTCTCCGAGCCGCACGCTGTCTTGGGGGATGACCGTGCTTATTATTTTGTCCAAGTGCTGATATAAACGCTTCTTTGAGGACAGGCTACGTGTCCGCGCCCATGCCAGCATGTCGGCAGCTTGGATTGGTGGGGTATTGCGCATGTCCATAGGCTGAACACCAGCGATCAGCCCCCATATTGGCTCCACTGTAACCCGTCCCGGAGCGCTTTTTCCCATCCATATCTTGCGAATAATTTCAAGGAATGGCTCTCCCTGATCGAAGAAAATATAAGCCATCTCCATCTTTCCGGGTCGGTTCCTAAAGTACCAGGTAAAGGCACCCAACACGCATGCGTGTGTCAGAATCTCAATCGGCTCTGATGGCATTTTCACGCCCTCAGCAATCAGCCGCTTATGTGCGTTCAGGTCTATACTGCACGCAAATGAACAGAACTCCTCCTTGTCCAGTCCGTTAAGGACCATGATGGCGTCGGTTACCAATTCGGTCATCTTGCCGTTTGTCCAGCCGACCACCCGTTCAAACGGATCTTCGTGCATGACGAGTGGATTCATGTGGATATACGGGGCGATTGGGTAGCGCTCCTTGAGCATTGTTTCCCACTTCCCCTGAAATCTTCCCCAGAAGCCGTCGCTAGCGATATACCCAGCGAGCGTGAGCCATTTTGCTCCGCCGTCGTCGCTGCCTTCGCTACCGTCGAAATAGCATCGCATGGCAATTAGCGGGCGCGCTTCGTCCAGGTAAAAGCGCCCGGTACATCTCCCGATTTCACTGAGCGGAACGGCTGGTGTCATATGCTCCCGGCCAGTTTGTTATACTGGCATCGGGTACACGTACCCTGTCCATAGCCGTTTAGGAGTCTTCGGTCTGGTACACCGTCGAAGCCGGAAGCTATGCTGGCGTTCTGCTTTCTTCGCTCAATCTCATTTGAACACAGGAGGATTGCGCGTGGAAACAGAATCCATAAACACACAGAGCGTTGCGCTCGCAAGCCGTCGCACAGAAGGACCGTGGACCGTCGGCGCCTATTCCGATGGAAATGTAATATGCCGCATCGGGTTGGAGCACTGCACTCCAATGCCCCATCAGAATCATAGTTGCTGAGCGAAATCTGACGGCGGAGGATCATTCAGCGCCTCTACGTGCAGCTCGCTAAACAACCTTGGCCACGTTACGGACTGGCGATCTCTGGACAAGTAGAAAAGCGGTATGATGTACCCAGCATGAAACCACACCCCGCACCAAACGTTCCGGGCAATACGGAATGGGAGCGCTTCGATAATGCCGTTCGGATGGTTCTGGCGGTTCCGAAATCGGCACTCCTGAAGGACGAAGCGCAGCTAAAGAAACTTCGCCGAAAAGAAGCGGGCGCGCCCCGCCCCAAAACGGACGCCGACGACCCCAATCTAGATGCACCTCGACTTCGCAATTAAACTCAAGATCGGGTACGAACGTACAGCGGGAGGGGTTGCCATGGCCGATTGGTCTGATGATGCCATACGAAAACTAAACCAGAAGCGGGAGGACAAGAGGCTCGACACCGCCAGGTTCGTTGAAGAACAAAGAATCAAGAGCGCCAACGGACTGCCGCTATGGACAGAATTGAAGGACCGAATCAGGGCGCACATCTCAGAACTAAAACAAAAATCCAACGGAGCCGACATAATTGCGATTCAGGACGAACGGCCTAATGATCTTGTCCTGCGTAGTGTCGTTGATGATGGCGCTACGCTGCACGTGGCCTTTGACACTGGCAGAGGCAAGGTGACATGGGACTGCCGCCAAGAGCCTCAGCTGGGGTGGGAAGTGACCGTTACGGAGACGGGGGACGCGAGGTTTCAGTGGGGGATGATCCCCACCACGCCGGACTCGATGGCTACGCAAATGCTCGAAAAGCTTCTGGAAATATAATGACTGTGGTAACCTCTGACCTGTCACGACACTACCAGCGTAGTTCGTGCTGTCCCGTGACCCCTTCAGGGGGCTCCCTGAACTGACGCCTCCCGCTTTCTTAGCCTCGACTTTCTCTCGCTGATGCGGGCGCGGCAACGCTTGCACGAATCGGGCGCATCGGGATAGTGGCACGGCGCCCTTCCGGCCCGCGTCTTGCACGCGCGCCCCGCCTCGCGGGCGATCTCCCGGCGACGTTCCGGGGGCAGGTGGCTGAGTGGGCCGCTCACGTTAATCCCGTGCCGCCGCCGCTGGCTTCCAGGTTGGGCTTGACGTTATGTACTCGTCCCGAGCCGCCAACAGTCGAGCGATGTCGTGCGCACGATCACGTAGTGTTTTGCGAGCAAACTTTCCCATTACTTCGCCTCCGCCGCCCTCTCCTGCAATGCTGTGTACTCGCCAACCCCAATATTGGCGAGCAGGTTGCGGCATGGCTCACAGTACCAGGCCCTTACAGCGTGGCCCATGTACCTCTCCTGCTGCGAGTAGGCCGCGTTTCCGTCTATCTTTTTTGCGCATCGCTCGCAGTGAGTGTGATCCCGGAGCGCCTGTTCGCGGGACGCGGCGATCTCGGTATCGGTCAGTATTGTGTGCTCGGCAATCAAGCGTTTAATTTCCGCCATCGGCTTGTGAGCCAAGGCCACATTAAGGGCCGCCATGGTCGCGCGGACGCCGATGTAGCAACGTCCCTCGGTTGCGTGATCGATCTCCACGATAGAGCGCACTTGCCCAGATTTGGCCGCCATCCGCGCGCCGTCAAGAGTTTTGTGGGTTGTCATTTGTCCTGCTCCTCTGAAACCATCTTAAGTCAATCGCAAAGACGATTGCAATAGTCAAATGCAAATAAAAGCGAAAGATAGGGCGAAAACATGGAAATATCCTGCCCCGACCTCCCCAGACCCATCTGAGTATGGGTACCCCTCCTTTTGAGCCAAGGTGAGATAGGCTGCGAGGCAACTTAGCTCACCTGTAAACTATTGATATATATATACTTATTTAATTTGAGATAAGTGAGTTAAGGTACCTTGACTAAAAAATCTCCCTATAGGGCCTCTATACCTTTTCCGGTGAAAAACATATATACCCACTTATGGAGAACGAATCGCGGAATATGCCCCACTCAGAGATTTACTTGTCTCAAAGTATCGCAAGTAACACAAAACAAAAGACTTATTTTGAGATAGGGTGGTGAGATAGGGTGGGCGCTGAGATAGGGTACCTTATCTCAGTGCCGCTGAAACGCGAAACCCCCCAGCCGAGGCTGAGGGGTTTGTGGTCGGTTGGAGGTGACGCGGGGGTTAGCCCGCAGCAGGTGACTTCTGTAAGGTATCACGGGGGCGTGGGGGGAGTCAAGGGTAATTTGGGGCCGGGGGTGCTGCCCCGCTGGCCAGCGCGCCGGTAAGTAGCACGAAGGACCTGAGCGCCACCGTGAGGTAGCGGTGCTCAGGTCCGGTCGGCGCCGTGGCACCAGAAAGGGCGAACGCCGCGCCCCTTTCCAGTGCATTCCCGTTATACCATAACTGACCGCGTTCGCGGGCAGTTGGCTTGGTGGCCGGTAATGCTTGCCGCTCCGGCCACTGCGCAGTCCATGTCAGAGCCAACGGCTTGCTCATCAGGCGTTTAGGATTTCAGTCTACCTTGGGGCGGTTTCCGGTTACCACCAACACCTCGCGCGCGTCCATAACTGACCGCGTTCGCGGGGCATGGCCGCGTTCGCGGGCAACAGTCTTTCCTTTTATCTCTGTAACCTTATGATTCTAAAGGCTTGTATCGCTTGTATCGCTATTTGTATCGCTTAGGCGTTACAATGGCATAGGAAATGGCATCCGGACAGCAATTCGCAGTCGAAAACCACCCCCAAAAGGCACAAATCATCAAAAGATTCATGGATGGGATGCCGTTGAGGGCTGTTTCTGAGGGGCTTGTACCGCCTGTTTCTCCGATGGCGTTACATAGGTATAAGACCAAGGTAATCATACCGATACTGAGAAGAGCAGAGCGAACTTCCCCTATCTTATTGAGACGCGCCCGTGCTCGGATTGGTACGGCAAGGCGTCGATAATCTCCGCGCCCGCCTGGAGCGTCACGCGGACAAGTGCGAGACAGCCGTAAGGGTCATAAAGGATGAAGACGGCAATGATGTTGCCGTCGGTGCTGACCTAACCGTACTGGCCCCGATCGCCAACCAACTGCACAAAAATCTGGAGATGCTGGGCAAGCTCACCGGCGAGCTCCAGCCGGACAACCAGCAGCAAATCAACATCCAAGTGATTCAATGCGATTCAGACACCAAGGGCCGGGATTAGGCCTTGTGGCACGCGCACGGGCAGTTTTGTCGCGCGTACTTGGTGCCGTCCAAGCATGTCTTATAGTCGCCGTTCGGGGTGTGGCAGCCATCATAGTCGCATACTGGCCGTTGGGGTGGTGCAGGTGCATTCACGACACCAACAGGCTTGCCCGCACCATCCAATTGCACACCCTTACCCCTCAGATGTTCCAATAGCACGCCACGCACATACGCGCTACGGGTTGTTAAGGTGTACTTGTCGAGTTGTGCGTCTATCCCCGCCAGCAACTCCGAGGGTACTGAGATGATTAGTTTGGTTAGCTTGTGTGACATACACTGATCGTACCACTTACGCGAAGGCCACGCGAAGGGGTGGTTTATGGCACTGTCTGGCGCATCGCGGATTACAATTCCGCGCCTCGGCAGCCCGCCTAACGCGGGAGCGGCCCCTTCAGGGGGTCACTTCAGGCCGCCGGAACCGCCCCGGCCCGCGCCAGGCCGCTGAGGACGTTGGCGACATACTGCACGCGCCAGGCACTCCCGCGCCGGGTGGCCAGCCCGCACGCGTTGAGCTGATCGGCAATCGCCTGCATAGATAGTCCGCAGGCCCGCCCTTCGGTAATGCGGGTTATGATGGCCTGCTCTGCTTCGTCAGGGACTTGCAGGCCCCTCTTACCGGTGGATCGGTAGCCGTACCGGACCATGCCCGCGTGCTCGCCCCGGCGAGCCTTGGCGCGTAAGGCGTCCCGCGTGCGCTCGGAGATTACCTCGCGCTCCCACTGCGCAATCGTGGTTGTGATATGCAGGATCATACGCCCCCCGGCAGTGCCGGTGTCCAGGGTCTCGTAAGTGCTAATAAGATTTATGTCCCGATCCGTGAGTAAGTCCAGGATGACAGATAGATCCTTCACGGAGCGGGTTAGACGGTCTAATTTACTGATGATGACACCGGCCACCTCACCCGCACGCATGAGGGTTAAGAGTTGCTGCATACCAGGACGGTCGAGTGACTTAGCGCTGTAACCACCGTCCGTTATGACGCCCTTGAGGGTTATCCCCTTAGCTGTCGCCATGCCTTGTATTTTTTCGGCCTGGGATTCGAGGCCCAGGCCGGAAGTGTCTTGCTCCTCGGTTGAGACTCTGACGTAGCCGTACCAATGGCGCGCTACGGGCTTGGGCTTTCTCATGCCGCCCTGCCTGCGATGTAGCCGGATGTTGAGGGGATGCCGTTGTTAGCTGCGAATGCAGCCTTAGCGGCGGCCATGGTCGGAGCGGTAATATGTTCGCCGTTGCGCGTGCCACGGAAGTAGATCCAGTATCGTTTCATGTGGGGTTGTTTCTCCTGTTAGTAATTTGGTTTATGGTTTTGGTTTCGGATGCTGGTAAGTGGCGTAACTGTAGTTACCGCCCTTCCGCGTCCCGCCGCTGCTCGGTCCTGTAGTCTCCCAGGTGTATGCGCGCGACATTACGGGAACACCCGCGCGCGTCTATTACGCGGTCCAGCTCGTCATCGGTCGGAAGTCTTTTGGCTGCGAGTATTTCAGCGCGGGTGGCTTTCTCAAACTCAGCGTAGTCAATAACTGATTGTCGTAGCATATTTTTCCTCATAGGTCAGTTCGTCCGCCGATACGTATTGAAGTCCCCCACCGCGACGCCTCGCCCGGGTCGGTGCGGACGGATTGCTCGAGCAGATCGGTCGCCTGTGCATGCCCGGCGACCCGGCGACCGGCGGCCGGCGTTATGACGCCCCTGAGGGTTATGAGGTCAATCAATGACGCACTCGTCAACGAGGGACTCACGCATGTCGAGCAGCACCTTATCGACGCCCTGCATGTGCCACCCAAGAGAAGCTGCATTTTTGCGAAACTGGCTCATCGCTTCCTCGGGTCTCTTTGCGCGCCCGCAACATCTGCCCCTGATCCCTTCCCGCGATCCGTCCTGCTCATTGTGGTAGGTATACCCGTACACGCGGTACTCTGCACCACGGCGACCGATTGTCACGTGGAGCGAAAGGGTCGATACGTAGGTGTAGTCGTTTTCCCATGATTTCTCTGCGCCTAATTGTTGTCCCGCCTCACCGTAGAGTGGCTCATATCCGAGGTCTCTGTTGCTTTTCATCTTCTTATCTCCTGATCTCCTGATCTCATATTTTTCTCCTATTTTATGCGCGTCTATTACGCGGGGTGGTTTCCCGGTTAACTCGCCGGATCGTGGTTTTAGTGCTGAAGTCCGGTAACTTCTCCTAACGGAAATTACCGCCCTTCAGGATCGTGAATAAAATGCCCGGATGCCTGCTAAATCGTTAGTACACGGTCGCGCGTGGTTGCGCGGTTAATCGTTTGGCTGACCGCGACGGCTGACCGCGACGGCTTCACCGCGACGGCTGACCGCGACGGCTGACCGCGACGGCTGGTTAGCGGCCTTCAGCCCCACGTATGGTCTCACGAGCCGCGTTCGCCAGAACCCGCCGCGCCACCTTGAGGGCGTAGCCCGCCGCCGCCGCGTCGTGAGCCAGCACCCGCAACGGCACCGATGCCGCCGGGTCCACGCCGCGAGCCGAGCACCAGGACTGGATACCGGCCATACACGCGCCCTCAGCGCGGATCATGTCCGCGACCACAGGGACCGACGCCAGGCGGGAGAATAACCGCTCCCGGCGGTCCTGCCTGCGTGTCTGCGCCGCTTCCCGTGCCTGCCGCGCCGCGATCTCGGCCTTACGTGCGTTCTCACGCTCACAGTCCGCTCGTTCTGCTCCGTGCTCCCACGCGCCGCCGATCAGCAGCGCCACGCCCGTCTTACGCCCGCGCACGTCGTACCGATCCACGGTATCCGCGCCGGTCACGATGCAGTACACGTCCGACGCCAGCCGCGCCCGGTGCGCAAAGTCAGCACCGCGCGGCATCGGCACATACGTTACCTTGTCGCGCACGCTGCACACCCGCGCCCGGACCTCGTAACCGCCGGGGATCGCCTGCACGTCCACGCTATACGCGGGATTTTTCCAATTTGCCGGGTGGCCGTACCGCTTACTGTAGGCGTTCCAATCCGTTTCCTCCGTGGCTGAGAGGCCGCACACCCAAGACGCGCGGGAGCTGCCGTACTGAGACTGGCGCGTGTGCAGCGCCTCCGCCGCCGCGTATGCCTGACCGTCGAAAGCGCTCATGGTAGCCTCTGCCGCCCGCGCCGGAGCGCTCAACCAGGCCGCGATGCGCGCCGCGCGCCGATCCACACCCAGCCTGCCGAGAGCCGCAACCGCCCGGACTGACACGCCCGCCGCTATAAGCTTCTGTTGGGTGTTCCGCGCCACATGCCCGAGCGCGTCGCAAGTCAGTGCGCCTAGACGCATATATCGGGCGTCCTTCCGTCGCCGGGATTGCGCGGCATACCAGTCTTTACGCTTGCCCTTCCGCGCCACCAGCACGTCGTCCCTGAATGGATTCGGAGAACGGAGGCGTGCCTGATGGTACGCGTCCCGCGACTCCACTCTCGCGTACCCGGTAAGGGCGTACCGCGCCCTACCGCCGCCCCTCAGCGCCCTTGCGATCCCGCGCACGGTCTGCGCTTTACTGTCGCGGGGTAACAGCCCCCGCATGGTTTCGATTCTCTGCGCTTTATCCATTTTTCCTGCCCTCCCAGGCTCCAGTGACTCTAACTGCAATGCCGTGATGCGCACGGCGCGCTGCTGCCAGGTGAAGTAACCGCTGGTTACTTCACCCTTCAGCCCCACGTAATAACCACGTCAGCGTGTCCGTTGGTCTCACGAGCCGCGTTTGCGCGTGAACGCCAAATATCCAGGCCGGTGCAGTACTCACGGTCTCCGATGCGCCCTATGGGTCTGTCTGTCTGGTATTGCGCGCCGCGATAAACGCGCGCGACTCCGAGCATACGCCGTGCCGTGCTGATAGCGCTAGCCTTGCTGTTGGCCGTGGCGCTGTCTCCGTTGCTTCGTTCGATTGTGTACATTTTTTCTCCTGGGGGTTGTTTCACCGGCCACCCGCCGGGTTTGTGGTTTTGGTTTCGGTTCGCGGTAAACTCGCCTAACGGAAAGTACCGCCCTTCAGGATCGTGGTTTTGGCGACGTACAAAGGTTATCGTACGAAGGTTATCGTACGAAGGTTATCGTTTTATTGGTTGGACGGCTGACCGCGACGGCTGACCGCGACGGCTGACCGCGACGGCTGACCGCGACGGCTGACCGCGACGGCTGACTATCTCCTTATGCTTTATATCGCGCGTCACTCTATGCAGCCACCCATTTCGTGCTGTGTTGGTGCGCGCGCTGACGGGGGCCAGCGGGAATCACACTCATGGGAAGGTAACCGCGATCCCCATCCGGACGGGAGGCGCAAAAACTCAATCTTCGCTCTTCGGCCCATGCCTCCGCCGCATCCCGGTAGTCAAAAGATGCGATCTCGTGCCCGTCCATATCGACCACCACATGCGGGCGGTAGTTGCCCGCAGCGGCCACGATTTCCAGCATTTGATCGCGGTCAAACCATTGGCCGAACTGATCGATGCAATAGCCGTCTCGCGGCATTGCGGCCAGAGCCGTCTCAGCGGCCTGATCGGCAGCAATCACAGTGCCGGAAAAATCCTCGATTCGGAACACTTGAGTGAGTGTCATTTTTAGTTTCTCCTTGTCGGTTTATGGCCGTTTTCTAGCTGGCCAGGCGTGCGGGGTGGTTTCCCGGTTAACTCGCCTAACGGAAAGTATCCTCCATGATTTGTATCGCGCGTCACCCACGCGCGGGAGAGTGCCTGTAACCGGGCATAGCCCTGGTACGCATGGAGCGTACCAGGGCAGGGGAGTTAAGGTCCAGCGAGGTTTAGCTGGCCTTGGAATACGGGAACCGCGCGGTGTCCCGATACCATGGCTTGTCAGATCCAAACACCTCGCGCGCGTCTGATTCGTTCAGAAACGAATTGCCGAAGGTGGAGCCATTCGAAACTGAGGTGACGCTCCATTTTTCAACAGTGGAGCGGACACCGGCACCTGCGCACTCGAACCCCGCAGTATGGTGTTTCAGCGTCCATGTCCGCGACTGGCCATAGTCGTTCCGTGCATCGCGCGTGGCCAGCACGGTAACGACAGAAAGGTCAGTGGGTTTCAGGTCCCGGTATTCCCGGATCATGCGGACACCTCCTGAAACTTCCGAGTCTCCCGCGACCGTGAGAACGAATCTGAGAATTGCGGCGGGATCGTGCCTGCAATGTAACCTGTCGAAAAATGATAAAACTCTGCGTATCTCATCTCTATCACCTCCAAAGTGATTGCCTTACTTTAGTCCCGATCAGCGGGACGCGCGCTATACGTTGTACAGAGCACGTTCCGGTTACCGGCATTCAGCCCCACCGGCTGTGTCATATCAGTATCCCCAGTATCCCGAGTGGGCAATCTTACGCGCGACGCGCTTTACTGGTCGCTCGAGCAAATGATAGACAGCATAGACATACGCGCGGTACAGCGCGCTCGGCGTGGCCACGGTAGCGTCATCGCTGACCATAGCGTCATCATCAGGACGGCGCGATGCGGCAAATTCCTGCGCGTAATTTGCCAGCGACGCCGCTCTGAAGTTCTCGACGGTCGTATCGGTCCAGGCTAACATTCGTCACCTCCAAGTGACTCTATAAGTTATGCGCAGTCACTCACTGCGCAGAGAGGCTAGCAGCAAGCCCGGAATCTTACGCCAGGCAGGGGTTGCGGCTCCATGCCGGCCAGTGCCTCTGCCAGTGCTTGCTTGCGGTCCCAGCGGGACACCCCGCGCGCGTCAAGTACGGCCATCAGCATGGCGCGGGTGACCCGCTCCCAGCTGGTGCCGCCGTCGGTCGTCATCAGGTACCGCTCTGTTGTGCTTGTCATACTTAGAGTATGCCAAAAACATGAAACCGTGTCAAGCGGAATAATGTGATCGACCGATGGTGTGATGGAAACCCGGCGACCGGCGACCGGCGACCGGCGACCGGCGACCGGCGACCGGCGACCCGGCGACCGGCGACCGGCGACCGGCGACCGGCGACCGGCGACCGGCGACCGGCGACCGGCGACCGGCGACCCGGCGACCGGCGACCGGCGACCGGCGACCGGCGACCCGGCGACCGGCGACCGGCGACCCGGCGACCGGCGACCGGCGACCGGCGACCGGCGACCGGCGACCGGCGACCGGCGACCGGCGACCGGCGACCGGCGACCGGCGACCGGCGACCGGCGACCGGCGACCGGCGACCGGCGACCGGCGACCGGCGACCGGCGACCCGGCGACCGGCGACCGGCGACCGGCGACCGGCCTCGCCCGGTAATCTTTCGATTAGGCGAAACAACCGAAAAGGCGGCAAAAAGCACTGCGCGGTCCACTTTTTATGGATTCCCCCCTCAAGCCAAAATAATCATTTGACGCTTATTGACATACGGTGCGCGCGGTGATAGGGTGTGGTTAGTGAGATTCGTGGCAGACATGAACCCCGACAATAAGCTGGACGAGATACTTGCAATCGTCCGCAACCTGCGAAGCATGGACTTGCGAAGCATGGACCTGCGAAGCATGGAACTGCGAAGCATGGACTTGACCATAATCCAGATGCGGAGCTTGGCAGACGAAGACGTTGCCTCGCTGTTACCGGGCTGGAGGCTTGCGCCGCTGGAATCACAAGTAACGATGGTGTCAGCATGAAGGCGCTGGATCTTTTCTGCGGAGCCGGGGGCGTAACGAAGGGTTTGCAGAGGGCTGGGTTCAAGGTTCACGGCGTAGACATCAACCCACAGCCGAGATATTGCGGAGAACAGTTTACCCAATCTGATGCCCTGAGCCCAGCCTTTACTTACGAGTGGTTGCGACATTTCGATTTCATTTGGGCAAGCCCTCCGTGCCAACACTATTGCGCGCTGAAGACGATGACCAACGCCCGAAAGCATCCCGATCTCATCGCTCCAGTTCGGGCGATGCTGAAGAGAAGTCGTCTGCCCTATGTCATCGAAAATGTATTTGGCGCTCCGTTGAAAGATGCCGTGATGCTCTGCGGAAGCATGTTCAATTTGCAATCTCACGGTTTCCAATTGCGCCGCCATCGATATTTCGAGTCCAACTGTGAAATCAGCACCCCCGGTCCTTGTCGCCATGCCGATAAAACCCTTGGGGTTTATGGCGCGAAGGTCCGGAACATCGCGCAAGAGAAACGGCATTACGCTAAGCCAAAGGAGACACGCGGGAATCCAATCGGGGTGGTTCTTCCTCAATCTTGGGGCTTTGAGGCAATGGGGATAGACTGGATGAAAATCGACGAACTTTCGGAGTCGATTCCACCTGCTTACTCCGAATTTATTGCCAGACAGATCAAGGTGTCATCATGACCGGGACAGCAGGCGGAACGACTGAAAAGTGGCCAGCGCGCGGTCGGATATGACACGATGCAGCGCGTTGCAACTTCAGATCGCAGCCGATGACCTGGCGGTATTTGAGGCTGGCCTGGAGTACTTGCGCCGGGGACTGCCGAACTTCCACGCGACTCCGGCCCAGCCAATCGTCGCCCAGCCAATCGTCCCGAAACTGAAACCGCGTCCGCGATGGTCGAGGGTCGGCGACTGTCGTGAGGTCAGCCGAACCACCGGACAGCACTGCAAAGGACCGGCGTCCTACGCGAACCAGCTTTGCTACGCGCACTGGCGGGATTTGATCGGTCATCGCTGGCCGATGGATCGCTGGTCGATGGACCACTGCATGCCCTGCGAATGTGGAGCGGTGCGGATTGAGTGGCATTGCGGGATGCCGAGTTGGCCCCGCCTGAAGAAAGCGGCCGAAGCACAACTGAAAGAGCCGTGCCCCGCCAATGGAAAGAGCGAGCGAGCGCTTGAGATCCTGGATTACTTGCGGTGCTTGAAAGGTTGAGTGCCGCTCAGCCACGTTCCGCCCGAACGGGTGGCCCCGTAAAAAATACCAGCCCGTTGACTCTGGAGCGTTAATTAGCGTATAGTCAACGTATGGCAATGGTCCGGGCAGCATGAGTAACCATCCCGACGCCTGAAAGAGTCAATAATAAATGGAAAACCTGACACGCTCACAGCGCGCCGCCGACATCGTAACCGAGTTCTGCGGATCATGGACGTTCATCGCTATTGGATCTGCGCTCACTGCGGTTTGGATTGCCATTAACACCATCTGGCTTGTTAGCGGATCTGCCTTCGACCCCTACCCTTTCATTATGTTTAATCTGGTTCTCACCGTCGTCAGCACCTTCCAGTCCCCGCTGATCATGATGTCGCAGAACCGGCAGATGGAGCGTGACCGGGATGCGGTGCAGGGGCTGCACGCTAAGCTGGACGTGCTGATAAAGGAAGGGCCGGGGAGGGCACGCTGGAGAGTGGCGAGGTCCGACGGGACTGCCACCGGGGCGTGTTTCATGTACAGCGCCGCCCTGGATGAACTTATATCCGCGAGGCAGTCCGATTCTTCGGCCAGGATTCAGTTTTCACTGCATATCGATGGACCATGGAGCGATATTGAGAATGGTTAACGCCTCGGTTAACACCCCGGATAACGCCTCGATTAACGCCTCGATTAACGCCTCTGGCGGTCAGCAGTCAGCCGACCTCACCGCCGCCGCCTCGGCCATGGGGCGGAAGGGAGGCGCGGTTAAGGTCCCCAAGGGCCTCGCAACGATGTCGCCGGAGGATAAGAGGCGGGTGCGGGCTGAGGGGTTAAAGACGCGGCGGAAGAGGGCGCTGGAGAGGCTGAGGGGTAAATAAGCGGTTTATTGCGAAAGAGGTGCGGGCATGATGACGATATTTCTTGAAGACAGTTTCGACGCGGCTCGCTATCTCCCCAACGTGCCCGATGGCCACAAGTGCCACAGAATGCACGGACATACCTACCGCGTGCGCCTGGAGGTAACTGGCGAGATTGACGCCACAATGGGGTGGGTGGTGGATTACGCCGAACTGAAGCGTTTGTGGGAGCCGATTAAAGACGCGCTCGATCATCGGTGCCTCAATGACTTCATGCCGAACCCAACCTGCGAGATCATTGCTCGGTGGATCGGCAATAAAATCGAATTGGTTTCGCGGGTTGAGTTGCGCGAAACCGTCAACTGCGGAGTTGTATGGCAACGTTGATTACCCGTGAGCCATTCGCCCCCGGTTTCATGGCGGGCGGTTGCTGGTCGTGTCCCGTCTTGAAGAAAATATGTGCCTTGTGCCAGGTTGGATTTAACGCTACGAGCGGTCGGGCACTGCACTGTCCAGCGTGCCGGAAGCCACGAAAAAAGCAGACTGACCGCGCTCGACGGTTGAGGCTTGGCGGGTGATTTTCATGATGGACACGCCCGAATCTTTGGCTGTTTGCGAAAAGGAGATCGGCTTAAAGTGTGAGCAAATGTACCAGTATCCCGTTGTCCGCCTGTATGTGGGTGGGGTATCGCGGTGGCCGACGCGCTGCGGTGATCGCTGTGGCCTTCGCGTTCGTGTTGGGATGGCTAATGGGAGTACTCGGAGATCCTCCCGTGGACGGTCCGGGGCGGCTCCTGTGATCCACCGCCAGATCCTGCCGCCATGGGGAGGCCGTGGGTGGGGTAAGGTGGACTGCCCGCACTGCGGGCGCAAGGGCGTCGATAAGTCGGCTCCAAACCAGGTCACGTGCGGCGGGGCTGCGTGCCGGGATAAGCAGAAGAGTCATGGGCGGAAGCGGATGGTTAAGGAGGGTTAAAGCATGAGGCGTATTCTGGCTGGTCGAGGTTGGAGCGGGCCGGGACTGATAAGCCTGCGCCTGCCGTACAGGCACGGCGGGATGAATGGAGAGCACGCTGACGTAAAGCCACCGTCGAATGGCTCTGAGTTCTGGTTCTGTGGCTGTGACGAGGTGCCTGGAGCGGTGGCCGATGCGGGAAATGGTAGCGCCACAGGTTTCGGGGTGGCAACCTTCCCCGAAGAAATCGTAATTAAAGTCTTTATTTTGTTATGGTAATGTGTGGCAACCAGAAGGAAGAAAAAATGAACGACGTACCGGCTGAAAGCCGGTAGCCGCTAAAAGCTCTCCAGCTGAAAGCCGGAGGTATCCACCTCAGGAGTTGAAATGAACCGTCAGAACATTGAATGGATGCCGCCGTGGTTGAAGGCGGTTGAGACGTTAGCTATCGATACAGGAACCGCCAGCGCCACTGTCCGGCTTGCGCCCGACAACGCCTACAACGTCATGCAATTGGAGCATCATAAAATCCCGGATGCTTGGCTGCCGGATGCGTGGCTAAGGAAGGGAGGGGAGGATTGGTTCCGGGTGCCCCGCGCAGGCGAGTGGTATCTGTCCACCAAAGGCGTGCGCTTGCTGGAGTCCGATCTGTCTTTCGGGGCATTACTAACCGACAACTATGGCAGTAACCAGTACGGCCATGACAACCGCCGCATTATTCTGGAGCCGGTGACGGCGGAGCGGACGCTGGAGGATAGAGTGACGGAGCTGGAGCGAAAGGCTTCGGCGCGGGGTTGAGGGGCAGAGCGTTAAGTAACCGTATTAGCCACGCGCCATGATCGCCGAATACATCCTCCACCACCTCCGTCTGGAATGTGACGCGATACCGCCGCGCGGCATGCACTGTCAGGTCGCGGGTGAGTGGTCGGCGGACACGCACGTAAACGTTAACATGCTGGCCTATCACGCAGGCTGGCGCATGCACGGTGAGCGGCATATCTGTCCGACGTGCCTGAGGCGGCAGGGGCGGGTCAGGTGGAAGGTGCGCGGTAAATGATCGAGGCCGCTCTCTGCGCCGTAGTCGTAACCGCCTGCTGTATGTCAGCGGTTGACCCTGTGCTGGCTGTTGTGTGGTCGCTTTCGGTGCTATTGTTATTGCATCTGGTTTCTGATTACGGGGAAGACCAACCGAACTCCGAAGTCACGCAGGATCGTCCACGAAAAGTCGGCGAAGGTATTGCGGATTAAGCGGAAGGAGCACGGGTTGTTATGGTAATATGCCAGCAGGCGGCACCGGGAAGAAGTGATCCGGTAGTACGCTCTGAGGTGTTATATGGAAAACGAAAAAGCAACTGCTCGCGCCAGCGGCGTCGTGCGCGCGAAGTTCAAAGTTCAGTCCTACGAGACCAGCCTTGATCGCGGAGAAGAACTCCGGACGATTAAACTCACCGCCGTCTACGACGGATCTCCAGAAAACAAGCAGTTCTTTAAGTGGACCCCCAATGGAACTATCAGTATCGGTGTGCTGAATCGGTCGGCGTGGGAGCAGTTTGCGTTGGGCGAAGAAAAATACGTAGACTTTGTTAGCGCTGGGGAGGTGGTTGGCTCGGAGCCTTCAGTGGATGAGTTCCATATCGCCTTCTACACCAAAGACTGCCCGCCTGGAACGATGGACGCCGTTCGGGTGCGGGTGGACATGGTCCGCCAGCGCGACATGAACGTGAAGATGAGCGTGGCACTGTGCGACCACCCGCTGTACAGCGAGATCGCGCGGTATGTCGAGAGTAACCCGGTGCCACGTGGGTAAGGCGGCGGGGAGTCGTCCGCCCGCAGGCTTTCTTGAGGTTGGGCTGGACATGGTCGCCTCCGGGGAGATTAACGCGCGAACGGGAGATGGTGGCGAGGTTCTATTCTCCTCGAAGCCGTTGTAAGATAGTTCCGAAAGGAGCCGCCTTTAATGGCGGGCGCGGAAGATACAGGGCAGGGGCCACCCGGAGCACGCTTAACGGCGGGGTGGCCCCTTTAGTATTCAGGCCAGCGCCAGCCCCGCGCCGCAACGCCCGCAGAACAGGTTCCCGTGCTTATTATTCTTGCCGCACGTCCCACAGGTGAGTTTGTGCGCCACGGTGATTGGCTCCGCAACCGGAGCACGCCATCGACATCCCCGCGCAGTTTCAGGACGATCACTGAGGATGTCGGCTCCAGCGGGAAACGGGAGGCGAGAGTAAATTGCTGGTTGCTGATGCCGCCGGGGACCGTGATGCCTTCGTGGGTGGAGGAGACGGCGGGGCCAGGCGCGCCTCGTAATGGCCCCATCTTCGCTCCGCGCGCCTGAATAGATGACCGCTGGCGGAGGCTGGGTCCGCTATTGGTGTTCTGGCCGCTGAAGCTTGTTGCGCTGTTGCGGCGCTGTTGGCGGCATTGATCGGCCACGTAGTGCCGCCTGTCGCATTGCACCACGTTCCGTACGGATGCTCCCAGTAGGGGCGCGGTCGATACGGAGGCAGGTAGGGAGCCGGGTAGGGAGGATACCAGAGGCCTGGTCCCGGTGAGGGCACAGGATAAGCCACCGGGATGTACGTGTACGGTTCTATCTTCTCTCGCCACGCCTCGACCCGCACCAGGCCATCCTCGGCCCCGATCCCGCGATGAGCCTCGACCGCCGCCGAACGCTCGATGAACTTAAAGCGGTTGCCCTGCGTGAGGTTGCCGCCCTTAACGAATCGCTCAAGCTCGACGCTCTGGTTAGCGCCGATGATCACGGCGCCGACCGCGTCCTCGCCGTCGATGGCCATATTGATCTGGGCACGCACGGAGTTGAGGTTTTTTACCAGTACCGTGTACTCGGAGCCGAAGGGCATGGATACGGTATCTCCCGACTCTCTGTCGCGAGATTCGCGGAGGATTTTTCCGTCCTGTTTTACGCAAACGACTATTTGATTTTTATGCACGAGGGGTGCCTTTCCAGCGCACGGAGCAAGCGCTCTTTTTTAGGCTCCGTTGGGATTTTAAATACGCTGTCAGTTTAGCCTGGGCTGCGCCCGCTGTCAAGGGTTACCCTGAGATCAGTGGCAAAGAAAGCCGTAGCGGTCGCGCCGCAACCGAAGCCGGGCAGGTTCACCGATAAGCAAGTTCAGGCAAGCGATTTAATGCGCGGTGAAAACCGCCATACACAGCTTGAAGGGGGATCTCGCTGCGTTGCCAGTTGGACGATTCTTGATGGACAGGATAAGACGATCAAGGAACTGGCCGAGATCGGCAAGCCAGTCCGGGTGATCACCTCTCGCGGTACGCAGGTAGCGGAAGCACCTTTCCTTAAAGGCTACTGTCGGATGCTGGAAGTGACGCTGGCGTCGGGTCGTCGAATAACGGTGACGCCTGATCATCGGTTCTGGTCGCAGTCAGGGTGGGTTCAGGCGCAGCGGCTGCTTCCTGGCGTTGGGGTCGCCGTTCTGCCGGAGGGTCGGATTGAAAGGCTCAGCGACGTCCTTCTGTTGGCATGGTGGCGGTTAACTGGCAAGTCACGAGATAACCCGGCGCCCGGCGGTTACGCCATGGATCGCGTCGTCTCCGTTATCGGCGCTGCGGAGCTTCCATACTACACGCTTCACGTCCCGGTAACCGAGCAATATTTCGCCAACGGCATCCTGAACCACAACTCCGGCAAAACAGCGGTAATAGTCCGCAACATCATCAACCGCGCGTTGTTCAACGCGGGTAGCCGCCATGTCAGCCTCAGGCTTCACCGCGTCAATGCCTGGGAGTCCCTCTGGCTCGACACAATCCCGAAGGTGATGGACCTTTTCTTTCCAGGGCTGCGCGCGGCGGTTAAGCTGAATCTCCAGTTTGGCTATATGACGTTCCTGAACGGCTCTGAGTATTGGGTCGGCGGGCTCGACGATAAAGACCGTGTTGACAAAGTACTTGGCAGGGAGTTCAGCACCATTCACATTAATGAATCTTCACAGATCTCATACCAGTCGGTTCTGACCGTCCGTACCCGCCTTGTGCAGCGCGTTGTGGGGCGCAAGGGGCTCTGTGATCAGTGCAAGGACCACTCGACGCACGTTACCCCTGAAGGCATAATCTCTTCCTGCTACCTGAAAAACAGGGAATTCCACGATCTCAACCCTGTCGGGCGCGGGCACTGGAGTTACAAGGAGTTCCACCTCAACGTTGACCCGTTGTCGCCGGAGAAGAAGCTGAACCCCGCCGACTACGCCTGGTTGAAGATGAACCCGGTCGATAACCTGCAAAACATCGACCCCGATTATTTGGCCATGCTCGACCGGATGCCGGCACGTATGCGCGCGCGGTTCAGGGATGGCGACTACCAGGACGAACTGCCGGGAGCGCTCTGGACCTCGATGGTACTGGATCGCTGTCTCGGAGATGTATGCGGCGGGACCAACGACTTCCCCGTCCCCATGCGCCGTATCGTCGTAGGCGTAGATCCGTCGGGAGCCTCAGGCGCTATCGGGGAAAAGGCCGACAACATCGGCATCGTCGTCTGCGGCATGGGCGAGGATAACCGCGCTTACGTCCTCGAAGACGCCAGCATGACGGGCTCCCCTGAAAAGTGGGCCTCCATGGTCAACGACATGTGGCTCAAATGGGGCGCGGACCTGGTGGTCGCCGAACGGAATTACGGCGGGGAGATGGTCCGCAGCACGCTTCACCATGCGAACCCACACATGCGCGTGGACCTGGTAACTTCTTCGCGGGGGAAAATATTGAGAGCGGACCCCGTGTCTCTGCTGTACGAGAATCAGCCGACGCGAGTTATCCACTGCGGAGTATTCCAGACGCTCGAAGAGGAGATGTGCTCGATCCGCAGCGGCGACACGGCGGAGGATGTCAGGAAAAGACTGGGGCGTTCGCCGGGGTCGCTGGACGCCTGCGTGTTCGCGCTCACGGAGCTGTTCGGCTTAAACCGGAGCATGGGGCTGATCGAGTTAATGAAGAAGATGGCGGAGAACCCTGTGGTGCAGGGTCAGATTGGAGATAACGAGTTGGCCAAAAAGATTATGGGTAAGGTGGTTGGCAGTCAGATGACAAAGCCCGCAGTCGGGGATGAGACACTGGCGTGCCCCGCGTGTACGTCGGTGTCGGTGTCGCGGATGCAGCAGGGCTGGCGGTGCTCGCAGTGCGCGCACGTCTGGGGAAATCTGATATTGCCGCCGGGGATGCCGAAGAGGGGTGACGTGGCGAAGACGTGGTGACAGGGGGATGAGGGAGGGTGGATATGCGCAGGCAGGACAGCAGGCCGGGCACTCGCTGCGCCTGCGGACAGCCAGCCGCCGAGCACATAGCTCCGCCCACGCAGGAGTTAAAGAAACCCGCCGGGGTGAATATGTCGCTCAGGAAATGACCGCCGGTAGTCACCTGCGCAGCGTTAGCGGTGAGAGGTAGCCAGCAGCGCCGAACAGGAAACTGAGCAGCCATAGGCATACGCAGACCACGACTACGACGCGGATGATCTTTTGAATCATGGCGTCCATGGGTATTTGCTCGATCACCCACAAGATGAGACCCACAACCACGAGCGCGATGATGATTTGGATTAACGGGAATGGCATGCCGCGAGTAGTGCATGGCGGGGGCCGAAGAAAATGGTTGACAGCGGCTGTCATCTAAGGTTACAGTTTAGAGGATGACATCGGACAGCAAGGTTCTCAGCATCAGGCTTCCAGGCTATGTGTTTCGCAGGCTGGCCAGGATGGCATCGCAGCAGGAGCGAAAGCCCAGCGCGATGGCCGCACTTCTCGTTAAGCGCGGACTGCCCGAGGAAGCCGCAGCGGTTAAGCAAGCGCGGCGGGAAGTGTATCCGTGACGAATGGACAGAAGAGGATCATGTTCTGGTCCGGTTATGTGACTGCCGGGATCGCGGGTGCTGCCTCTAATGGCCTTCATGGTTTGGTTTAGTTTATGCTGGTCTACATTTCTCTCAATGCGCTCTTGATGTCGCAGGAGTCCAAATGACCGAAGAAGCCCGCGCCCGCTACGAGCGCATGGTTAAACAGCGTCAGTCCCGCGACGATAAGCGGAATGACGCGCTAGAGGATTTCTCTTGGTTGTTTCCTGACGTGGGAGGCGACGAATGGTGATCCTTGAGCACGAAGATCCGACGCCGGGCCACTGGGCAAAGACAGCCTTCAACAACGCCACCTCCCGCCCCTCTGTCTGGCCTCCCTTCCAGGCGTATCCGGCGCTATGGCGCATGTCGAACCGTTCAGGTCGGAAATATTACCCTGTGCGCGTGATGTCTCCGCCCGACCGTGGCCAGGTGCGCTGCTGGGTGGATGATGTGGTTTTTAAGTGGATTCCTTTGGGTGAGATTTTGGGTGCAGAATGAACCGCAGAGACATGCTTAGGCTGTTCGGTGTAGGCGCAACGATAGTCCCCGTGGTCGGCGGGACGGTCCCGATGTTAAACATCGTCCATTTGTTGCCTCTGGTAGAGGAATGCGATGTCGTGCGCAGCGGAGCACTTCGGATGTCCACCCCTTTCGTCTATCCGAACGGCTCACATGTTGACGTGTTTTTGGAGAAACGGCCCTTGCTGTACGAGTCCTATCTGCTTTCCGATTGCGGGCAGACCGGCTTGTATCTTCAAGACGCTCAGGTGAAAATGGATTCCACCGAGCGGAAGCGGCAGATTTTAGGTGATATCTGCGCTGAGCATGGGATTGCTTTAAGAAACGGATGCCTTGAGCTGGAACTGTCTGGGCAAGATGCCGTTAACATAGCTACCGCCATTTTCAATCTTTCTCAGACGTGTGTGAGAATTGCCGATTTCGGGATTCACCAGCGCCTCCGTTCTCCGAATCCATTCAGGGACGACGTGGAGGAGTTTCTGGAGGCAAGCGGGCTGAGATGCAAGGCAGATGTGAGAGTGCCTGGCCTATATGGACGAGACGTGAAAGTTGATTTTGAGGTAGAGCATTCGTACATTCTGGTCTTGGCTGCAATCAACGAAACAGGGAAACGATGACTTATATACCGCCAGTCTGGCCGTGCGAATCACTATCGGTGTACGATAACGCTCCGGCTGGTACTCGTATTGCCCTGCTGGCACCGGTCGGTCCCGATGTTAAGGTTGGGGACCTAATAGCCACCAAGAAGAGGCTATTTCTTGTTGAAAAAATTCCAGACGAGGATGGCGTGTGAAGCTATGACATTCACGCGCAAAAACAACCTCATAATCCCCGAAGACGAACCGCTCAAGGGCCGCTCTCAGGTCGGGTATTCGCGGCGTGGCTTCCTTGGGATGCTGGCGGCGGGGGCGACGCTGGCGGCGGTGCCAGACCCCATCCCCCGCAACGTAACAGCATGGATCAGCCTTGGGCGAGACCACTACACTGATTTTCCCACGCCCACAAGGCAGCGGACGTTCGGCATTTACGCTGAGGAGGTTCTGTCGATCTCAGTTCCGTTCCAGTTTCAAGGTACAGCACGAAAAGAGATGGTGGACTACCGCCGTGCGGTCGCGGACGCATGAACATCCTGACCCGCCTCGGACCTATCCCCCTTCGGTGCCTATGTGCTGGGCACCGCGCTGGTCGCGTGGTCCACTGTCGCAGCCTGCCGCCACTCCTGGCTGCTGTCGATAGCGCCGCTCTGGCTCGCCGCCGCATGGGTGGCATGGAAGCTCAGCCAGCCCGTTAACGGAGACCCGGAACCACTTAAACCGTGGTGCCTGGCGTGCGGGTCGCGGAATATAAAGCCCGAGTGGAATACGGCATCGCTGGTGCTGCACCTGCACTGTGCGATGTGCGGAGCCGCATGGGCAACGAAGTCGGTGGCTGAGGGCGTGGGCATTAAACCGGACACATGGCGGCCGCATCCGGGGGCAGTGGCGCAGAAGGAAGAGAAAAAATGACCACCGAAGAAAAACAGAAACTATGGGATGGACGTCCGTCCGCGTGGATCACAGGCGAAGGTGTGCGTGGGATGGTGGATGCGGCGTTTGCGCGTCACGCGGAACTGGCAGGCCAGAAAGTCGATGACTTCATGATGAAGATCACGGGTGAGGAAAAAGCTGGTATCTCTGATTCCATGTCCCGCGAACCGATGATTATGATTGGGGCGATCATTGGGTATCTGGATGCGGTTTATGTTCAGCAGCACGGGATCACCATAGAGGAAATGGATGCGTTTGCCACGGAATAGCCGTCTCTGGCTGTTGCGGTATCTGCGGGCGAAGTACGCGGTGCTGCGGAGGCGGCTACGTTGACTACGGCCTCCCCCCTCTGGCTGATCCGCCTGCAAGCCCGCTGGCGGATATGGTGGAACCTCTGCCCCGCCTGTAACTCGGACGCGCCGGGGCTGGATACGTGCAAGTTGTGCTGCGGTGCGCGGGATTATCCGTTGACGGACGAGCAAATACAGCGGTACCGGAAGGCGTATTTACTTTGAATCCTTATGAGGTCCTCGACCTCCCCACCGACGCCACCGAATCCGATATCCGCGAAGCCTACCGTATCCTGGCCAGACAGCACCACCCGGACATTACCGGCGACCCCGAGGCCTTCCTCCGCACCAAGAAAGCCCACGACATCCTGATCGACCCAAACACGCGGGCGGCATACGACGTCACCGGCCTTATCGCTGGTGAGGATAACGCAATCCTGAACGCGCTCACGCTGATCCGTCAGATCACCATGAGCATCCTGAACGATAACCCGAACTGCAATATCCTTGAGGGTGTGCTGAATAGCCTGTCTTCGCAGGAGGCTACAGCGCGGGCCAGTATCTCGCAACTCAACCGCGTGACTGACAAGTGGCGGAAGGCGGGGGATAATATTACCGCGCGATGGAGGGGCGGGGATCGGGTTAAGCGGGCACTCCTGAACACCATCGAGAGTTCGATCAACGAGGCGGAAGAGGCCAAAGCTCCGCTGGAGGCTGAGATCAGGAAGATTGACCTGGCGCGTAAGCAACTGGATGACTCCCGGTATGAGATGCCGGAATCGCCGCGCACCAGGTACTCCGCTGAGTTGTTTGGGTCGCCTGCGTGGCAGGTTAAGGTGGGTGGGAAGTGGGAGGGACCGTGACGCTGCCAGCACCCACGCCGACCTCCTATCTCCCTGATTTATAGCGCCTACCCGCCCGCGTTTGCTACCCTGAACGCAGCATGCGTCTCATTCAGGCTCCGATAGTTCGTAACATCGCCCCACTGGCCAATGCCGTTGCGAACGGCGCCCGTCGCATGGCGAATGGCCTGTTCCGCCCGCCTCCATCTACCATCGCGGGGGTAGATTCCCGCAACTGGCCGTCAGCGTTGCAGCCGATACAGCCGATGGGGCCGCCAGGCTCGCAGCCGTTGGGGATGAATTTCTTCTACGGGCAGAATCTGGTTTATACGCCGAGGCCGGATGCTGAGTACACGGCGGCTCAACTTAAGACCCTTTCGCAATACCCCCTCGCCCGCATCTGTATTGAGAACGTCAAAGACACGATCTGCTACCTGCCGTGGCGCATCCAACTGAAGCCGGTTGCTGGCGAGATGCACACCGACCGCGCTAAGCGCGCCATGAGGGACAAGAACATCGGCAGACTGACCGGGCTGTTCGAGTGCCCCGATGGCCAGCAGCCGTGGTCGCAGTGGTTGAGGCCATTCCTTGATGCGATGCTCGTTACCGACAGCGCATGTTTCGCCGTGGAGCGCGGCAGTAGGGGCGGCATTCCGCGCCTCAAGGTGCTCCTGAGTAGTGATTCCATTGCGCGTTATATTGACGACACTGGGTTCACGCCGGAGCCTCCAAGCCCTGCATATAGTCAGCTCTGGGACGGGATTCCAAGGATCGATTGCACTACGGATCAGCTATTTTACGTGCCCCGAAATATTGCTCCGCGTAACACTATGTCGAGTGCGCTCTACGGATTCGGCAGCGTCGAGCAAATCGCCAAACTTATCGAGATCGGCGTCGCCCGCCTCATCTTCGTTTACGCCTACTACCGCTCAGGCAGCATCCCCGACATGCTCCATATCGCCCCCGCCGACGTGACCGCCAAAGAGGCCACCGAGGCGATGCAGTGGATGAACTCAGAACTGTCCGGGCAACTCGATACCCGCCGTGGGTACCGCGTCATTCAGGGATTTCAGCGGGACGGAAAACAGGAGCAGATCCTATTCCCGAAGGAACCGCTGCTGACTGACCTGTTCGACGACTACCTGATCCATCAGATTTCGTTCGGGATTGGATGCTCAGCACAACGACTCCTGAAATCGATGAACCGCGCATCAGCTGTCGCGGCCCAGGACGCCGCCGAAGAAGAAGGCACGGCCCCGTACGTCCAGTGGCTCCAGGCACAGCTAAACTTCTTCATCCAGCGCAAGCTGGGCTACGACCAATACGAAATATCCTTTGACCCGCAGATGGAACTTGACGGACTCAAGCAAATGGAGATCGATACCGGCTACGTCAAGAGCGGCATCTACACGATCAACGAACGCCGGGAGCTCAGAGGCGACGATCCACGCGCTGAGCCACAGGCGGACCAACTCGGGGCGTTGACGCCTAACGGCTGGCTTGCCATCGGAGCGCCCCCCGCAAACTCAGACGACCCTAAGCCGACACCACAAGTAGCGCCACCTGAACCCGCCCGCTCCCGCAAGTCCAGCAGGGTCATCCTGGTCGAACGCGGCGACCCCATGCCGATGTTTGTGCCGGGGACCCAGGTCGAGAAGGTCTGGTCGATACCTTCGGGTAAGGTGTTTGACGCGGTGCCGGTTGACGAGGATGCGCCGTTGATGCTCCGTGGCCTCGAGAAGTATTCCTACGGGAGTACGCAGGTAGACATCGCCCCTGCCAGTGACGCAGGCATGAAGCTAGCCGCACTGCGGGCGTCCATCGATAAATCGCATTTGATGGCGAAGGGACTGGAGAATACCCCCCACATAACGGTTCGTTATGGCTTCAAGGGCGACACCGCCGCCATCCGTAAGCATCTCCGCGATATGCCGCCGTTCAATATCGCCTTCGGCAAGGTAGCGGCATTCGATCCGACCGCCAACAGCGATGACGCCGCGCCATTGCACGTTGAGGTTGAGTCTTCGGATCTGGCATCCATCAACGCATCCATCGTGGCACACGGCGACTGGAAGAAAGCCGACTTCGAGTATCACCCGCACGCCACCATCGCCTACGTAAATCCAGACAATGCAGCGTCGTATGTGGAGTCCATGAGCACCGCCATGGCGGGCCTGACATACAACGTAACCGCGATCACAATCAGCCCCAGGGACGGTGATCCAGAGCGCGTGGAACTGTTGGGCGTTCCCGCTGCGCTGAAGACGGCCAAGGGTGACGGGACAGACCCCTTCACCGACCGCGCACCGCAACCAGTTACCGTCTCCACGCCGGTGATCTCAGCCGAAGCTGATCCGACCTCCGAAGCCAGCAACGATCCTGCGGATGACGCCAGCACAAAACACCTGAAGCTTCAGCTGAAGCAGGATGTCCACAAGTGGCTTACTGGCATCAAGTCAGGCGTTATCACCAGAATCTCCAGCGTCAAGAAAATCTCCAGAGGCAAACTCCGCAAAGACGACCAGCGCGATATGATCCTGTACGCCGCGTTGGACTACGAAGTCTTCGACCTGCCGTCTATCGTGGAGGAAACTTTGTACGAAGCCGCGCACTCAGGTGCGCTCCGTGGATTGTCGCAAGTGCAGGCCGTGTCTTCGGTAAACATCGGCACACAGCAGCAACTGGCGCGCGAGTTTGCACAGGACCGTGCCGCTGAGATGGTCGGCATGAAGTGGGTGGATGGGGAGCTGGTGGCTAATCCGAATGCCGCGTGGAGTATCGACGCGACCACGCGGGAGGCGATCCGCAAGGCGGTCACGGATGCTTTCTCGGCGGAGACGAAGATGACCGACCTCATCCAGGCCATCAAGGACCTGGACACGTTCGATGAGGCGCGAGCGGAGAATATCGCTGCCACCGAGGTTCACAACGCGCAGTCGGCGGGAAATTACGCCGCCTGGGAGCAGACTGGGGTGGTGCTGGCTACGAAGTGGGTTTGCTCGTCCTTGGGGCCGTGCGATGAGTGCCAGGCTAATGCCGATGCAGGGCCGGTAGAGTTCGGTAAGGCTTTTCCTTCAGGCCACGTGCGGCCCGTGGCTCACCCAAAATGCCGGTGTATACAAATAGCCACGAAATTTAAGTAGCCTTGCTGGGGTCTCCCTTAAATACTGTCCACCACAAACGGCCCCCGCACCATGCAGTTATGCCGCTCCGCAGCCTGAAGCGCCGTCGTTATCCGCGCCGCTGGCTCCATCCCATGCGTAGCAAACAACGCCCCACGCGCCAGTGCATGTCCCGACCCGCAGGCGTCGTACCCGTCCAGCGGTTCCTCCACCTGATAATCGCCATCAATGAGAAACAGTCTTCCCTGATAGCCGATCAGGAACGTCCCTCCGCTCTCGACTTCCTTGTCCTTCGAAGCCATACCGGCATCCTTCAGGCAGGCTCGCACCGCATCCACGAACGTCGTCACCATGTAGGAAAAAATCTCCTGATCGTGGCGCTCTGGCGGTTGGAATTTGTAACGGAGAACCTGCCCCATGCGGAAGCTGGAGGTGAACCCGAACAGGAAGTCTCCGTTGCGGAATATCTTCGGGTCGGCACGGAGCGTTAAATCGGGACCACAGGAACCCGCGCTGTCGCCGCCGATCCAGACCCTGCCGTCTGTGTGGATGAAGCCTGCTATGGCGGTCAATCAGCGGACCCCATGAACCTCGGGGCCAGCGGTTCCGTGGCTGGCTTCAGTCCCAGCGCCGACCCCTCCGCAGTAAATCGCTTGTCCCGCTCAGCCAACAGCGCGTCCGCACGCTCAGCGGCAAGCTGCGCAGAGCGATCCTTGACATTGTCTAGCATTTCCCCGTTCGGACCTACCCTAATGAAGGTGCATTCTGAGGCGTGCGCAGCGAACCTATCCCACGCCTGCTGGCGGGCGATGTCGAAGTCGGTCACCTGCCACCGCCCCCTTCAATAAAAGCGTCCACGTCTTCTGGTCTGTAGCGAACGGACGCGCCGATCTTGATGAATTTCGGGGGCATGTCGAGCCTCCGTCTCTTCCTGATCGCAGCAAGCGAGAGGCACAGCAAGTCCGACACTTCTTCCTCTGTCATCAGACGCCACGACCTCGTCTTTCCTGGTTCTCCCGTCTTCGCCATTAACAACAGCCTACCAAAAATGAGATACACGCCGCTACTGGTGGTTATGTATGAATGTCATTTTTACGGCACTTGCCTGGGAATAACATCGCATGACAACACTAAACATTGATGAAGGAATTTCGCAAGACAGTCACCATCACCGACGTTGTTGACGGACCCGATGGACTCGCGACCGCTTACGGGATCATGACCGCCGAAAAGGTGGACAAGGATAACGAGCGCTGCATCTACGACTGGCAGGTGCCTTTAACGAAGGCTTGGTCGAACGAAATATTTGAGTCCACCACGCTGGCAGGTCAAGAGCCGTCCCTCGGAAACGTTCGCCTCATGCACGCTGGCGTGATTGCCGGGAAGGTCCAGAAAATGGACTTCGACGACGCCGCAAAGGCCATTAAGATCGGTGCTCAGGCCGCTAACGCTGAGATCAGCGACATGCTGCGGCGAGGCTTGGTCACTGGATTTTCTCAGGCCGGGCGCTACACCAAGAAGTCTACAATTTGTTGCTCTGCCGATCCACAGGAAGACGAAAAAACGGGCGTAGTGTCGTGCAGTAAGTGCAAAAAGGCAAACCCCGTTGTGGACTACGCAGCCAAAATCTCCGAAGTCTCCTTCGTAGACAACCCCTGCCTCGACGCCGCCCACTTCGACTCCGTGAAGTCCGCCAGTTTCCGTTACCAGAAAGCAAACGGCTCCAGCGAGATGCGCAAGTTTGCGCCCGCTGAGAAGTCCGCCGATGCGGCCCCCACCAAACGAGTAGCCGGTGAAGACCTACCCGAAAGCGCCTTCGCCTACGTAGGCGACCCCAAAGACACTTCCACCTGGAAGTTCCCGATCAAATTCTCCAGCCCCGCTCTCACCAGGAGCCACCTGAGAAATGCATTAGCTCGCTGGGAGCAAGCCAAGGGCATACCTGAGGATGAGAAGGAAAAGGTCCACGCCCGCATCACCGCCGCCGCCCGCGCCGCAGGCATCGAGGTGTCCGCCGACAAGATGGTCGCAGCGGTAACGGCGAAATTCTCGGAAGCAGTCACCAGGAGCGCGGCGAAGCACAACCTTAAAAAGGGGCTGTACGACGTATCCCGCTTCGCACAGATCCTTCAGGATCTCGCGTACCTCTGGCGGTCCAGCATCGCCGAAGAGGAGTACGAGGGTGACGACTCCGAAATGCCCGATATGCTCCGCGATCACGTGGAGCAGTTGGCCGACAGTCTCGTAACGATGTGCGCCGAAGAGGCCGCAGAGCTGATTCCCGCTGCTAAAGCAGTCATACCGGTGGCTACCAAGACCGCCGAACCCAACACAGGAGCAAAAAAAATGAACGAAGAAATGCTGAAGGCGGCGAAAAAGGGTCTCGCGGCTCACTTCAAGAAAATGGGCGCGCACTTCGGAAAGTGCGCCGACATGCACGAAAAAATGGCAGCGTCTCATGGCGAGATGAAGGAAGCATGCAAGGCCATGATGGAGCACCACAAGGGCGAGGTAGGCAAGGCCGACGGCGAAACCTCGGCTGGCCCCAAGGCGCAGATGGCGTTCTGCAAGGCGCAGATGGAACACCACACCGATAAGGAAGCTCACCACGAAAAAATGGGCAAGGCCATGGACGCGATGGCCGAGCACGCGCACGCAATGGCGAGCGGCATGGACTACGACTCCGACGCTGGTAAGGCTGCTCTCGCACAGGTCTGCAAAGACGTGGACGCTGAGATGGCAAAGTCCGCTGAGCCGGATGTCGCCGCCGCCGTGAGTGAGGCGCTCAAGGGCATGCAGAAGGGGTACGACGCGAAGATTGACGCGCTGACCGCACTGGTTGACAAACTCACCGCAGTCGGCACGCCCAACAATCCGGTGCTCCCCATCGGCCAGGCGGTCAAGGGTACTGGCACGGACGGATTCCCTCGCGGAGTTGGACTGCAACTGATCAAGCGTGACGGCAGCGGAACTCCGACGTCGGAACCCGACGCCGAAGACGGATCGGTCGGGCTTTAAAATTCGGGCTGTCAACTAGGCCAATAAAACAGGAGAAAATATGAGCCGCATGATGATTAAGGCTGGGGCGACACTCGACGACAACGGGTACAAAACCCTAAGCAACTGGACGGCGAACTTCTACAAGAAGTCGCTGCGCAACTACCTGGAGCACGGCGAAAAGACCACGTTTGAGGCCGACATCCTCAAGTACAAGCGCGGTCGCAGCAGCCACTGCGCCTACGGCCCCGTCACCGAGATGCAGCCCATGCCGGGGACGCAGCAGAAGTGGGAGCAACTGGAAACCGAGAAGTTCGCGCGCTTCGAGTTCGCGAGCAAGATTATCCAGAAGATGTTCCACCACCAGAACAAGGAGTTCGGGCTGGAGAAATCGGGAGGCGTCACCAGCGCCCTCGGCTTCAACTTCTACGATCTCCGTGGACCGGCTCTCATCCTGGCCCCCATCAACGTACCGTTCCGCAACTCCATCCCGCGCGTGGGCCGCGTCAACGACGGCTACGGTACCGCGGCGAACTGGAAGGCGTCCCGTAACCTCGGGCAGAACTACGGCGGCGTGGCCGAAGGTCAGCGCAACGCGACACAAACTCCCGACGAGATCGACTACACCGCGACGTACAAGCAGATCGGTAATGAGCGTGCGGTGACGACCTCGGCGGAATTCGCGTCTGAAGGTTACAGCGCACAGATTGGCGATGAGCATGTTCGCGGCATGTTGTCCCTGTGGCTCTCAGAAGAGGCCATTAACATCCACGGCAACAGCGGCACGGCGGCCACCGGCGGCTACGCGCTCGGTACGGCAACCACGCCTACCATCGCGACCGCGACCGGCACGTCCACCTTTGGCGGAGCAACTCCCGTATCTGTGGCTTGCGTGTATATGACCGCCATGGGTAACCCCTCGAACAATCAGTACGGTTACATGACCAATCTTGTCGCGAACGCCAACACGGTCACTGGTGGCCTGGTACCCAATACCGTTCGCACAAACGCCGACGGATCGGTTATCACCGTACCCGGCGGCATCAGCGCCATCAGCGCGATGTCCTCGGTTGTAACTCCCAGCGGCACTACTCAGGTAGCCGTGGCCACCGTCCCTGCTGGCACGAAGGGTGTCTATGGATACGCCTGGTACGTGAACGTCACCGACGCCTCCGCGCCGTCGCTTGCAAACGCCAAGCTGGCCGCGATTACTCAGTTCCCTACTTACACGATCACTTCTGCCACTATTGCTGGCACGCAAACCGGTAACGCCACTGGCCTCAATACCGACAACAGCTACAGCCAGTACGACTACACCGGGTTGATGGGATTTGCGGCGGGCACCGCTGGTTCTTACTACAAGGATCTCGGCGGCGGAACCCTCACCCCCACCAAGACAGGCAAGATCGTTGAGATCGAGACCGCCCTCCAGACCATGTTCCTGAACTACCAGACCGGCATCAATGCCATCTGGGGTTCGCAGGACGCCATCGAAGCCGTTGACCTTGCTTCCCGCTGGGGTGGGTCGAACGGACAGGCGCAGCAGTTCTTCTTTAACGGCGGCGCTGGCGAAGGTGGCCGCAATCTGGTTGTCGCCGGCTACGCGGTGACCGGTTACCAGTCGCGGTACGCTGCCGCTAACGAACTTGGCGCGCAGGTGATCCCGCTGCGCATCCACCCGATGATCCCTCCGGGCACGCTGTTCTTCGATATTTCGGAACTGCCTGCCGGGTATGAGAACAGCCGCCTGCCGTACCTCCGGGCGATGCTCACGCGGCGCGATTACCACTCCTACGAATGGCCGATGGTCACCCGCCAGTGGACGTTCGGAACCTACGCGGAACAGGTGCTGGCGCACAATATGCCCTGGAGTTGCGGGGTAATCACCGGCATTGCCGGCGCGAACCTGAGTTAACGGTCGGTAACTGACATACAAGGAGAACGAACATGCCGACACCAACCCCGAATCTTCAGGTAACGCCGCCGGAAACTCTCGGCGCACTCCAGTCGCAACTGGTTAACGCTCTGGCCGCCGACGAGGCCGTAGCGGTAACCACGGTAGCCGGCGGATCTCAGACCCTACAGGGGGCAACGCTCAACACGAAAGTGCTGGCGACCCCTGGCGCTCCGACCATTACGACTTCCGGCACCGCAGGCGCAACGACCTACACCTACAAGGTCGTTGCTAAGATCGGCGCGGCCCCGCTGGGCCGCCCCACCGCCGCCTCCGCCGCAGGGTCCACCACCACCGGCAACGCAACGCTGTCGGCCAGTAACTTCAACATCGTCACCTTCACCTGTGTGCCGTATGCCACCAGCTACGACATCTACCGCACCGCTGGTGGCTCGGCGCAGGGCAAGATCGCGAACGTCCTCCAGCCCGCTGCGGTGGTCGCGCAATTCCCGACCAGCCTCAGCTACCAGACCACCGCCACCACCGCTGTCCTGAACGACACCGGGCTGGCGGGCGACAGCAGCACAGCGCCCACGGTGAACCTGACCGGTTCCTGTCAGAACGACACTCACGGCGACGTGAATGTGGTCGCACTATCAGCGCCTTATAACCTGGCGGTAGCAAATGCCGGTACGGCTGGGTCTACGGCTTACACCTATGTCGTATCCGCCGTTGATTCGGTCGGTGAGGTGCCATGCACGGGCGTGGCCACCGCCACAGGCAATGCCACACTGACCTCCGGCAACTCGAACCTGATTACCTGGAACGACACCCCAGGCGCTCAGTACTACAACATCTACCGCAGCGCCTCTTCGGGCACGCCCGGCACGACCGGCTTGATCGGCACGGTATACCCGTCCGGTGCAGCGACCTACAGCTTCAGCGACACCGGCATCGCGGTCATCACAACCCGCGTGCCCACGACCAACACAACTGGCTCCGTCAAGGTTCCCGGCTCGATCTTCTGCTCCGGGCTGGTTCTTAACGGCCCCACGTCGGCGAACACGACCGCCGGTAACGCAGCCCTCACGGTCGCCAACATGCTGTCGAGCGTGCTCCTGCGCTCCGGCAGCACCACCCCGACCGATACCACCCCCACCGCCGCCGCCATCATCGGTGGACTGGCTGGTACGGCAGTGGCCAACACCGGCTGGTACTGGCTGGTAAGGAACGCTGGTTCGGGCACGCAGACGCTCGGACAGGCGGCGACGGGCATCACGTGGGCATCAACGCAGACGAACACGGTCGCGACCGTCAGCGGCCACCTGTTCTACATCTATCTGACGAATGTGACGCCTGGGTCCGAGGCGATCACGATTTACTCGGTCATCGGGTCAGTAGCGTACTAAGGCAGGCTGGAGCGATTCCCACGGCGCGGGGCAATAATTCCTGGCAGTGGTTTCCCGGCGCGGGATTGGGGCAACCCGCCCGCGCCGTTAGTTTTTATGATGTCCAGACTCTGGACAGGTTAAGCGAGATGGCAGTAAGGTATGGCAGCAATCGACCTCACCACGACAGCATCGGTTCGCGGGTACCTCAGCATCACAGCCGGGGCCAGTGCCGGTGCGCCGCCCGTCATTGCTACCACCATCGCCGCGCCCATATCCGCCGGAATCCACACAGTTACGCCGCTTAGTATGCAGAATATCGCCGTCAACACCGTTCTTCAGATTGACGTGGGAATGTCACAGGAGTACGTCCAGGTGACCGGCATCACGGGCACTACATTCACGGCCAGTTTCGCGCTGCCGCACGCGGCGACCCCGGTGCCGGTCGCGGATGTCACCGACTCCGTGATCGCGGGGATGATTTCCGACGCCTCTCAGATTTTTCTGGAGCGGATCGGGGTGGCATCGCTCAACTCCGTCAATACGTTCAATGAGACGTACGACGGCAACGGCACTTCGACTCTTTTTCTGCGTCAGCGGCCTATTGTGTCGATCACGCAGCTCATGGTTAACACCGTGATCGTGCCGCAGTCCACGCAGGTGAATATCCCCGGCTGGGTTGTGGCGGACGATGCGGCCAGGCTAATTATCCGCCCCGCTGGCCTGCCGTGGGGCCAAGGCTGGAACGGTGGCGTCGGAATCTACCGCCAGGGGTACGCAGGCTGGGGCTGGGCGTACCAGCAGGGAATCCAGAACATTCAGGTGTCGTATACGGCTGGCTACACGATGACGCCGTGGGACATCCAGCAGAAGGTTACGCAGTTGGTGGCGATCAACTATAAGCGCCGCGACTGGATCGACCAGCAGAGCCAGGTATTGCAGGGGGCGGGCAATATCCGCTACCGGGACTGGGAGTTTCCGCCTGAGGTTGAGAACTGCATTCGGCGGTACATGCGAAGGAGCTTGAATTAAATGAGTAACAGCGTAAAGCGCTCCGTAACTAAGATCCTCGCCGCGCTGGCCGCATGCGTGGCCGTGGGCTACGTCATGGCGCAGACAACCTCCCCGCGCCCGGTCAACAACGGCAGTCTTCAGTCGCGGCAGTTTGTAGTCACGAACCTCTCGCTGTGTACTTCAGTTAAGCCGTGCTATCCGACCGTGGCCGGAAATCCCAACCAGAAAGACACCGGGGACGTGTACTTCGGCCAGGCACTGAATAACGTTGCCTCCGCTGGGCAGGTAGTGGTCGGGACGGGAGCCTTCACGCTCGTCATAACCGACGGCAATGGAACTGTCTGGATCAACGCCCCGCAGACAGCGGCGGTGAGCGGCACGATCATGAATTCACTGGACAGCATGCACGGACTTTACATGCAGGGCGGTTTTACGGTTTACTGTTCGGACTCAGCGAGTGGCGCAAACTGCGCTGCCGGGCTTTTGCAGATCCAATACCAACGATAATGTCCCTGACTTATCAAATCGACGTGCCGCTCCAATCCTTCACCGAGGCGAAGGCGGAGCAGTACTACGCCGCGCTGCGCACGAAGCTGGATTCGCTGAACGAGCAGCTTCAGTCGAAGGTGATGGATAACCTGTCGGGCGCGGTCGTCCATGCGGTCAGCGGCAAAGCGGCGCGGTCGGTCGAGATGATCCCCTCCTCCACGTCAGGGACGCTCACTGAGGGCGCAGTGCAGGCAGGCGGCAGACTTGCGCCGTACCTGAAGTATCAGGAACTTGGCACCGTGGGGCCGTACACGATCGCTCCTAAGTTCGCCACGCTGCCCGGTGAGAAATTCGCGAATTACCACGGGCGTATGGGAAAGCCTGTTGGCCAGCAGGCGGGCGTGCTCGCTTTCGTATGGAAAGGGCGGAAGGTTTTCTTCAAGAGCGTCATGCATCCCGGCCTCGATGCCAAGGAGCCGGTCAAGAAGGCGGCTATCGAGATGGCTCCTGTGATTGTGGCCGGAATCAAGGAAGTGGGGGCTGAGGTGTTCGCGTCATGAACGTAAGTCGCGAGACCGTGGCGCTGGCATTCTACGGGCTGTTTAATCCGTCCGGGTTGAACGTTAACGGCGGACTGTTTACGACAGTCACCCGCACCTGGGATCTTCCGCAGCAACTCAGCCCGGAGCAGTTACCGGCAATCTACTGTATCGAGGATGACGAGGTTGACACCGAAGCCGAGCGTACCGGCGTCTGGAACCAGCAGGTTTACGTTTTGAAGTGGCGGCTGGCTGTAGTAGCGCAAATGCCCGGCAAGGATAGCGGCGTCACCCCCATGAGCGTTATCAACCCGATGATCGACGCGGTGGATGGAATCGGTGGCGTGGGCGGCATACGCGCGGGAACGCTGCCGGGCACGAATCAGACGCTGGGCGGGATCGTCTCGAATGTATTCATCGACGGTCAGGTTATGAAGGTTCCGGGGTACCTGGGACAGTATGCTTTGGGTGTTATTCCGATCAGTATTTATACGGGGATTTAAGAGAGATTTAAGGAGAAAAGATTATGCCTAACTCAGCAGTGCAGGGGTATTATATAGAGTTCGGGTCCGCGTGGCTCTTTTGCCTGCCCAACGGCGGCAACGAGGTGGCCGCTCCACAGCCCGTGTTCCCGCTCACCGTACAGGACGTGGCCGTCGAGACCAAGGGTAAGCTGGAGGAATTGCGCGGACAGTACCAGTGGCCCGACGACACCGCACTCGGCGACAAGTCGGGAACATTCAAGTTCGGCATCGGTCGCAAGGACTGGTATCTGTTCAATCAGATTTACTTCTCCGACACTGTGATCTCTGGCGGCGTGACCGTGGTTCCGAATCAGCTAAACAGCGTTCCTGCAACCACCTCCTATGTCGTGACCCCCACGCTCCCGGCCACTGGCGTTTACGGCGCTGACTTAGGTGTTATCTACGCATCGGGCGCGAATGTTGGAAAGCGCCTTCAGGAGCAGACCGGATCGCTCACGCAGGCTGGCCAATACCAGGTTAACGTGAGCACCGGCGTTTACACGTTCGACTCTGCCGATGCCTCCGCACAGGTCTACATCAGCTTTAGTTGCACAGTCACTTCTGGCTCAACCTACGAGGCAAACAACCAGATCATGGGCTACGGTCCGCAGTGCGAACTCTTCCTTGTGGATGCCTACCAGCCGACTGCTGGCGTAAACAATTGCCTTCAGGTCTTCGCCGCAAAGGTCAGCGATGTCGGTAACGTTGGCGGAAAGCGCTCCGGCTACGCAATGCCCGAAATATCCGGCCAGTTCTACGCCAACTCCAGCGGTCAGGTTCTGCGCGCATTCTGTTCAGCCGGTTAATGCGGCCATTGCCGGGTAACGACATGGACACCTGCCGGGGATGCAGATACTTCGAGCGCGAACGGAGGCGCCCCTCCGAACCGCATATCCATGAGATGTCCGTGCAGGCGTTCGTCTGCCTGCGATCCCCGGCGCATGTGATTTACGCAAGAGACGACGGTTTTCCGAAAAGGTGTAATCACTACCAAAAATGTTCTGTGATCGGAACTGAATGGCCTATGCCGATAACGATAGACTGGGAATTAGCCCGAAGAGGCTGGGCTACTATGTACGGGTTTACCAGAAACTCGCTTCTTATTCTAGCCTTCTTCTGCATTCTTGGCGCGCTGGTTCCTTCGTACATTCCGGGACAGGGCGATAATTCCCGCATCGAGATCCAGCAGGACGACCTGCGTCTACGCCTGGACAAGCAGGACGTTCGGGACGCGGTGGTGGACGAGAAGCTGTCCACGCTGGCGGCGCAAATGAAGGAATCCCGCGACTGGCAGGACTCGATGGGCAATCGCCTGAACGTGTTCCTGGCCGGGTTCCTGATGTTTGTGGCCAAGCAGATGTTTGAGCGGGCTTTTGGCGGGAGGTTCGGGGACAAGAAAGGGAAGACAGATGCCTGATAACGAAGAGGATAAAAAGCGAAGTAAAGGGGGTGATCACGCCTTGGCGGCTGATGATTCGCCCTCCACGGCTGCGCCGGAGGCACAGCCCAGCCCTGACGGTCCAGGCGGCAGCACGGGAACGTAGTGGTATCCTGCATTCCATAGGCCTCCACACTCAAGGCTGAGAGCGCCGGTAAATGGGCTGTGCCGGTGAATCCGCGTGGTACGTCGCAAAAGTGCTCCGGTTGTGGGAAAAAGGTTCCAAAGACGCTGGCCGAACGTACTCATTCGTGCGAGTGCGGACTTGTCCTGGGACGCGACCACAACGCCGGAATAAACATCAAGCGGCTCGGGATGAGCCTTGTCGGAATCTCGGCAGAATCTATGCATCCTTCCATGGGGAAGTTATGTATATAAGTCCCAATTAAATGCTCTGGTACTTGGAACTCCTGCTCGAATCAGCGCTACTGACGCGCCTCTGCCTGAACCGCGATCCGCGCAAGTATTTCCAGGCATTCGTCGCCGTTGATCTCCTCGGCGGCATCCTCTCCATGCTCGGTCAGAGGTTGCACTTCCTTGGCTTCAGCGCCCACGCTTGGTGGATCGCCACAATCGCCTGCGTACCGCTGATGGCGCTGTCGCTCAACGAGGCGTCTGAGCGCCGTCACCGATTGCTATTGTTCTGGTGGGTAGCCTTCGGCTACGGCTGCGCCTGGATACGCATTTTCCCGCTCACGAATCAGGTTCTTCTGGTCGGTAACTGCCTTGCTTTTATCGCTTGGCTTTGTGTGGCATAATAAACGCCAGGGAGAATCACCACCTCTTGAAAAAGAAAACGGTAACATTCGGCGATGCGTCGATAACATTCGCGGAGCTTAACAGGTTTCAGGCCAAGGAGCTTCTGAGGTGGAGTTCCGAAGCCAGGGAAGCGCCTAAAACTGAGGAAGAGATGGAGTCCCGGTTCTGGCACACCATCGCCATCAGCGTCAACAACGCGGTCGCGCCACCGACCGAAGCCAGCCCGCTCGGTTCCGACGCAGGGGTGCCTCACCTTCAGGCCACCATCGGATTTGCGTCATCCAAAGAGTTGCACTCCATGATCCTCGACCTCAGTGGCCTCACGAGCACATCCTCGGGGGAAACGCCGGCCCCCAGTTAACAGACGTTGCGGAACTGGATCGGCGCATAGCAACGGCAACCGGGTGGACGTTCCGGTATATCGACAGTCTTTGGTCATCGGAGTTCTTTGCGCTGATCGATAGCTGGCGCAATAACCCTCCGGCAAACGAGGCGCTCCAGATGGCGCTGAGGGCGTTCACGAACTGGAAACCGGAAGAGGCGAAACATTCTTCAAGCACTGAAGATATCCGCGACTTCGCCATGCACACGGGGGTGCCTGTGGTGCCGATTGAGATGATGGAGCCACGACTCAGGGGGTACCTGGATCTGGCGCGGGCGCAGATGGCTTCGGAGAAAATTAACTGATGAGCGTGCGCGTCAGGTTTGAGTACAGCATCCTTAACTTCGAGGGGCCGTCCCTTGGGGTGATCCGCCAGGAGATCGCCAAAATGGGGCAGTCCGGGTGGGAGAACTATGCTGTTGACATGGGTCGGCTATGGTTCTTTTTTAAGCGCCCAGCCGACCCCCTCGCGGACTTCGAGCACGTCCCGCAGCAGCCTGCGGTTAAGCCGGTAGTACCTGTGGTCGCCCCGCTGCCTGCGGTGGCTCCGCTGCTAAATCGCAATAAGCAGTACCAGAACGGAGCGGCACGGCGATGAGGATCGCATTCTGGCTCCTCCGAAGATTCGAGACATTCCGCCTGCCTGAACAGCAGAACACGGAGCTACGCGCAGAGGTAAAAAAGCAAGATAACGCCATCGTTAACCTGCGTGGTATCGTTCGGCGGAATGCCGACGATCTGCTGAACGCGGCGCTGTCCTGTGAAGCGCAGCGGGTGAAGATTGCGGATCTGATGAAGCGATTGCCTCGACCTGCGGTTGTGCCGCAAAAACGGAGGACCGCCTGATGGACGAAGATGTCATAAAAATACTCACGCAACTGGATTCCTCCGGCATAAAAACCGGGATGCAACAGACCGTTGCCGAGGTCAAGAGAGGCCTTGACGAAGTTAAGGCCGAGTACAAGGGAGCACAGGCCGCCGTGGCGGCCACCACGCAGGCACTTATCGAAGCAAAGGCAGCGCTCGCCAATAACGCAGGGGCGTGGGCGAAAAAGAAAGAAGCAGTCGAGGCTGCAACGGCAGCCAACCTTGCCGCGAAGGCGGCGCTGGCTGCGTTGAAGGTTGAGGTCGTAGAACTTACCCCGCCCGTCGATAAGGCCACCTACTCCATGCTCCAGGCCAGATTAGCTGGCCGTGCCCTGGTGCAGGAGGTCGGAGGCCCACTGTCGTTTGTGTTCGGACAGATTGCCAGTGAGTCGGCTACGCTGGGTCCGCTCATGGCGAACCTCTTCCCGTACATCGCGGGAGCGGCCTTTGTAAAAATAGCATACGACGTTGGGAAAGAATTGTACGACTTGGTGGAGAAGTCTGGCCCGCTGATCGAGGCGGAGAAGCAACTTGCCGAACAGACGGCAAAGGACACGCAGGAGTTCTCTAAACTGGAGGACCAGTTTGAGCACCTTGAAATCGAAAAAATAACGCAGGAGTTGGGCAAGCTGGCCGGGCTGAAGCTTGCTGGATTTTTCGACGCCGGGGAACTGGCTCGCGATGAGTCCAGAGTAAAGTATCTGAGCGATTTGGCAGTACGCACGAAGCAGAAGATAGCCTCTGATGAATATCAGACATCCAACCCCGTAATATCCACTCTTGAGGCATTCAATCCTCTGGTGACTGGCATGAAGCTTGCCAATAACCAAGACGCACAGGCACAAATAGATAACCTAAAAAAGATAAACGATGAACTGGACACGCTTAACGAAAAGCTACGGGTAGAACACTTGCTGCGCGATTTAAATTCCGGCAAGCAAAGCAAGCAGGAGGCCGACGACCTAAAGGATCAGCTCGACGCGCGGGTCGCGGCGGAGCGCAAGGCCAACGCTGAATTATCCCGCAGCATCCACGATAAATACGACGATCAGGTGTCAGCACTCAAGGCGGGAGCCGATTACTCGAAGGCCGCCGAGACGAAAATCCGCCAGGACGAGCTTGCAGAGGCGGAATCATACGGCAACCGCGTCAAAGAGTTGACGGTCGAGGTCAACAAGCAGGTCGCATCGCTGACACTTGAGGGCCAGACTGGACTCGCCCGCATTGTTCGCGAAGGGCATCGCATCGAGGCCGAAGAAGACAAAAAAGCCATAAAGGAAAAAGAAGCCACCCTGAAAGAGGGCTTTGAGGTTCTGTCCCGCGAAACGGAACGGGAGGAGGAAGAGCGGCTCCGTACCATCCAGGCGCAGGCGCGGGACGCCGAGGCTGCGCGCAAAGAATCCTATCAGGTGAAACGCAGAGTAACGGAGTCTGCCGGCGCCATTGGGGTAGATCCACTCGAAGTTCAGAAGGTTCAGGTCGAGGAAGCCGACAAGGAGCGCGAGAGAAGTATTTTCGGTGAGAGCGTTGCGCAGCATGTGCAGTACTTGCAGCAGATAGCTACCATCGATCAGGAAATCATCACAGCCAGGAAAACTCAGGTAGAAGCGCTTAGGTCACAGGACGAGGCGGCGTTAGCGGAGGCGCATAGGCATGGTGACGACACGAAGTTAATCGACGAGAACATTGCACGTGACGACCAGCAGTTGGCTGCGTTGTCGAAAGAAGCGGCAATTGACAAGCTGAAGTCCGACGCCGCCATAGTCGAAGCCGAAACCGCCAACTGGCAGAAGCTAATCAAGACCCTCAACGGCGAAATCTCCAGCGGACTCGAACACGCCTTTAACGACCTGCTTCAACATCCGAAGAACTTCCAGAAAGACCTGAACTCCATCTGGCAGAAGATGCTGGAGGATGCGGAGGGTTTCTTCGTTAAGCTGGCGGTGAAGATCGGGGAGATTGAACTGCTGAAGATTTTGGTTACAAATAAAGGTAAGGGCGGTATCCTCGGGACCGGAGTGGGCGCCAATAGCCCCGGATCGCCGCAGGGGGCGGCTGCACCCAGTATCGGGGACATCCTCAGGGATGCGCTCGGAATCAAGCATAAGACGATACCCACCGGCACCGCCGCGCAGACACCGACGCCCACCGGCACCGCCGCGCAGACACCGACGCCCACCGGCACCGCCGCGCAGACACCGACACAGGCAACTCATGGCCTCGGCTCACCCGCCACGGCAGGCGCGGACCCGGCTACTAACGCGGTTACGTTGGCGCAGCAACAGGCGCAGGCATTCTACGGCCAGCAGATCAGTTACGACCAGCAGATCCTTCAGGCGCTCCAGGACATCCGCGCCAGCGCACAGGAGTCGGCGTCATGTACTTGCAGTTCAAGCGGCGGCGGCAGCAGCCTGGCAAATTCGGCGCTCACCACGGCAGGCGCGTTGGCAGGCGCAGCGGTCGGATCTAAGATCGGACAGCTGGGCACTAATAACAGCCCGCAGTACGACAGCGGTGGTGGCTCTTACTTCCCGATCTACGACCCGTATGGTCTCGGGTCTGGCTACAACCCAGGCTACGATCCGAATGACCCAGGGGCCACCGGCAACGACCCCGGAACCGCCAGCGGATGGAGCGCGGGCGGCGCGGACATCAGGCCCAAGGCGCACCTGTCGATGGGAACTAATTATGTGCCGAAAACGGGTTCATACCTGCTTCATCAAGGCGAGTCTGTTCAGCCAAAAGCATACAACCCGGCAGTGGGAGGCCAAGGCGCGGGCGGTGACACGCATCACCATTGGGAGGGCGGCATCCACATCAACGCTCCGCAGGCGGCAAATGTAGATCAGATCCACAGGGAACTTATGACGCGCCTGGAGTCACAGATGCGACGTACGAACAAGAGGGCGGCATGATATCCCTCTGCATGATTACCCTAAACGAATCCCCCCGCCTCCAGCGCGCCATAGACTCCGCACGCTCTCAGGTGCAGGAGCTTATCATCGTAGACACCGGCAGCGCTGACGGAACCGTGGATATCGCCCGCGACAACATGGCGACGGTGGCACGCATCCCGTTCGTGGACTTCTCCCACGCGCGGAACTACAGCATATCGCTCGCACACGGGGATTACATTTTCGTCCTCGACGCCGACGAGACGCTGGAGGGCGAATTGCCGGTCCCTCACGTAAAACACAGCTACGCCTTTCATCGGGTCAACGTCGGGCCGGATTACAGGGCATGCGACGATTACCCCGTGCGACTGTTCCCGCGCTCCGCCTGCTACGAGGGCCGGGTACATGAGACCGTCAACGCCTCCGTTGCTCGCAACGGCGGCTCGATCCGCAGCGTAGCGAACGCGATCCGTCACTGGCTCCCGACGCAAGGGGAGCGGAAGGCCAAGAATCTGCGCTACATTGAAGTCTTGAGGCAGGAAATAGCGGAGTCGCCTAACATGGAACGTATGGAGTTTCTGGCGGCGGAGTATTACCAGATGGGCGAGTTTCAGCAGGCAGCGGCAGTGGCGCAGGGGATCGTTGACCGGTGGCCCGGTAACGGTCGCTGGCACCAGCGGGCGCGTCGCTACCGGGAGGCGGTGGCAGCATGACACCTGACGCTCGCATACCCATTCAGGACGCCTCCGTGCGCCAGGTCGGTCCCGATACTTTTGAGGGCTGCGTGAGCAAGCAGCAATACGACTCCCTGAAGCTGATGATGCGGACGCCTTCTGTGGTGCTTCAGTGCCAGATATGCCACCCGACGGCGGGGGCGATAACGGTCAGGCTGAAGGCGTTCCTGGAGCGTCCGAAAGTATTGTGGGAGGCCGTTAAGGCGGACCCGCTTACGCCTAAGATCGTGATTCCCGACTGGATGAAGGCTGAGGCTAAGGTGCGGCGGGAGATGGCGGAGCGGAAGATGAAGAAGGCGATGAAGCATGGTCGCTGAGATAGGGGTCGCTGAGATAGAGCTACTCCAGTTTTTTGAGCACGCCTTTGAAGGTCCGCCGTGTCCCGCGTGCCACGCCCCGCACTCGCGCTTCCTGTCCACCACGAACGAATGGAAATACTATTGCAGGGCATGCTACCGCCGCTTTAATGGCGCGGGTGATTTTATGGATGAGGCATCGCGATGAGCACGCCGATATTCGGCCCGCTGCCAGGGCTGATCTCAACCTATAGTCGCGGCAATGCCTGGGAGGGGCTTCTCGTCCAAACGTCAGCTTCGCAAATTGAGGCCCGCCAGCAGCAGCAGTCATTTGCGCGGTATTCCGCCGACCTCAGCTTTGATTATTTAACAATGCAGTCGCGCGGATCTTACACGAACGCTATCGCGGCGCAGAATCTTCAGTACGTGATAGGCTTCCAGAACTCCCTCGGCGGTGGACTGTCCAGCTTCTTCTACCGCGACCAGGAAGACAACACTGCGATAGGTTCCATGATCGGCACTGGCGATGGCGTCACCACCAGTTTCCAGGCGGTTAGGTATTGGGGATCGAACGCTCAGCCCGTCTACGGTTTCGACACCAGAGGCGCAATCAGCTACGGCTCAGGTTACGTGCAGCCAGCATCATATGCGCAGGCCGCGTACAGCAACGGCGTTCAGGACATGTCGGCTACTTTCGACAGCGAGACCGGAATTATAACGTACTCATCAGCGCCCGCCTCCGGCCATGCCTTGACCGCTGATTTCACGTACCTGTATCGGTGTCGGATCTTGGAAAATTCGCTTACCTTCGGGAGGCTGTGGAACACCAATTCGCAGAGCAACCTCAGTACGCCGAATGGCTACTACACGCTGAAGTCGTTCAAAATTATTCAGGTGCTCGCATCATGAGAATCATCGACATCGGCGCATTCTACGTGCGTCCGCGTGGGGTCCGCGTGCCACTCACGCGCGTGAAGTCCAAACCGAAGCGTGGCCAGTATGTGCTCGATGAGGCCAAGGCGCAATATACGACCTCGCGGGCTGATATGAAACGGCGGATCGAATATATCTACAGGGTGATCGCATGACCCGCCGCCAGCGTTACCTGACCTTCATCCCCACCCTGGTCTTGGGGATTTCCTTCCGGGGCGTGCCGTATGTTATCTGCCAGTACCCATGCTTGAGTCTGACGTTGACGCTTAACTAAAATGACCGCTTCCACGGACCCGTTGCTTAACCAGTGTCAGAAACTGGAAGACCTTCTCGCGTTGCAGGCCATGGGCCGCAAGAAATCGTACTCGCTTGACGATTACCTCGCTTACTGCGATATTCCACGGGAAGCCTACGACCTCGGTGTCAAGATGGAGCGAGCACGCTGCGAGGGGTTTATGGCGATGGTCGCGTACCTGATGGAACACGACTGCGGGGACATTGAAGGCCCGGCTGGCGGCGTCTCCGATCACCAGCCGGGCACCGACATGCGGTGTCGGAAGTGCCGGGCGCTGGAAGCTGTCGAGGAAAATGAGGAACGGGGAGGAATTATAAAAATGCCATGGCTACCGCCCGACCCGCAGGCAGAATGCCGTTGTGGTTTAGGCGAAAACGGAAGCGGTTACAGGCGGGATATTGTATGCCCGAGGCACGACGGCAGATCCCGCGTTACGATCAAGGTGGATTCGGCATGTAACGTCCCGGTGGTGACATTGTCCCATCCTGCATGCCGCACAATCACGTTGACCGCGACATCATGCAAGGATCATTGCGTTACTGGACCTGTCGGCCACGCCGGGCCGTGCTCATTCCCTGTTATTGGTAAAGACGCTTACTTGGCGCGGCATGGATACGATAGGCGGTAACCCCATGAATCAATCCGCTCACCCATGGTTAGACGCGACAATCGAAAAACTAAAAGAGCAGGAGCGCGTGCGCCTGTTGTCCGTGGAGTATCGCCTGTACGAGGACCGATACATCCGGGCGCATTTCAAGAACTACGACGCAGTACTGAAGCGGCACATCGCCGAACTAACCAGCAAGCTCGACTGGAAGCACAAGGTAAAACTGAAGATGCAACTGGACTGCCATCGGTTACGGGTTAAAATTAATGGCGCGGTTCACTATCTGGACTTCGTGCTGTACGACGGGCAACCTGAGGTCATGCACAGAGGGCAGCCGATAGGGAACGAGGCAGGGTGGATTGTGATGGAGGCAATGAAGTAACCATGGAGCCGGAAAAGATCGTACTGAAATTCAGCAATATAATGACTGTATTGCGTGGCACGCTGGCTGGGCGACTGGATGCGCTGGCGGAATGGTTGTCTGGTTTGGCCGACCGTATTGCGCCGCGCGAAGCCGTGCCGCGACTAAACGATTATTCCTATAACGTGTATTCCATAAAAAGCCCGGATGGTGCCGATTCCGTGACAACCGCGACATTGACGGTGCAGGAGAAGGCAAACACTATTACATGGAACCCGCCTTACTGACCCCATGAAGTCTTCCGCCTCCCCCCAGCTAATCGCCTTTCTGAACCAGCCGAACCTGAAGTTCTATGGCGCGGACATCTACGAGTTCGTCCTCCAGAACACCACCAGCGTCCAGTATGCGATCACGGGAATCAGCCAGGCACCCAGCGGCGTCGTCTCCTACTCCGGCAGCGCCCCTGTCGCGGTCGGCAGTAAAGTCTATTTCAACTACGTTGCGGGCATGACGCAAATCAATATGCTCACGGGCACCGTACTCACCACCGGATCAGGCACGTTCACAGTGGACATCGCCACCAATGTGTTCAACGCCTACGTCTCCGGCGGCACGTTCGCGGTCCTGCCTGTCTTCCGCTGCTCCACCTTCGACCGCCCAATCCTGTACAACGGCGATTACTACCCGGTGGCGCGGGCGGCGGTCAACCAGTTGTACGCCGTGACCGGCATCTCCCAGGCCACGCTGGCAGTCGTGGATATCACCAAAAACCCGTTCAGCGTCGGCGACTCCATGATCTTCGAGTCTGTCGGTGGCATGACGGAGATCAACGGGATGCAGGGGTACGTGGTCGCCCGCGATCCGGCGACCTGCACGATTACGATAGACACCACGTCCTTCGGAGCCTACGCCTCAGGCGGCACGGCGCTGATGCTCTCCGTCCCCGCCATGACGCGCTCGGAGCTGTCCCAGGCGGTCGGATTGAAGGCCAGCAAGGCGGATATCACGCTTCAGGCGACCCCCGACGCGCTCATCGCGGGACAGCCCATGCTTACGGCTATCGCACAGGGGGCGCTCGACAACGCTCAGGTTACGATCCGGCGCTGTTTTATGACCTACGGGGACGTTCACTACAACGACGGCCAGCTGAACGGCCCAGCGATCTGCAATCTGACCGGGTCTCCGTTCGGGACGGGCGATGGCACGATCATCTGGTTTGCGGGCAACGTCGGAGCGATCACGAAGGTCGAAGCGCTCAAGGCCGAAATGGAAGTTTGGGATCTGATCTACCTCCTGAACCGGCCAACACCCAAGAATACCCTTGGACCGGGGTGCTGGCATCAGTTGTTTGATGAAGGATGCGGGATCAGTCCCGGTGGTGGGTTCGGTGGCGTCAACTGGACGCAGACGGGGACCATCACGAGCGCGACCACGCCCGGAGCGCAGAGCTTCAGTACCAGCGTTGCGGTGGGTGCGCCGCCAGCTACGCCTTCCGCGCCTGTGTTCTACCCTGTCCACGGCAACAACGGCGGCATAAAAACGCTTCCGGGGAACTTCTACTACGCCAAGGTAACCATAGTTTCCGCCATAGGCGGAGAAACACTGGCATCGCCAGAGTCAGTTTCGGTATTTCTTGATCCTGGCTACGTTCCACAGATAAGCCCCCCCACAACTCCCGGCGTTCCCGCAGTTGGCTGGAACGTGTACGTCGGCACGGAGTCAGGCGCGGAGAACCTCCAGAACGGCGCACCGATACCGTTCACTGGCCCAGGTAGCGGCCCTTGGGTATGCCCCAACGTCGGCATCAGCTACAACGTCGAGACGCCGCCCGTATTCCCCGGCGCGGGGTACTGGTCGCAGGGGGTTATCACGTTCACCAGCGGCGTCCTGAACGGGATCTCAGCGGTGGTCGATACGTCTGACGACGCCACCGGGTTTATGACTTTGCGGGTGCCTTTGATTATTGCGCCTACAGTCGGGACTAGTTTTTCGGTGCAATGCAACTGCGTGAAAACTTACTACAGTTGTAGTTCCAAATTTGGGAACACGATTCACCTCAGCAGTGTCCCATTTTGCCCCTCACCGGAGCAGGCTTTTTAACTACAATAGTAGTAATTATCTCTGCATAAAATTACTTGCTTTCCGTGCTGGATTAGTGTCACAATTCAATTCGTGGCACAAAATCAGGACCGCAAGCGCAACGGCCCAAGGCCTAAGTACAGAAAAAACCCAAGCCCCGGTTTACTTGGGCAGTTAGAGCGCTCGCAGGACGCTTGGACGGCAATGGCACGGCAGGTCAAGGTCATCACCCCGGTGCAGTAATGGCCGCAAAGAAAGCGGGTCGCCCAAAGGTGGTGGCCCGGTGCACTTACTGCAAGAGGAAGATGGGTGCGCGGGAACGCCGCGAGCACGAGCCTAAATGCGATAGGAAGACGTAATGACCGACCAAGGCATACGAGGAATAATGCCGTGGAGTGGCGTATTCGGATGCGTGGCCGTGTGTTGACTGCGGCGGTGGTATCTTGACAGGCCGGGAAGTAATCATGAAAGTTGCTGGCGCTGACGGCGAACGGATCGCCAGCGCCATTGAAGCCATGGGGTACGTGTGCGTGCCGAAGGTGGCTACGGCGGAGATGTTGGAAGAGGGGGACTGGGATGCTACGGCAGAAGACGCAGGCGCGGTGTGGAGCACGATGATAGCCGTATCTGAGGGCACATTCACAGTAGATCAAATTCCGGTTCTGTCAGCGGAAGCCCACCGCGTAATCGAAGCTCAAGGTATCGGTTCATAACAATCCAGCTTCGCTGTAGGCCCTAAATGCCCCTCTACGAATCCCCCGTCAACGACGCCGAAATCTACCTCACCGGCGACCACATCAGCCTGTACGTAAACCAGGGCGAATGCGTGCTGCATATGGGCGCGGCGGCGGCGCGGGCGGTAATAAATTTGCTGGTGGCGGCGATCTCCAGACTTGCTAACATGGATTCGGGAGAATCAATAGCCACCGACCATGGCAACAGTACGGTCGGGGGCTGAGTAAACACCATGAGCATGACACATAAACTCGAAGATGGATCGCCGAATCCGGCGTGGACACGACGTGACGCGCTGGCCACCAAACCGCACCCCAAGCCCCCGCAGAAGAGCGCTGAACCGCATCTGATCGGCGCTCAAACAATGCACGTCCATGTTCACGGATCATGCCCTGAGGAAATCGCACGCAAGGTGATGGACGCCATCAGGCATCAATCTGGCAGATTCACCAATGCCGACGCCATCGACCGCCTGCCATGACCGCGACGCCCATGCCCATGACAGAGGCCGAGGGTCGCATGGCTGTGCTAGCCGAGGCCCAGTCCTGGCTTCGCACCCCGTTTCATAAAGGGTCTTCCGTGAAGGGGGTCGGCATTGACTGCGGCAACCTCCTGATGGCATCCTACAACGCCGCTGGCATCGCAATGGACCTAACGCCATCAGCTAACGTCTCGCACGACTTCTTTCTGAACCAGAGGGACAGCCAGATCCTGATCGGACCAGTCGCTGCGCGGGCGCATGAGGTAGTGGTGCCGCGTCCCGGTGATTGCGTCCTGTTTTACGTGGGCATGGCTTACGGCCACGCCGCCATCGTAGCGCGGCAGGGCTACCCGGTCGTTATCCAGGCGCGCTGGAAGGCCTGCGTTCAACTGGCCGACTGCACGCAGGGAGATATGAAGAACCTGAAGCGGGTATTTTATTCGCCGTGGAGCGCGCCTGCGCCGGTGGCTTCTCCGTTCGGGCTGCATGGGGTTGACGCGCACGCTGCCGTGGTGCCGGTGTGAGCGCGGAAGTGGACCATGGTGGCGGATCAGTCCGGGAGTTAAAATAGCAAACATGGAAGTCAAACGCAGATCTTTTTTCTCCGCGCTTATCGCGCCGATTGTCGGGCTGTTTACAGGTGACCGGGTTGAGGCAAAGATGGTGGAACTCAGGGGCAATGGCCATGAGTTTCCCGCCGACGTGTCGGTTGCCGAACCATCCGTCCGCGACCTGTTCACCTTTAACGGCTGGAGCGCTATCAACCCCAGGCGATGCTATAAATGCGGAGAGCCTCACCGAGACGCCTTCACACTCTATGCGTTTACCTCCGTCACGCCGCCAGCGCCGCCGCCAGCTTTGGGAAGAAACGTTGAGTCTGCGTTTGCGCTCATGCCTATCGACGAAACAAGGCTCGCTGAGTTCATCGCACTCGGAAAATCGATAGGCTTCTATCCGCAGAGCATGGACATTACCCGCTCATGGGACAAGTACGCAATGGTCACGTTGGCATTTTCACAGGGGCCAGACCCGCGCGTCAAGCTGTGACCACTGAGCAGCGCATCATAGCCATATTCGAGCGCGAGGCCCAGGCGTTCCCTGGCGCCTCCCGCATGGCCGGACACACCGAAGTCCGCCCGATCACGCTGGCCACGACCGCCGCCGACATCGACTCGCTTGCGTTCATGTCTGCGATCACGAACGTGGAGAATGAGTTTCGCGTGATTACGAACGAGGAGTATGCGGGGCTGCGGTGCGTGGGGGATTTGTGCCGGTTGTTTAGTGGGGCACATGAGGAAGTCCGCGTGGTGTAACCTTGGTATGGAGCACTGGCCTCCACCATGGGGTCATACAGGGGCGCGCCTCCCGCTACGGGGCACGCTCCTGTTCCTGAATCCGTAGCGTCTCACACAGACTGCATACATTATCCGCTCCCCTTTCTGTTCTAAACTGTAAGCAGTGTCTTTATTTGGCAGTTCCGGCCCGCCCCCGATAGCTTCCTTCCAGAATACGCAGCCTTTTGGCGCGTACCCGGTCCAGCAAAGCTTGCGTGGGCAGGCTTTACAGATCGCTATTGGCACCCCAAGAGTCACTGGCGGCGTCGGGTGGATTGGGGACTGGCATACCATACCGGGCAGTAGCGGCAGCAGCAAGGTCGGTAAGGGGTCTGGCGGTGGCAAGGGCGCGGTTGATGTCCTGTACGTCGCCTCATTCGCAATTTTTATCTGCCAGGGTGGCCCGAACCCAAGCTCATACGGCACGGTCTGGCGCGACCGCAGCATCTATGTCCCGACCAACTCCCAATCTCCGATCCCGCTGTACTTTTCCACTGGCCTCCGTGGCCAGGACCCCACTCTAAACACCGTCCTCTCAGCTGGTGGCCAGTTCGGGCCATACCCGGCCAATCAGATCCTCGGCTACAGCGAAATGACGATTGCCTGGTACAAGGATGCCAACCTCGGCAGTTCCGGCGCGATCTCCAACTACTCATACGAAATCTTCGGCCAGGCCACGTACGCGGGGACCGTTACGGTCTCCGGCACCTCGGTAACCGCCAACGCCGGGTGCCAGAGTTTCACCGGCACCATCGGCTTCCCGTCCATGATCGAGTTAACGGGAACGATCACGCTCGACGGCGTGGTCTGCCCGGTGGCCTCAGTTAACTCCGGTACCTCAATAACGCTCGTGTCCTCAGCCACCTCGGGCGCTACGGTGCCATTCGCCGCCGTCCTGTCCCCCGATGCGCTGGTCACCGAGGCCATATTCTTTCTGTTAACGGACTTCAATTGCGCTCACTTCCCGTATGCCAGTATCGGGAGCATGCAGGCCCCGTACGGGGTCGTTAACGTATCGCTGACGGTGGTCAACTGGGTATCCGGGGACAAGTTTGGCGGTCTTGTCGTGGGCACCAACATCGCCATATACGGCGCACAGTACGTCATCGCGACCATCGTCTCCGATACGCAATTGACCCTCACCACCACGGTCGCTGGCGGTTATCTGTACAACGTGCTCTTCTTCGGATGCGGCGGCGTCACGAACTACTGCCTCGCCGCCGGACTCGGCATCTCCCCCATCATCGCCAACCAGGACACGTACTCAAGATACCTGGCAGAGTGGTTTCTGGTCGGGAACATGGAGATGTTTTCGAGCGAAGGCATCCTCAAGTTTGCCACCTACGCGGATAGTCTGATGACCGGAAACGGCGTCACCTTCGTGCCGAATCTGACCCCCGTCTACAGCCTCAGCCTGGACTCTTTCATAGCGCCACAAGGCCAGGCTCCGGTGGTATTCTCCCGCACGGCCCCACGCGATATCAACAACCGCCTTGTACTGCAATATAACAACAGGGGCAATCAGTATAACCCCGAGATCATGGAAGACGAGGACGCCTGGTCGATTCAGTACCAGGTCGGGCGGCGTAACACCGGGGCGGTCATCTCCCTGCCTTGCATTTGTGAGGCTACCGTCGCGCAGTCGGTTCTCAGCACGCAACTCAAGCGCAACGTCTACATGGTCCGCAAGGTCGCCTTCACGCTGGGGTGGGCGTACAGCATCCTGGAGCCGATGGACCTGGTGGACCTGCCCGAGCAGTATCCGTCAACCGGTTTCTGCACGGCACGTATTCTTACCATAGAAGAGGACGAGAACGGCAATCTGGCCATGACCGCCGAGGTACTGCCGTTCCCGATACTGACACCATCGCTCTACCAGAAGGCCAGCGCCGGTGGCTTCACTGCCGGGTTCACCGCATTGCCGGGGGCGACGAATGTGCCCGTTTTTCTGGAGTTAACGCCGCAAATGTCATCTGCCGTAACAGCAACTTCATTCATCCTCGCCATCGCGCTGTCGGGCGGCCCGAACTGGGGTGGCGCTAATGTCTTTGTGTCAACCGATGGCGGAGGCTCTTACGATGCCATCGGCGCGCAAACGATTAACGCCAACGTGGGATATCTGACATCCGGCCTCGCCGCCGTGGCCAATACGAATGTTCCCGATACGACGAATACCCTGAGCGTGAATCTTCAGGAGTCGCTCGGGGATTTGAGTAGTTTTACGCAATCCCAGTGCGACAACAATGTCTCGCTGGCCTTGATCGACCAGGAGATAGTCAGCTGGAAGACGGCCACGCTGACCGGATCGAACGCCTTCGACCTGACCTACCTGCGCCGGGGAGTGTTCGGGACGCCCTGCACGGCCCACTCTTCGGGCGCCCCGTTTGCGGATTTCAGCAATAACGCCGCCAGCGCTTTCCAGTTGACGTATTCGCCAGCCGGGGCATCGGGAAACTCGCCGACCGGTTTTCGGGTTGGCCAGACCCTGCATTTCAAGTTTCCGGCGTTCAATATGGCCGGTCAGCAGGCGCAAGCGCTTTCCGATGCCGTGGATTATGGCTATACCCTGACCGCGCCGTCCGTGCGTGCGCCGTTGAGCCTGAAGCCTTATTCGCAGCAGTATTTTTTCGCCCCCTCCGGTTATGCTTTTACGATGGCCCAGGTTGAATCGGGCAACGCCGTCGCCATCGAAGGCACGCCGCCGGTAAACTCTTTCTCGCCGGCTGTTGCTGCGCCGACGATTGACTTCACCGCGACACTTACGGGTGGCCATTCTCCGAACTGGATCGCTCCGAATGGCCTATACGTAGCTCAGGTTTTCGCCATCGATTCCAATGGACTATACAGCACAGGGTCGCATCTCTGCGAGTTTACAATTACAGGCAGCGGGTATTGGGCAACCTTCAACGTCACATTCCCGTCAGGCACTTCCGGGTACGAAGTTTTTATCGGGCCGAGCTTCGACAATCTGGTGGGGCAGGGAAAGCAGGCAGGAGCACCGACTTCGATAACGATTCAACAGTATAACTCTGAGGGATACGGCCCTCCCGATCCACAGGCGACCAACTTCCACGCACAGGGTAAACAGGTCATCCATGGCGGCATCGCCGCAACCAACGTGGTGTCCTCAACGGCTTCCACTGTGGTTGTTAATTGCCCGTCCGCCCCCTCATCGGGTGAATTCGCGGGACGCTTCCTCATTCTGGTCAGCAAGGCCGGACTGCCGGCCACGCAGCAGTATGCGATTCAGCCGATTATTGGAAACGACACCGGAACGCCCACATGCACTTTGAACGTGATCAGTCCGACAGGATTGCTTTATGGCGCTGGTGATCTTGTTTTGATCTCCACGCTGTCGAGCGCCGCGACGGCCACCAGTATTTCCGATGCCGGTCTGGTGAGCCCGTATGCTCCGTATGGACTGGGAACGGCAATAGCAACCGCGACTGCCGGGAGCGGAGCAACTACGCTGACCGTGACCGTGAGTTCGGGAGCGATTGCGATTGGCCAGTACATTACGTCTCCCGGATATCTGATTTCAGGGACGAAAATAACAACACTCAGCGGGACCGGGCCTTACACGGTCGGCATTTCATCGGCTACTCTCCAGGTGATGAGCAGCACGTCCGTTTGCGTCGCCAACAGCAACGAGAAAGGCAACCTGCTTCGGGTTCTTTACGATCCAACCGGGACGGCAAGCCCCGCCGATCCTCCCGTTACGATAACGGACATCACGAATACAGGATGGACCAATACGCCGTGGAAGAATATTCCCGGAACCGGCACGATTTTTATCGAAGAAGAGCCGACATGGAGAACCCAAATCGACACAACGGCTGCGATTAACTCAGTGGCTCCGACCACGACATCTACGAATGCCGTTCCGCTGGTTAACCTTCCCGTAGCGAACCTTGAGGGATTCGTTGCGCTAATCGAGTTGCTCGGCGCCAATTCAAACGGCCTGTATTCGACCGAGCTGGGCGACGGCCTCCGTATGATTTACATCGTGCCGCCGCCGGATGGCGGGGCTCCATCGCCGAACTATATCGTGCCGGTAGTCGGAGGCGTAGCGACACCCGACGCATCCAAGGGGCCGAATATTCTCATTCTCACCCCGACAACCGGAAACGTGACCGTCGTTCAGCCGATCAACTACGGTACCGTCGCCGGTACGGACACGCCGTGGAGCCTGGAAACGCAGGAAGACCCGACCGGGACGACGGGGGGATGGGTGGCCACGCTCGACGCTACGTACTTCACCCTGGCCAACCAGATCACGAATACGGCGACCTCGGTTAACAACACCGGTTGCGTCTTGCAGTTGAGCACCAACTCATCCGGCAATACGCAAGAGACCAGTCAGCGGGTCAGTGACCAGCCAATCGCATCTTTATGAGAAAGATAATCACCATCGCTTTATTTTGCTCGGCGTATCCGGCCTGTTTCGCGCAGACGGCATCCCCTCCGGTCCTTTACGCCGGGGGTCAGCTCACGGGTCCGGTGTACTATGCGCCGCCACTGTCGATCACGTCGCTCGGGCTTGCGTATCCGTTTGAACGGCTCAACGACGCTACCAACTGCACTGTGGCATACACGGGAGGTAACGCAGCCAGTCACGTTTATCAGGCGCGCGTTCAGACCAGCGGAACTCCCGATACGATTGCATGGCAGAAGGACGGCGGTTCGTGGTCGTCCGGCATACCCATATCCCTTGCATCGTTTGCCAACTCACACGCTTACTCGGTTGGTCAGGTGGTAGTCGGATCGGGCCATTCGCAACTGGTCACCGCTTCCGTGTCGCCATATACCAGTCAGTCGTCCGGCACGCCATCCTGGAGCACCTCGGGCGGTTCGGTGGTTAGCGCAAACGTGACCTTCCGGGATATGGGCGCGCGGCTGTGTATCCCCCTGACGGACGGAGTAATCATCGGGTTCGGCGCGTCCACGGGCCACAGCGCGACCTGGAACCCGCAGTGGGCCAATGCTACACCGTATGGCGCTGGCGGTGTTGTAGCTGTCAGCGGATACATTCAGGTGGTGACGGCCTGCTCCCCGAGCTGCCCACAGAGCAGCCAGGCATCGGGAAGTCCGTCATGGAATTCGACTCTCCACGGTACGACATCGGACAATTCCGGTGCGCTGACGTGGACCAATGAGGGTCCGACAACCGATGGAATGAACAACCCCGATTCGTGGACCTTCTCTGCCACTATAAGCGGCACCTCCGTTAACACTACCCACAACGCGCCGGGTACCAATACGCTCTTTACGACGGTACAGCAGCGTCTCGGAGACACACTCGTGTCGTCCGTTTATCCGGTAGATCCGACCGGGCAGAACGATTCAACGGCGGGACTGAATGCGCTGGCCGCGCAAGCCGCCCTGACAGGAAATTGCGGGGTGGTTCCCTCGGGTTCGTACAAGGTCACAGGCCTGACGCTGATATCCGCGTGCCTTGAGGCTGAGGCGTCTGGCCAGGTATTCATCGAAGGCACCGTGGCCAACACCCCCGTCATCCGAATGATGGGATATCGTTCGAAGATTAAGGGCTTCCAGGTTTCGAAATCCCCAGGGCTTGCAGGCGTATCCCTGGTGCAGGTCTACGCTACGCTGACCTCTTCGCAGCCTGGAGTGACCGCAAACACGCAGCACACCGTAATCGAGGATGTGCTCCTGCAAGGGAGCGCCAACGACCACGTTGCGGCGGGCCTTGAGATCACCGCCGATCAGGGTGCTGAGGTACAGTTCACCTGGGGGACTCGCGTCCATATCCAGGGCGCGGATCGTGGCTGGTGGGCACACAGCACGGCAGCGGCTTTCGCGACCGGCCACGACAACAACACCAATAATTGTACGGATTGTCTTATCGAGCAATCCAGCGTGTGCCTAAGTATTCAAGGCTCTGGAGAGAGCGTCTATAACAACTTGCAGACCAACGGGTGTAATGCGTTTCAGTCCGTTGGCACGGTGACGGTCAGCAACGGATCGTATACGGTGACCGCAAATGCCCCATGCTCGACGTCTCCTGTTGTGTCCCCGGTATTTGTTGGCATTCCGGCCGGTACGCCGATTTACTTTCCTGCACAGACCGGGCAGAACCAACAAGCCTTCGTGGCCTCGGTGACGGATTACTGCCACATCCAGCTGACGGCTCCTTTTGCGGGATCTTCCGACTCCAACGCCGCTTACGGCGTGGCTCTGGCTCCGGTCGTAATTGAGCCTGTATGGACCCCTGGCGGCGTCATCGAATCGACAAATAACCAGGTGCAAATCGGTGGCGGCGAGAGTGCCGCTCCGCTGGTATTTATCGCCCCTGCCGCCTGCGGTAATCAGATCACCACGACCGCTGTGGCCACTTCCTATGGCGTGACTGGCTTCAACGTGATGGACCTCTCAGGATGCAGCCATTTTTCCTTGCCGAGATTTAATGTCTGTCCGGGGGTCGATTCGCTCGGTCAGCCGACTTTCGCGATTGGTTACTGTGCAGTAAGTGAGATAGACGCAACTCGCGGGCAGTGGGCCACGTTCCAGATTTTCCCCGTGACGGGCGGCGGTGCTGCAACCGGTGGACAGCCGGACTTGTTTCGAATAGACGGTAATTACAAGGGCGGCTACTCTCCGGTCGGATTGAATGCGGCATCTCTCGATTACAACAATACCGGACAGGAGTGGCGTGCGTCCACGACCTACACTTATGGCGAGGTCTATGTGATCGATGCGGCGGGCCACGCCCAACAGATAGTGAGCGGGTATTACTGCGTGTCGGGCACTACACAGCCAACCTGGAACGACACCGGGGGTACGACAACAGATGGAACATGCCTCGCAATAGATCGGGGCTACGGGGCACCCACCGGCCTTGGCGGTACATATCCGGGCGGCGGACTGTATGTGAACACGGACGCAAAGTGGACCGATGGCACCATTCGCGCCGACACGAACCGCACGGATGCGCCGATCACCGGTTCAGTGGATTTTCTGTTCCAGGGCCAGGACTATGCCCGTATCCGTTCGCAAAATAACTCCGGCGGGAATTACACGGATATCGAATTCCTGTCTCTGGTGAATGTGGCTCCCGCATACCCTTCGCCGGTGAGCGTGATCGCCCGCTTGCGCGGACAGGGCGGCCTGCAACTGACGCCAGCCACTCCGGGTTGCAACGCGGGCGACCCTTATGACATCTGGCCCACCGCTTACGTAGCCGGATCGCCGGGAACGGCGTCAACTCTGCAAGTATGCCTGCAAAATGAAGCCGGGACGTACAAGATGTATACACTGGCCAGCGGCGCGGCGATCCCGCCGCCCGTGGGATCTCCTCTTTACGTTGACCTGCCAGCTAACAACACCGGTCAATCGCAGGTTATTTTTTCCTACCAAAACGCAACATATTTTGGTGGGCAAATTATCACTCAGTACATAAATCCAGCATCGAGCGCCCTAAGCTATATGGAGTTAGACACCGAGAGTGGTGCAAGTACTTTCATTCCATCCCTTATCCTGCACGACGGTGGAGCGCAGCTTATGCCGGATCTGTCCAGCGGTGGCTTGTGCCGCGCTGGCATCTGGGTACCTGGTAACCCGGTCAGCACGACGGTTGGCACCGAAGGGACGTTGAACTACGTCCAGCCATCCGGCGGCAATCCGGGCACAATAGAGTTCTGCGGCGGTAACGGATCGGGCGGCGCTGCGGAGTACGGCATCGCGAGTCTGCCTAATCTGATAACGGCCAGCGCAACCCTGACGCTCGGCGCGGCGACCGAAATCGATCTCAAGATTGGCGGCTCAGTCCTCACCAGCCTGACGGCATCGGCGTTCACCGTTGGCGTGCCCTCGTATTTTCAGGCCGCGATTTACGGTGCAGGTTCTTCCGGCACTCCGATTGTTGACACGAGCAATAATTTTGTAGGCAAGGAATTCACGTCTACAAACTCAGGCACTAACCTGGATTTCCAAACCCAATCGGGCTTTGCCTGGAACGGCCAGGGGGACATCGGGGTTCGGTCGCTTATTGTAGGCTCCGGTTCAGGGGTATTCGCGGTGTCCAACACCGGCGCAATCACCGGATCTCATATCCAGAGCGTCGGAACGGGCGACAGTCCGTCGTTTACCGCGCTGAGCATTACGGGCACCAGCACGACTGCCTTAAACGTTGCCTCAGGCGGGTTTACTGCCAATGGCTCATCGGGGGCCGTCAGCGGCACTACGGGCTACATGTCCGGGAACTGGACAGCGGGCAATCTGATCGCGACTTCGGGCGTGTCAGGGGCTTCCGGCACGTTTACGACTCTCACGTTTACCGGGCCGCCCGCCACTGCCGGGCCATACATCGCCGGAAGCGGGATTACAATCGGAGCCGGAGGCACCAACAATATCGCCGTGACGACTCCGTACCCAGGAAGCACGGCTGGTACTCCATTCACCAATCTTTTGAGCTGCACGACCGTCACCGGCGGGGTTCCGTCTGGATGCACGATACTCACGGGGCCGTTTCCTTATGTAGCTTCAATACCGTAGGAGGTAAAAGAAAGATGGAAAAGTTTAGACAAATAAAAAGATTGATCGGGACTGGTATGCTGATTATCGCAGCCACAAATGCCGAAGATGTGAAGTCCGTTGAGCTTCACGTCCTGACAGACAAGGATATCGCGACGATCTGGCGGGCGCAGGCGAAGATAGCCAACGCACAGGCCGCGCGCACGGAAGCCAAGGCGGCATCTGACCGAGCCGACTCTGCCGCGATTGAGGCGCGGGAGGCAATCGAACTCGTCAAACACATCTGCGGCGAGGGGCAGATGTTCGCCGAAGCGAAGAAGGATGTTTTCGCATGCGTGGCAAGTCCGGCGGCAAGCTCGGCACCGGAGAAAAAGTGAGGACCGTTCGCGGGCTTTAAGACGCCGGAGCGTTCCCGTTTTTCTGATACAATATCCTTCGTGAGTCGCCCTCGACCAGCGGCCACACACACAAGCTGTGGCGCATCCACTTTTCTTTGTTCTGGGTGCGCCCCGATTTTTTGATTTCCGGGGCATGGCAACCCGCCAGGCGGCGAAGGTAGCGCACCCGTCTCCGCAAACGCTATAATGGCCAGCGAGGCGTTACTAATGTTCTTTACGTCAGAGGTTGAGCAGTGAGGTGGCTGGCCGGCCTTTTGGCTGTCGGCAGCCTTTTGGCTGTCGTTCTTTGGTCGCAGCCTCCGAGTATTCCTCCGGGGAGTACTGGGGCAAGCGGCCCTGGATTCGCAAGCCGAGTCGTTTATTTCGCCGCGCCGGGATCGCAGACGATCACGCACAACCTCGGGCTGGCATCACCGTATGTGCCGGGGTTTAGTGCCGTGACAACGCTTTCCGGATGTCAATTCTCGGCGTGCGGGAATATCTCAAGCTATGCGGCCAATTCCTTTTCCATAACGTGTGCGGGCGCGTGCAATGGGGTCGAATGGCTGATCCCGTATGCGGCCAGCACCCAGCCGACAGCCGATTTCTACCTGATCGTGGGCGCGGCGTCAGCTACGGTTTTTCAAAACACGCCGGTTCCAGCGACGGCGACTGTCACCGTGGGGGCTCTCCTTGGATATTCGGGAGTGGTAACGCTCTCGTGCAGCACGAGCACCACGGTGTCCTGTGTGTTCTCTCCCGCGACAATTACCGGTTCGGGCACGTCCACCGTCTCAATCACGCCGAACGGTACCGCATCGTCTTCTACCACAACGGGCACGGCAAACGTGGTGACGATCTCCGGCACGGACGGATCGCTGACGCACACGGTCAACGGATCAGTGGTTGTATGGACCGGACCCGTGCAGCAGTGGAAAATGAACGAAGGGTCGAGCCCGATGGCCGATTCGAGCGGTCACTCCAATAACCTGACGAACACGAACGCGACGTACACGAACATTGCCGGGTTGCTCCCGAACACGCTGACGTTTAACGGGTCCACAACAACATCGGCGGCGGCGAATTACACGAATACGAACTTCACCGGATCGACTCCGTTTTCGGTCTGCGCATGGGCCAATCAGACGTCCGGCGCCGGCAGCCAGGCAGGGTTGGTGGGCACCTTTGACGGGTCCAACAACGACCGTGGCTGGGGCGTGTTCCTTCAGGCCGGGGGAAACAACCGATTGACGTTGTTGTTGGCCAACAGTATACCGGGTGGTTTTGCGGACGAAAACTTCACCTTCGTTCCGACGACGGGTACGGCGTTTCACTTCTGTGCGATTACAGACGGCACGGAAAAGGTCGCGGGGTTCACTGCCTATGCGAATGGCGTGGTAACGGCGCCAAACCATACCGTTTCCGACAATCTGACTTCGTCGATCGCCAACGCCGTTCCCGTGACGCTGGGGGTTTTCGCGAATGGAGGCGGCTACCCGCTTTCCGGCGGCATCGCCGACGTTCGCATCTACCCATACGCGCTCAGTTCGACGCAGGTAACCGCGATTTACAGCCAAGGAGTCCAGTGATGAATCGCCTATACGTCCTGCTTTTCTGCATGTGCCGCCGCATCCGCGCAGACGATCACGAACGGCGCGGGTACGCGCGTGCTGCTCAGTCAGATGGGCGCGCCCGTGGCCGACATCACGGCGGGCTGCAACACCGACACGATGCTGCAAGCCAACGGCAGTGCGTGTCCGAACGAACTGGCCTACGTCAACGCAGCCTTTGCGGTGGCGACGGCGACGAACCCGGTGCATTTGATTGCCGACTATCCGTTTTTGGTTAATGGTCCGATCATTATCCCCATAGGCGCGGTCGCCTACCTCGAAGGGCTGGGGATGAACGTGAGTAGCTTTGTGATCGCGAACGGCAGCAACGCCACTCCGATCTGTACAGACTTTCCAGGGCGAACTGCCGGTGGGCTCACCTGCGGTATCAGTATGGCCGTCGGCACGCCTCCCGCCCAGGTCGGCTCGCTCATTATCCGCGACATCACTGTGAACGGCAACCGGGCTGGTAACAGCACCGGAGACTTGCACTGCGTAACAGCCTGGTGCGCGGGAATTCTCGCCGCGAACCTTGAGTATTTTGAGCTTACTAACGTAAGGATTAAGAATGCGCCAACGTTCGCTGTGTTCACGACTAACATTGGTACGCAGCAGTATACCAACGTGGAGGTTGACTCCACAACGGCGGTCGGCTCGAATACGGACGGTATCCACGCAGCGGGGCCGTTCGGCTCAATAAGAGGGTCGGACGTCCGCATTACCGGGTATGATGACTGCATAGCTCTTAACCTGCCAGAAGGTTACTCTGGCAGTGGTGGGACCGCACAGTTCACCAACGTAACCTGCAATGGCAATCTTTCGCTGTTGAGAGCCTACGCCTACCAGAACGCGGGAAACATCTGCGGCTCCTGTACATTGGGTCCGGTGCAAATCAGTAACTTCTTTCTGAGCGGATCGGGCAACGGTGTCATCATCGGCAATGATGCCAATGGTTCCAGCACGATCGACCAGGTGCAGTCAATCCAGCTTACAAACGGTATTTTCGTGACGCCGAACAGCTTGGTGAACACGGTAAACCATGTCGGCACGCTTTCATTCAACAGCGTGCGCTGGAGCATCTCGGGAGGCAATACGGCCAGTTGGCTGGACTTCGGCGCGACGTCTACTATCAGCAGCTTCCTTTGCACGGCATGTACGATCTATGCCAACGCAGCGTGGAATGGATTCACTCCGCACTGGGGAAGAATAGCTCTACAACTCTACGGTCAAGAGGATCGAGATGAACGGCACCGCAATTGCTGTCGAGTCCGGCCAGTCTCTTTCGGCGACCGCTTACGGATTCGACATTCAGTCGGGATCTTCGGTCGGATCGTTCGTGCTGACCGCGATGGACCCGACCCTCAATCCAACGCTGTTGAACGGCAACGAATGGTCGCGGATCACGAACTTCTACGGCGCGGGCGTCCCCGCGTACTACCGCAACACGACCTACGGCAACCTGCCGCCCGCGACGTACGTGGGGCTGTCTGCGTCGATCAGCGATGGCACCAGCATCGTGTGGGGCGCGACCGAAGCGGGCAGCGGATCGAGTTACGCCACATGAGATCAGCTGACCAGCGACGGGACGAACTGGACCGCTACTTTTTCTTCTCTCCGTCATCGCGGAAAACGCTAGGTACGAACACCGGAAAATGAGAGAACATCAAGCATCCTTTTGTTAGCGGTCCTCCTGCTACTCGCAATCTTCCTGCTGGTAAGCGCAGCTGTGCCAATCCCGCACGCGGGAACGATAGCGCCATGATTCCGCTATTTTTCCTTCTCTCCGCTTCCGCGTTTGCGCAGTCCGGTCCGGTGTCATACCTGTACCGCGACTGTACGACCGTGCGCGCTGAGGAGAGCGGGATGATCGCCCTGGCGCGGATACGTGCGGGCAATGCGCTGCTTTCCGAATTTACAGACATCCGAGCGTGTTAAGCGGGCAGGTTTCAAAAATTGACTTATGCCAGCCACACACGTTTTGATTCGCGGACACCAATTCACCTATGCCGAGAAGGCTCCGTTTGCAGTGTCTGGCGAGTCCGTGTTGGGAGCGATTGAGTACGACGAAACCACAGACCAGACCAAGTGCCACGAGTGCGGAGAATGGTTCAGTGGCATGGGCAACCACATTAAATCACACGGAATAAAGCGGGACACATACAACGAGAAGCACGGTATGCGGATACGATCTTCGCTGTCTGGCTTTACCGTTCGGCAGAAGCACCGGACGCTGGCCACAAAAGCATTTGAGGGGGGCGGCAACCTGAACCGCGTGGACGTCGAGAAGAAGGACGCAGCCAGGATAGCCACCAACAAGCGACGCAAGGGAACAGCCGGAAACACGGCGGAGTACGACAACGAGCGCGCCAGGTGCAAGGCGCAGTCTCTGTTCAAGATCCAAACTCTTGCGGCGCAGACCGGGCACACGCCGACCTCGGCGGAATTATCTCAGATCGGCCTCGGGTCAACGATGCTTGCCTCGCGGTTTGGGTGCGTTAAAAATGCAATGCGGCTCGCAGGTCTGGAGCCTAACTTGGATGGCCACGTGCCGATGTCTGTCCCAAAAGGATTCCCTACGGCGGAAGAAATCGCAGAGCGCAAGCGTCGATGGGAGGCGCCTATGCCGTGGCCGAAAGACGACGGCCCCAGTCTTCCATTCAGCCGGTCTGCCATAGCTGGAGCAATGGAGCGGTAAGCATTATCACCACCGTTCATGACGCGCGCCAGAAGCTGACTTTACAGGCATCCGAAGGTTAGCATAAGCATGACTACTCACAATCGCGCTGGAACAACGACGCTTGCAGGAGATAAGCGCTCTTGACGGCGCGCGGGATACGCTACTGCCTGGCCCCGTACCCGGAGACGGATACGCTCGAAGAGTGGGCGGACAGGCACGACGCGCCGATCCCGCCGCAATGAAGCCTCGGGGGCTATCCAAATCCAGTATTGCGCCGATAAGGATTCATGCTCAAAATCGGAAGCATGGATAAACTCGAAGAGGAATCAGATTTGGAGCGTGACAGAAGGACGCGGGTTGAAATGTCGGGAAGGACGCGGTAGGATGGAAACCAGTCTGGGCAGGAGTCCCGGAGATCAACCACACACATTGGCCCGCGCGGGTACTGACTGACCCGCGCGGGCCGTTTTTTATGCGGGCAGGAAAGCGCGTGCGACGTACTCAGCCAGACTGTGAGCAGTACCACGGCACACGCGCGGCCAGGGATAGGCGTTAAAATAACCACATGTTCTCCCAAGTCCCCCACCACCATAGGCTGTACGCGGGAATCCTGACGGCCATCGGCTCCGTGGCGATCTATTATCTTATTCAGGTCGAGCGGGCAAACGTTAGATTTCAGGATCAGGCCACGTTAACGCTTCGGACGCTGCCGAAGACGTTTACCGATGCGGTCCACGTTGAGATGACTGGTCTGCGCGCTGATGTACTGGCAAGGGTAGACGTGGGGCTTGACGATCTTGAGAAGACCGAACAGGACGCCAATGATCGCGTGGCTAGCGGTTTGTCGATCCTCAGGCAGGCCGAGTCCGACGCCAGCGACAGACTGGAACCGATCACGAATCCCGGCACCGGCGTCACCGCAACGCTATGGAAGCTGGAGACGGATTTCAACCAGGGGCTGAACGGGAAGGGCGGGGCGGTTCAGAGCATAGCCGAACTGAGCGGGGCGTACCAGGCCGTGCCGTCTCAGTTGGCAGCCCAGGTTCTCCCCGCATGGAAGGCTATGGAGCCGGAGTTTACGTGCAGGCGCACGCTCCCCGACGGAACCACCGCCGGGTACGGGGGGTGCTACCACGCAGCGATCACGGCCACGCTCAACGAAACCCGCAATACGCTGGCGCAAGTACAGATCGGCATGAAAACATTCCCGGAGGTAGCCGTAAACATTAAAGCCGCCACAGATGCCAGCGCCGAAGCCAGCAAGAACGCCGCCGGGGTGCTCGCAAATTTAAAGGAGAGCACCAGGCCACTCCCCCGCTGGGCGCGGATCGGATTGGGTGTAGCCCCGCCACTGGCATCCACCGCCAGCGCGATCATCGGCGCTCTGGCCTTAATCGGCGCGCTGTGACTGCGGACGTGACTGCGGACGTGACTGCGGACGTGACTGCGGACGAGGTGACTGCGGTTGTGACTGCGGCGGTAGCGCGTTAACCACAGGAAACGCTACACTGTACCCATGTACCTCCAGGCCTTAGCGGACTTCGCGGATCGCCATAAAGAGGGGCTTGGCTTGCTCGGGATCAGCGCCGTCGTAACGATGAGACCGAAACTGCCGTGGCCTTTCTGTCGGGTGGAGGCGCTTGAGTGGTGCTACGAGTGGATGCGTGAGGCTCTGTTGACGTTACTCAGCTTCAAAGGTCCCCTGCCGCATGGCGCAATGGCGCAGTCTTCGGAGCACACCAGCACAGATGCGGCGGGAAACAGGGAAACGTCTAAGGAGTCGTCTTCGACGGGCGCAGCGGCGGGCGCAGCGACACCGCCGGTCGCTTAGGGCATTGGGGTTCGTGCTTCCGGCGTTCGGGAGCGCCCATGGGTTTCCTGCAAAATGTGCATGGCGCAAGGCTTTTTGGCCGACCCGTCATGCTTGACATTGTGACACAAAAATACTACCATTCATCGTGCCCTATTTCTGCAAGCGGAATCTGGAAAGCTCGCCAAGCTCTAATCCAGATTCTGCCTTTCAGTCTCTGAATCCAAGATCGCTGCTGAACGAACACTCTGCCCCTGCGGGCGCCCAAAGGAACCCAACCCAGAATGACATGGCTACACAATCTGCTTTCCAAAATTGAAAATTTACTCGGCAAAACATCCCCGAAAATCGAAGCGGTCGCTCAGGAGATCGAATCCCTGCTGCCAGCCGCCCTTGGCATCGTTAACGACATCAACGCAATCGCCCCCAACAAGACGCTGACTGAGTTGAACGCGGTGGCGACGAAATACGCTTTGCCTGGGATAACCGCGCTGGCCGAAGGCCAGACGGCCGGCAACGTGGCGTTGAACCTGGGAACCCAGATCCTCGCAAAAAACCACGCACCGACAGCGGATACTTCGCTGCTGAATACCGTCATCCAACTGGCGGTGACAGCAGCAAACGCGACCGCGCCCGCTCCGACCACATCCCCCGCCGCTTAACCGCGCGGCATGCGTTAAGTCGAGACCGCCCCATTCGGAGCAATCCGCTTGGGGCATTTTCTGCGTTAAAATAAAACCATGCAACACCCCACGAGCAACCGCATATCTCTGATCCTTCTGGCCGCTGGCCTTGCCATGGCGGCCATGTACATTTGCTTTTCGCCTCCGATGGCGGTGGCGCAGGGCAATCGCGTGGGGCCGGAGAGCGCATATCCGCCAGCGTCCGTACCGGGTTTTCCGAACCCAGACGTAACGCAGGAAAATATCAGTTCAACCGTCTGTAGGGCTGGCTGGACGAAGACGATCCGACCTCCAGGGGCGTACACAAATAAACTCAAGGCCCAGCAGATGGTGGCGCTCCACCTCCCCGGAAAGCCATCCGAATACGAAGAGGACCATTTTTTGAGCCTGGAAATTTCTGGTCACCCAACGGACCCGCGCAACCTGTGGCCACAAAGCTACAGCGGGCAATACGGAGCGCGGGTCAAAGACCAGGTAGAGGACAAAATGAAGCGCGAACTGTGCGCTGGAACGATGACCCTAAAGCAGGTTCAGGATTGCATAATCTCCGACTGGATCGCGTGTGGCAGGGCGCACGGTGCCATCAAATAATGCCGTGACCCGCCGCCAGCAAGCCATAGACGCCGCCATCCTGGCACTGAGGTGCGAACCGGAAAACGCACGGGAAATGCTGACGAATCTGATTGAAGATGCGGAGCGGGGCAAGCTGAAGGAGTCTTTCCCGGTGCATATCGTGGGGTATAACATCGACAGAACGGTAGAGGCTTTCGGAACCGCTATCCAGCGCGGCGCGGCGCATACGTTCGTGCCTCCGCATGGTGGCGGAAACTGTATTGTCTGCGCTTTGCCGGAGGGCGATCACTCGTGACGCTGATAGAGTCCTGCATTGCGTTTACGGGGCGGCAGGAGGGATTCTGCGCATGGCCATACTTAGACACGGAGTCCAACGTGACCATCGGCTTCGGCATTATGTGCCCTACCGCCGTGGCGCTCGCCAATCTGTTTGGCCTCACGTCACCCGCCGGCATCGCGCCCATCGCAGAGCAGTTCAGCGCGGTGAAGTCCAGCGAACCGGGTAAGTGCTCGGGATATTACGAGCAGTTCAGTAAAATTCGAATGCCACTCGACCGCGCACAGGAAATTATGGCGCAGCGCCTGGGTTCTTCCATAACTCAGTGCCGTAAGCGTATCCCCGAATTCGACGCGCTGCCGATTCCGGTCGCCACCGCCGCCGTTGACATCGACTACAACGTCAAAGGCGGTATCGGCAGCTTCCCCTCCTTCTGCGCCGCTGTCGCGCGGGGAGACTGGGCCGCCGCTGCCGTGGAGAGTGACCGACCGCAGTTACCAAAGCGGTCGGCGGATACCAGGGCGCTGATACTTTCGGTGGCTAACGCGGTCTCGTAAAGTAGCGGCGGTCAGCCGCCATTGTCGAACTTCATGCCAGGCGGGCTTCATTTGGCTACTCTCGCCTTCTTCGCCGCTTCGCTCATCGCCCTTTCACACCTCTTGCACACACTCTTCGCATCCACCGCGCATTCTTTATCCAGCCATCTCCAGCACAGGGTCTGGTGGGGGCGACGGTACCGGCAGGGCTCACCGACGAACCCGGTAAGGTAGTGGACCTTGCCGCCGGGGAACGTCCACGGCTTAGGAAATCCGGGCATGCAGGAAGGGATGTTGATCACGACCTATATCCCCTCGGAAGGTTATCCGTCCCCTGCTTCCACCCCGATCCACCGCACTCCACGCAGGCTACCAGCGTAGTCCCTCCAGTCCCATCGCAACCCGCGCATTTATTCTCCACAGAACGGGACTTACCGCAGTAGCAGGATTTTACCTTGGCCCGCCCACGGGCGCTGACAAAAACCTGCGGATGGTTGCTGGCGGCGCAGCGCAGGTATTTCGCCTGGGTGATACTGGCGTAGCGGTTGGTTGTGGCGGCAAGGCTCATCGGGCTGCTCATCGGGTCACCCTCGCTCGTCTGCGGTCGCCCAGTTCCTCGCGGGACACGAAGTGCTCGATGGATCTCGCGGCAAATTCGCCCACGCGGTATCCCTTAGCAACGCACAGCGCCCTGAGTCTCTTGTGGAGCGGGCACGGTATGTTTACCACGCTCTTGTTTACCACGCTCTTTGATATTTTTTCAGGCATCCTGTGTGTCATCATAAAACAATCCACTGGGAAAAGCAAATAAATATTGACACCGCTCCGCTGTTTCGTTTACCATCGTTCCATGCCCGAACAATCAAGGGAGCTCTCCAGGCTTTCCACCGCCGAAGCGCTGCCGATCATCCGCAGGCTAACAAAGGTCCAGCGGGAGGTGTTTTCGCGTATCTGCGTTAACGATGAATCGTACCTGGCGAAGCAAACCGCGCTGGCGCTTCAACGCAAGGGTTTGATCAAGTACGGAATCGTCCCGCGAGGGCTCAGCCTGTACCGCGCCGAAGTGGCCAGCGCCGCTGTGCATATTGCGTGGTGCGAGTGGTGTGAGGAAGCCTTAAGGGAGGAAGCGTGAATCTCGCCCGCCCACTGGTTATCCTCGACACTGAAACGACCGGCGTGGACCCCGTAAACTCACGACTGATAGAACTCGGCGTGGTGGTTCTATTTCCCGACGGCACCATCAAGAAGGGGCAGAAACGCTTCAACCCCGGCATTCCGATCCCAGCCGAAGCGACCACTGTCCACGGCATCTCCGATGCGGACGTAGCCGATTGCCCACCGTTCTCCGCGTGCGCTGCGAAGATTCACAAGACACTGACTGGCCGCGACATTGCGGGCTACAACCTGCGCTCTCTCGATCTTCCCGTCCTCGATGAAGAACTCCGTCGCTGTGGCCTGAAACTCGACCTGGAAGGCGTCAATATCATCGACGCCTTCAGTATCTATCAGAAAAAAGATCCCCGAACCCTCGAAGCCGCCGTGCAGAAATACTGTGGTCGGTCGCATGAAGGCGCGCATGGAGCCGCTGCTGACGCCGCCGCAACGCTGGATGTGCTGAAGGGGCAGTTGGGTATGTATGAGGATCTGGCCGGGATGGGAATGGAGGAGCTGGCGTTGTTCTGCCAGCGAGGGGAGAATCAACCAGCGGACCTTGCGGGCAAACTGTACTTCAAGGACGGCTTCCTGTATTACGGGTTCGGCAAGAATAAGGACTGCCGGGTCAAGGATGAGCCGGGGTTCGGGAGATGGATGTTAGGCAAGGACTTCAGCGGATCGACGCTGGATTGCCTGCGGTCCGAGATGGATAGGTGGGGGTTATGAAAAGGATAATTAACAGAGCCATCAGGTGGTATCTGTCCAGATTCTGCACATGCGAGAAGGTCGTTTTGGACCTGTTTGCGATCCACGGAGAACCTCGCGCCATTGAGGTTAAGTACTGCGATCTATGCGGCAGGCTGCAAACGCAAGACAAGGTCGCAGCCTTAACGCGGCACGCGCCAGTCGAGCGTTTCTGGCACAGTATCAGGCTGCTTAACAGCCCAATACCTGGCCCAGGGTGGTGGAAGTGACCGACCCCACGCAGTCAAGAGCGGATTTCATAGCCAGCAGACAACTTGGGATCGGTGGTAGTGATCTCGGCTCCCTGCTGTCGGACCACCTGCCAGTGGAGTACGGTTGTGCCAGAAAGTTATGGTATCGACTCAGCGGTTATCCGCCAGATAGCCACGAAGATGCAACGGAGCCGATGTTATTGGGCAGCTTGCTCGAAAAATACATCCTTCGTGCGTACAGCAGCCACACCGGTCGCAAGGTAACGCAGGTCGGACTGCAACGGCATCCGACCGTGCCGTGTCTTCAGTATCACGATGACGGCATTGCCGATCCCGCCGTTGACGACAGCCCCGCCGTTAAAAGAGTTGTTGAGTGCAAAGGCATTGGGCGCGAGATGATGGCAAAGGTAAACTCCAGCGGCTTGGTTCCGGATTATATTTATCAGGGGCAAGGGGGGATGGCTGCGCACGGGCTTGAAGTATGCGATTACGCAGTGGGGCAGCGAGAAGACCTATTGCCGCTGGTGGCTATCGAGTTAACCGCCCGCATCGAAGGAGATCCGATACCGACGCTCCCCCGCCGCCCGAAGTTGGTTACCTTCCCTGTTGAGCGCAGCCCCGAGATCATCGGACTCATCGAAGATTACGCGCCGAAGTTTTGGGATACGCTCAAGAACGAGCAGAAAATGCCGCCGCGCCTGGATTACCAGGACACCAGGTGCTCGCGATGCCGCTATAGGGTTACCTGTCAGGGGCAAGCCATCATGGAAGGCGTCCAGCCCGAAACTTCCATCCCCAAACGCACCGACCTGGACCTACTGATCCAACGCTACCGCAACGCCGTAGCTATCCAGTCAGAGGCGGAAGAACTCGTTAGCGGGATCGAGGAAGAGTTCCGAGTAATATTTGGTGGCCAGACCGCGTTCCAGGTGCCTGTGACTATCGAGAAAGACGGCAGATTTCAGGAGAAGTGGAAAAATATCCTGTACCGTCTCCAGAAGGGCCGCGAGACGGTGGACGGCAAGCGGTTGGTGCCGCAGTACGATGCGCTCAGAAGGGCGGCTATCGAGGCGGGGGTGCCAGGTGCGGAGTTGACGCCGCCGTCGGGTAAGTTTATTAGGACCGGACTGCCTGTACGGCCACTGCGGCTCTCCGGCCTCCTGCCGCCGAAGCCCAAGAAGGCCGGCGAGGTGCCGGAGGTGGATGGGATGGACGGTGGCGACGATGAGTGACCACGAACGGCAGCAAATGGCAGGAATACGCGACGAACTCAACTGCCGTTGACAAAGCGATACCGATATCGCTATACTTCTAGTCATGCCTGAGCAAAAAATGAAACAGGTCGCCGTAAGGATGCCAGAACCGCTGCGTAGGGCGGCTGTGAAAATGGCCAAACGCGAGAAGATGTCTTTTGGGCGCTTCGTTCGGCAGGCCGTGGATTCGCATATCGAGACCCTGAAGCAGTGGAGACCGACCGGGGATGACGGTTGGATGTCGTCTAAGAACAGCGAGGTTCTGTGAAACGCCAAACCATCTCCGAAACCAGATATCCGACATACGTTCTGCGTGTCACGGCGAAAGGATTCAGGTCCGCGTCAGACAAGAACGCAGTGCTGGTGGCTAGGGAGGCCAAGAATCTGATTCGTGGCCGTTTTGATGGACCAAGGGTGGTTCTCACCCGCTCCGAGATCGCTAAGCTGGCGGAGTTGTTTCCGGTGGAGGGAAAATCGTGAAGCTGAAGCACTTTGACGGCAAAACTCGTGGTGGAGCGCCACGCCAGGGCAGGAGACGAAAGGTAATCACATGAAACTTAGAGCGAGTCTCAGCGGAAACCCCGATGGAACGTACCCAGAGTTTATCGCGGTCGCGCTTAACAAGGAAGACTGCATCCTTCTTGTCCAGCACCGAAACGGCTACATGAGCCAGAACGGTGACCGTGGTTGGACGAAAGGCACATACGATAAGTGGGCAGAGTTGTGGTATTCGATAGCGGAACATGCTGGCGTGGCACTGGATCGCGGCGTGAGCAATGAAGCGAGGGTGAAGTAATGGCCGATAAGGCATCATGCCGCGCAAGGGTACACGACGAAGGTAGGGGCGTGGGCTTCCACGGCTGCTCAAATGCCGCCACCACGGCTGCCGGTTATTGCGGGACACATGACCCGGACAAACAGAAGGCACGTAAGGCATCTGCGCCGAAGTGCGCCTACGTTGATGAGGCGACAGGCGAGCCGGATTGTTCAACGACGGTCAGGGGCACGAAGTATTGCGCATGGCACGAGGATTCCGTGGCGAGACGCCGGATACACGCGCAGGCCCGGTCTCAGCAACATACCCTGGCGTGGCTGGAAACCAAGCGCGGGTGTTCAGTGGTCGCGGTTGACGATGTTATATCGCGGTTGACGGTGGTGCTTAAAAATACCTAGTTACGGCGGCCGCTGGGAAGTATCATCCTGAAGATTACCGAGACCAACAAGGGAGTGTACGCACTAGAATGAAAATAGTAAGATACGAGATCAATTGGGTAACGGAGTCGGGTAAGCACTCCCTGTGCTTCGGCGAATCGCCTGAGGATACCGCAGAGCGCGCCGCTCTTTACGCCAAATTAGAGAAGCGATCCGTCGGCAGTGACTCTTCCGTATTTCTCTTGCAGGTACGCAAGGTAACCTCAGAGACATCTGAAACAAACTTTTTTATCGACTAAAAATTTATTATGAAAGAGGCTGACACGATGTTGGATTCGTTTATTGCACAAGGGTATTCCAGGCCTGACACGTCTGCGCCGGAGGAGCGGGCGGCTGGCCGCCATGGGGAACACTCCTTACATCCAATCCGGGCGTATCTCGATTCGCTCAAATGGGATGGAATAAAACGCATCGACGACTGGCTCACCCTGTACCTGGGCGTTGATCCATCGGATTATGCGCGGGACGTGGGCGCGAAGTTTCTGATCGGCGGGATTGCGCGCGTCTATCGGCCAGGCGTCAAACATGATACGTGTCTGATCCTAGAAGGCCCCCAGGGCGCGCTGAAGAGCACCGCGCTCCGGACGCTTGCTGGCGCCGATTTCTTCGCCGACGATATTGCTGAACTCGGCTCGAAGGATTCCGTCATGCAGACCATAGGCGTGTGGATCGTCGAATTGATCGAGCTCGATGCCATGACGCGCCGCGAGTTATCGCGCATCAAGGCGTTCATGTCACGCCAAGTGGACAGGATCAGGCTACCCTACGGCCGCCGTGTGGTTGAATTGCCACGGGAGTGCATCTTCGCCGGGACGGTCAATGCCGGGAAGGTCAATAAGGACACCTACCTCAATGACGAAACCGGCAGCAGACGCTTCTGGCCGATCAGGTGCGGCGCTGTCAAGATCCCCGACCTTACCCGCGACCGCGATCAGCTTTGGGCCGAGGCGCGCGACCGTTTCCGGGCCGGGGATACGTGGTGGCTCGATAACCCGCTATTGATGGAATCGGCGGCTGAAGAGACTCAAGCGCGCTACTTGGACGATCCATGGGACGAGATCATCGCCGCATGGCTGAACGACCCCCAACAACTCCGCGATCCAGGCTATACAGTGCCCGCGCTAGCGTCAACGGGCGAATCCGTAACCGTTACGGACATCCTCATTCACTGTATTGGCAAGCGGCCCGATACGTGGCTGCCGGCGGATCAAATGCGCGTGGCGCGCTGCTTGAAGGCCAATGGCTGGAAGAGGTACGCGAAGCAGATTCCAGGTAGACGTGAATGGCGATACAGCAAGTTAAACTCCGCCTGACGGGAATGCTTACGGAGATGCTTAAAGGAGATAAATGATTTATGATACTGCAACCAAACGAAAAATACGAAGCCACCGTCAAAGACGCCTATCTGACGGCCAGCAAAAACAAGGGCACGGCAGGCATATTCTTCGCCTTCGAAACGGAGGCAGGCCCCATCGAGCACACGGCGTGGCTGACGCCCGCGACCGCCGAGCGACTGAAGGAGACGCTTGGCAAATGCTTCGGAACGACCCCCGAGCAGCTTCAGGATGAGGCATACCTTACATCCCTCGGAACTCACCTGCGCGGAAATAAGCTCCAGATCACCACGGCCTCCGATGAGTACAACGGAGATGAGCGTGTGATCGTGAAGTGGATGAATCCCGCTGGCTTCCGTCCGCTGCGGGTTGCCGGTGACGAAGTGAAGCGGTTCGCTGGCCTGTTCGGCGGTGGGCCGGTGTCGTCGCCTGAGTATACGTCGCGGGCTTCGTCGCTTGAGGATGGGATTACGGACTCAGATATACCCTTCTGATCTGCCATGACTAAGACTGAGCGCCGTAACAAGCCATGCCGCATTTGCGGTAAGCGTGAGTCAGAACACCCCGGCGGGCGCTTCTGCCAGCCACCGAAGCCTGAATCAACCCTTGACTGGGAAGTGGGTAACGTAGGCGCGGTGGTGGTCCACTCGCTTGTGATCGGCGGGGTGCTGTGTCGGTGGTGGGGTGAAGAGGAGCCGGTCGGCGCTTCTTTGCTATTGGATTTTGCAAGACAATTAGAGGAGAGGTAACGATGCCAGAAGAGACAAAAACCGATGCGCTGCCGGTTAAGCAGCCCGAAACCGCACTAGCGCCAGTCCAGAAGTCGTACCCGATGCGCGAGATGCTCACGATCCTGAAGGAGACCGGGGACGCCGAACTGTTCCGCTCGTTCGCCCACGACATCATCGAACGCGAGGTCGCACAGTCCCGATTCGGGCAGGACGCGCAACTGGCCCGCACGTTCGCGGAGTCTGGAGCCTTCGACGGCATCAGCGGCACCAATCAGGGCGTTGCGTTGGCAATGACGAAGATTCAGCTTGGCCGTTCATGGAACATGGCCGTTTCTGACGCAATGAAGAGCCTCTTCTTCATCAATGGCCGCCCGTCGGTGGAGTCGTCATATCTCGCGGCCAAGATGCAGGACGCTGGCCTTTCCTGGGACATCGCATGGGATCAGGACAAGGACGGAACCTGCACCGGCTGTCACCTGCACCTGAAGCGATGGAACCCGGATACGAAGAAGTACGATCCGATCACAGGAGCCGTCAACGGCGTTACCTCGCAGGCGGTAGTGTCGTTCACGAAGCGCAACGCCGACAACGCCATGGTGTTCGAGGGCGGCAAGAAGATCAGGCTGTCCGAGAAGTTCAACTACCAGAGCTGGGGCGAGGACATGTACTTCGCCCGCTGCGTAAGCCGCGTGCGCACGCGGTACGCGCCGAACGTTCTCAGCGGCGTTATGACGCGGGAAGAGTCTGAGGACGCTGGTGATGGCAGCAAGCCGTCAGGTGCGGAGGTTAAGACGCTGGAGAAGGCGGCGGATATCTCTGATCGCATCCGGCAGCAGAAGGCTTTGTCGGCAGTACCGGCGGCGACGGCGCAAACCAAGGCGTCTCCTGCGCCCGCTGCCGCTGCGGAACCACCCGCACCCGGCCCCACGGTTAACGTGCCCGCCGCTGCGCCCGCGCAGCCTGCTGCGCCCGCCCCCAAGCCCGCTGTAGGCGTCACCTGGTCCGACCGCACCAGCATGAACAGCGCGTTTAAGCAGCAACAGGAGCGCATTGGAAGGGCAGCGTTTGACGCTCTCGTGAGCAAGAACGGGATCATGTTCGGATCGCTCAAGCATGACGACCCGAAGGCTGGCCAGTTTTATGCGGATCTGGTGGGGTATGTGGTGGGCAGCGCAGCGGCGGTCGAAGACGTCTTTTAAGGTTTCGGCTTCTGACTGAGCCGAGAGCGCCCCGCCGCCGTGTACTCGGGGGAGACGACGGTGGCGGGGTGTAGTTTTTGAGAGGGAAAAATGATAAATGTGGACCTGAAACTCCTGGCCCAAGCGCTTGGCGACGAAAACTGGGAAGAAACCCATGGCCGAAATAGCGGCCTAGATACCCATCCATCAAAGGCGAAGAAATTGAAGGCTATCAGCTTGTGGCAGCCCTGGGCGGTGCTATGCCTGTTGGGCGCAAAACAATTCGAGACGCGGCACTGGTCAACCGGATACCGCGGGCCGCTGCTGATTCACGCGGCGAAGAAGTGCGACCGCGAAATCCTCGCCGCCGTCAATGAGCTTGCGCCGGTGATGATCCCTTTCGGAATCCACGGGCCGGCCGACCTTTCGTTCGGGGCCATCATCGGTCGCGTTCAACTTGTAGCCTGCCTTCGGATGCGCGACCTGCCGCCAGCCTTCCGAGCAAGAGCGGGCGCTTGGCGACTGGGCTCCGGACCGGTACGCGTGGGAGTTCGCGAAACCCGAACTTTTCCGGACTCCCATCGGGTATCGCGGATCGCAGGGATTCTTTGACGTTCCCGAGGAGGCTCTCGCAGCGTGAGCGTCCACCAGATCCAGTTCAGCGGGCATACGAAGCGGGACAGACAGCGGGGATCGCGTTGGAGCGCAATACGTGGCACGAGAAAATTGCGGGGATGTTTGGACTGAGGGGCGGTGGACGATGACCTGCTCCCCCGCCACCGAAGTGCGCCAACTGAAGCGCGACACCGAGCAAGTAAGAAACCGCACCATAACAGTCTACCTAGAACTGCGCGGCGAGAGAAAGGCCCTGTCGGAATGGTGTGAGATTACAGGGCTAAAGTACAAGGCGATTCAGCGCAGGCTGGATCGCGGATTGCCCTGACGGAACCTGCTTTTGTCGGCAAGAATCAGAAGTTCCTTGGCCTTGAGTTTCACCGGGCCAAGAAGGGGACAGCCGCATGATCACCCTACGTCCCTACCAAGAGCAGATTCTGGAAGACACCCGCGCCGCCCTAAGGGTCCATCGCTCCGCGCTTATCTGTGCGCCTCCGGGCGCGGGCAAAGGCTCGATCATCGCGTACATGGTCCAAAGCGCGGTAGCCAAGGGCAAGCGTGTAATTTTCGCGGTCAGAGGGGTTGCGCTCGTAAATGATATGCACCGTCGCCTAACCAAGCTCGGCGTTGAGCATGGCGTGTTGGCCGGCGGGAAGCGCCGTGAAAGGTGGCATCCCGTACAGGTGGCTAGCGTGGATACGCTTTGGCGCATGGACCCTCCCCCAATTTGCGATCTGCTCGTGTGCGACGAAGCGAGGCAGTTTAGCAACGAAACCGGGCGCAAGATTTTGCAGCATTACCCTAAAGCCCGCATAGTCGGGGCGGATGGAACCCCCGCGCTTCTCGATGGACGCGGCCTTGGTGTCTCCTGCGGTGGCATCTTTGAGTCACTTGTGATGGGTCCAGACGAACAGGCGCTCATCGACATGGGCTTCCTCGTCCCGTCTCAGGTAATCGGGACTGATAATACTCCCGACACCAGCAAGGTAGGCAAGACGGGTGGCGACTTCAATCAGAAGAAGCTGGCCGAAGTCTGCGACAAGGTTAAGCTGGTTGGCGATATCGTTGAGCATTGGAAGCGACATGCGAATGGGCTGAAAACGGTGGCTTTCGGTGTGGACCAAAACCACGCAAGGCACATCATGGAGGCGTTTACCGCCGCCAACATTGAGGCCGCCTACGTGGACGCAAACACACCAGACGACGAGAGAGAGGCTATCTACGAAAGGCTGGACAATGGTTCTTTGTTGGTGCTGAGCAACTGCGGTGTAGCGGGAATCGGGTGGGACCACCCAGCAGTGCAGGTAGTGGTGAGCGCGCGGCCAACATCTTCTCTGATGCTCTGGCGTCAGATGATGGGACGCGGATCGCGCATACATCCCGGCAAGAAAAAAATGATCATTTTAGATCATTCCGGAAATTCGGCCAGGCACTATCCGTACGGATTCTTCGAGACCCCACCAATCTGGACGCTGGATGGCCCCGCTAAACCGCCGAAGGACAGCGAAGGTAAGGCGCGCGCCGTGTCGATGTGCAAGCGGCCAGTGCCGATGCCCGACAGCGGCACGCCTGAGTTCTTCAAGGGTCCAGTGTCGAAGTGTGGCCGCTATCTTTTGCCCTGTTTTTCGTACTTCCCCGCTGGCGCGGATGTGTGTCCTTTCTGTGGACTGCCGCTACTTCGCGTTGGTCGAGAGATCGAGGTCGAGGCCGGTCAGCTTCAGGATTTATCCGCTCTCCGCGAGAAAGCCAAGCTGGAGGTTAAGGCCAAATCCCCCGGCCAGCAAGCCTACGAAAGAAAGCTCGAAGAACAGTATCTGGAGATTTACAGGAAAGCAAAGACCACCATGACCAGCAAGGGAGTGCCGCACAAAGACGGTTACGCAGCGCTGCAATTCCATGCGACCACAAATCGCTGGCCTCGCAAGGAATGGAAAGAGCGCGCGATTATGCTTTACGGCGGCGGGTCCGCGCGGTCGGAGTTAATGGCATCATGACCTTCTGCAATCACGCCATCCCCGACACGGTCAAGGCACCGGACTTCAAAGGCGCAATCGCCTGCGGCTGGATGCTGCCGTGCTACGCGGCACTGCCGAAGAAATTTAAGTCTTGTCCGTACTGCGGGATTCCGATGATGACGAAGAAACAGAGAGAGGCGGCGTATCGAAGAGACCCCATTACACGCGCCCGCGCACGTCACGCGATCCGATGACCACAATGGCAAATAACGGCGGCTATCACATCCCCTGCCCCTGCGGCCACCTCCAGCGCAGCGCGGAGCCGATAGTGTCCTGCGAGGGATGCGGGCGGATTCTGGATGTTACGGGGTGGGGTGGGGAGCCGGTGGTGGTGAAGGGGAAAAATAAGTGAGTAACGTACAGCATAAACCAGCCGCCGCATGGAGCCGGGACGCACTCGCGGCATGGCAGTACATGGCCGACCAGACGGAGCAGAAGCCGGGATTCGCCACGCACCCAGCCCACGCCCACGCTGAGTTTCTGCGGCGATGGGCCGTTAAGATCATCGTTCTGGTTAACGATGAGATGGGATTCTGCGATCCTGACGCGGCACTTCGCTTAAGGCGCTCGATATCGGACCCATTCGGGATATCGAGTTTCGCGGTGGCAACTTCGAGCCGGATCGTCACGAGGTAGGTCGGTGACCGCCACCGTTACCCGCACCACCGTAGACGCTCACGCCTTGCTGGGCGTGTCACCGAACGCGGACTTGATGGCCGAAAGGAAAAAATGAATCCTACGCCGAAGGTTATGCGTGCCCCGTTGCCGCCCGGTTTCATGCGCGGCGGATGGTCGGCCAAGTCGATACCCAATTCTGTGGACTCATTCGCGTGGCCCGCGACGCAGTTCAAATGTCCCGGCTACACGGCGCACGGCGTGGCGCATGATTGCGGCGTCGTGTTCGAGTCTTATACTGGCGCGGCGCAGCGGTGCCAGGCGTGTCGTTCAGCGCATAAGCGCGAGTGGTTCCGTCTACGCAGTCAGCAAAGGAGGCAGAATGCTAAGCAGTAATGGCGCATCATCGGCGACGGGTGCATGTTCGGCGGCTGTAGCCACCGGACTCGACAGCAGGGTTCGCGGAGACCCATTCGGAATCATCGCAGCATCTTTCTGGAACGCCAATAAAGAACGCGCTGAGATGCGGTGTGCTCAGATCGGCGATGGCAAAGATAAGAACCTGAAGCCGAACGTCTGGTATCGATACGCTGACCGACTGTCCGATCCTGAAACCAAAAAGCGCATCGACAATGCGCTAAAGCGCTGGAGTCAGTCGCGCGGGCAAGAAGAACGACATGCTTGAGGACCTGAGGAAAGCCGAATTTTATCTGTCGCGGCGCATAGGTACGCTTGAGGTGCCGAAGGCATGACAGGAACGGCATTAGCGCACCACCCCACCACCGTAGACGCCCACGCTCTGGGTGTACTGGCCGATGCCGCGCCAATTGGTATCTTCGACGACTGGCACCGCTGGGAGGTGGAATCCCTGACGGCTGAGCTTATGATCGAGCGGGCGCGGCGGCGGCGTGGGGATGGGGTGAGACAGCGGTGGGTATTAGTCGCGGCGCTTGGTTGGGGGATGTTTTTAATTGCGGCGGTGACGAGGTGAGGGATATGGAAGCAGAGACAGATAAAACTTACGTGCTAATCATGCGCACCTGCAACGCGGACATGCAATCGCATGGCGGATTCCAGTGGCCGGAATCTGGCTATGTGTCCGCCCCGGACTGGTCGCCTGAGCCTGAATGTGGATATGGCCTGCACGGACTTCTGTGGGGCGAGGGAGACGGAGGCTTGCTGGATTGGTCCGAAGATGCGAAGTGGCTTGTATGTCGCGTGGACGTGGCTACTGTAGTTGCCATCGGGCGCAAGGTTAAGTTTCCCGCCTGCGAAGTACTGTTTGTTGGAGACAGCAAGACTGCGCCGGAATTCCTTCGCATAAACGGTGGAGAAGGTCACTGTATCGTCAGCGGCACAGCCACGGCGGGCGTCAGAGGCACAGCCACGGCGGGCGACAGCGGCATAGCCACGGCGGGCGTCAGAGGCACAGCCACGGCGGGCGACAGCGGCACAGCCACGGCGGGCGACAGCGGCATAGCCACGGCGGGCGTCAAAGGCACAGCCACGGCGGGCGACAGCGGCATAGCCACGGCGGGCTACAGCGGCACAGCCACGGCGGGCGACAGAGGCACAGCCACGGCGGGCGACAGAGGCACAGCCACGGCGGGCGACAGCGGCATAGCCACGGCGGGCGTCAGAGCCACGGCGGGCGTCAGAGCCACGGCGGGCGACAGAGGCACAGCCACGGCGGGCGACAGCGGCATAGCCACGGCGGGCTACAGAGGCACAGCCACGGCGGGCGACAGCGGCATAGCCACGGCGGGCGTCAGAGGCACAGCCACGGCGGGCTACGGCGGCGTAATTGCTATCCAGTACTGGAACGGGAAGCGATACAAGACCAAGATCGCTCACGTAAAAGACGAGGATGGCGATGGGGAGTTGGAGCCGAACACGCCGTATCGACTGGATGATGGCGGTAATTTCGTTAAGGTTGCAAGGTAAATTATGGAGGTGCCTGTGATTTCCCTGACAGTAAAGGCAACAATACAAATCCCGACCGTACCAAATGCGCTCCGACGCGCTGATGGCATTATGATGAACGTCTGCGCCTTCCCAGACGACAGCCTGAAGCAGATCGGCGCGGAGTGGACCAAGGCGCTGATCGCTAACGCGGAACGGCAGCGGGCGCAACCAGACAGCAAGGGGTCTCCCTGTGGCTAGAAAGGGAAGGATCTCCGTTCCCGATAAGCCCCCCGTGCGCACTGGGGGGAGTTTCCCTGCGGGAGGGTCCGGGGAACGCACCCCGCCAAACGGCACCGAGATCAGCAAGGAACTGCAATCAGCAGTATGTCGAGAACTTCCGCGCGTATGGCTGTACCGCAATAGCCGCCTGGTGGCTAAGGTAGTCGGTCGCGGCGGCAAGGTACGTACCGCCTCGGCAGGCACAGATGGGCAGGGCGACCTGACGGGCGTTATTGCGCCCCATGGGGACTGTATCTGCCAGAAGCATCCGCCAGTATTCGGGGCGACCTTCATGTGCCCCGCGCCAACGCACCTAAGGGGCCGCAGGATCGACGTTGAGGCGAAGGCCCGCTACGCCACGGGACACGACAAGCAGTCCTTAATTCAAGAAGCTTTTGAGGTAAAATTGGCGCGGTATGGCGGGGTGTACATGATCGCTGATGGTGTTGAGTGGGGGGCGGATAACAAGCCGGACGTCTCCGGCGTGATTGCGCGGTTACGGGAGGCGTGCGGATGAGCGACGATGCAGTGGGGCGGTTTCGATATCTTCCGGTGCCTGATTTTCCGGCTTACAGGGTTCGCGATGACGGCGTTATTGAGAGCCGATGGGGAAGAAGGCGGTCTCGCACTAACGCTTCAGTTGGGGATTTATGGATGCCACTGCGCCATAGGAGAAACGCTAAGGGATATAGCAGCGTTGATCTTAGAAGCTCCGATGGAGAACGGCTGGTATTGCCGGGGGTGTTGGGATGCGGCGGGGTGGATTTGATGCCAACGACTATCGACTGAAAGCCGATGCCCCGCACCGTCTACCCCGCAGTGACCACCAAGGTCCGCCGCCACCTGGCAACCGGGAAGCTCAGCTACCGCCAGATCGCCCGGATGTGCGGCGTGTCCGATTCCTACGTGCGTGAGATCGAGAAACGCGACAGGCTGGTAACGATGGACCTGAGCGGCCAGTGGATATCGCCAGTGGGCAGTGGGCTAACTGACCAGCTATCGGGCCGTTAGTGCGGAGATTGCATCCGCCAGCAGCGCAGGGGTTACACCCCCAGACCTGACCACGCCCCGCCATCCCTGACCGCCAGCGGTCAATAACCCACAACTTTCGCCTTATCTTCCCCGTTTCTTCCCATTATTAACGGCCAACAACGTGCTCACCTGTATCGGTCACCGCAGGTCGGAGCGGGCCTCTGGTGATGCTGTCCAGACTCTGGACAGCATTTCCACCATGGAGGGCAGTAAATGCCTACAGCAGCAAAGATAGAAGATAAATGTCAGCTACCGGCATTCGCAGTAAAGATAGCGATCTACGACCATTCGACCCCACAGGAGACCTCACGCGCCATCGACGCCGTGTGCGCCGCCATGTCCCGTCAGGAGGCTTCAGCGGAGCGCCTGCGGGTCCTGCTGGGCCGCCTGCTGGTCCACGTACAGGATCAGCGTTTGTTCGAGCCGGAGTATTCCAGCTTTGAGCTTTTCACGCAGTCCGTGACCGAGCGACACCGGATGTCGCGGGCCACGCTGCGGGAGGCGCTCATGATCGCGCGCCGGTTGCCCGGGATCACGCCTGAGCAGGCAGAGGATATCCCGATGACCTCACTGGCGCTGGTGGCGCGGGCGGCCAAGAACGCCGATCCTCGGGCGGTTTCGGGGATGTTGCGTCACGCGGCTAACCACTCGGTCGCGGAGGTCCGCGAGCATACGATGGGACTGGTGCCGCAAAAGAAGCAGGGCGGCGTCATTATCCGCCTCATGGTTACGGCGGCGGTGGCGAAGCGGTGGAAGGCACTGGCCGGGGATGACGCAGGGGCGGCGTTTGCGGCGCTCGTGATGGGTGGGGTGGCTAAGGCGGCGTAAAGAGCGCGGCGTAAGCGGCGGGGCGTAGTGTTCTATAAATCAGTCACCGCTATAGGTTGTGGGCCACGGACTAAAACCCGTGGCCTTTTTATTTTTTGCAGTTTTTTATTTACATGGCGGCTGGATTCGTGATACGTTATCCTTGCCCGCCAGGGGTCATGTCCTGCGGCAGCGCGGCGAGCGACCCGAGGGCCACCCTCCGGGTTCCGGGTCGCCCGCGCACCCAATTGGAGGGTTAATTTTGACAGCACAAGAAGCAGCATCAGCAGCCTTAAGCCCTGCATTGACTGAGATCGGCCAGCGCATTGTCTGGGACGATCACCAGAACGACCACTGCACGGCTGACCCGATCTTCGTTGTCCAGCAGCGGAAGCGGATTTACGGGATCGAAATGGACTACGACCCGCAGATCGTCTGGCTCCACGGCGATGAGTATACGGAACTTGGGCCGGAGCAGTCCGCGATAGCAGAGGAGTATTTTGGGGAGTGTGGGCGGGGGCCTGCGTTTATCGCGGACGGCGTGGCTTACGGCGCACTGCACGAGGCCGACCCGAACGCTGCCATGGACGCGGTGGAGGCTCCTGACTACGTATCCAATCTCCGCCGCCTTGGCTACATCGATATCTGGGAATTTGTTCAGCCGTTCTTCACCCGCCAGGGCGCGGAGGCGTACATCAAGTCACAGGCGCACCGCCTGACAGACCCGCGCGTTTATGTGGCGTCGGCGTATCGGAATCCTGAGTGGCAGGGTGTGCGGGAGTGGCTGAAGGCGGATGCGTTGTGAGCGATAATGCCTGCGTAGTTACTCCATCCAGCCCCGCCACCGCCTGGCTCTGGTTCGCCAGCACCCTTGAGCGCGTACCCGACGGGTTGAGCGAGGAGAGCGTTAAGCGTCTGGCGGATCTGCGCTTGCATGCCCTGGAGATGGCGGGGGAGGCGGCGACACTGAAGGGTATAAAAGCATGACACACGGTTCCCTGTTCGCAGGCATCGGTGGCTTTGATCTTGGTTTTGAGAGGGCAGGGATAAGAACCTCATGGCAGGTTGGGACCGAATGACCGACCTGCGGGTGATCGAGGACATCAAGCGACTGGTCAGGCTACCTGCCTTCATCGGCCAGTACGTAAGTCTGCGCAAGGTCGGAGGCCGATACACGGGGCTGTGTCCGTTCCATAAAGAAAAGTCCCCAAGTCTATCAGTACACGATAATTACTACAAGTGCTTTGGTTGCAGCGCCAAGGGCGATGTCCTTACATTTTACCAGGAGATCAATTCCGTCAACTTCTCCGATGCAGTTAAGGCGCTGGCTGAATACGCGGGCGTCTCTCTCGACCCCCGCAGGCCCATGCCCCGCGCCGCACAGCACGCCGCCCGCGAGGATGCCGCTGTATCGGCCTGGTGGTGGGCGCGGCGGCGTCAGTGCGTCATAGACGCCACCTGCGTGGCGTTTAACGACGAAGACGAGGAGTTCGCCGAATGCTGTGGCAGACTAAGGCGGTGGATCGAAGCCATGTCGCCCGCCAACCGCGTTAACCAGTGGCTCTGCCACGGCACGGCAGCGGAGAGGCGGGAGTATCGTCAGGAGATGGCGGATAAAGATGGCTGGCTGGCTGAGATGCAGGGGATGTGGGTAACGGCGCTGGCGGAGGATACGGCGGCGTGAGCGACACAGTAGACCTTCGCGCCCCGTTCCCTTGGTTCGGCGGTAAGTCCAAGGTAGCCGATATTGTTTGGGACCGTTTCGGAGACGTGCCGAATTACGTTGAGCCGTTCTTTGGCTCTGGCGCGGTTCTGCTGGGCCGGCCACACGAAGCGCATACCGAAACCGTCAACGATATGGACTGTGTTGCGCCAGACACTAGGATTCTCATGTCCGACCTATCATGGATAGCAGCTGGCGACGTAAAGGAAGGCGACGCACTCTTCGGATTCGATGAGCGCAATGGAGAAGCAAGGGAAGGCCTGCGCGCACCTAAGAGGTACCGTCGCCTTGCCAAGGGAACGGTTCAGGCGGTGCGGCGTGCCATCAAACCTTGCTACCGGCTCACGTTCGACGACGGAACTTCATTGGTGGCCTCCGCTGACCACATGTGGCTTGGTGGATCACACGCAAGTGGCGGTAGGGGATGGCGATGGGTGAGGACGGCCAATATGGTATGTAATCGCGCCACACAGCGGACGTGGGTGCTAAAGGTGACCGACGTCATACAGAGGGAGGAATCATATCAGGCGGGATGGGTGGGCGGAATTCTCGACGGCGAGGGAAATATCAAAGTCGGGACGGGGCTTAAAGTCTGCCTATCGCAAAACGAAGGCCCGGTTCTGGATTCCGCTGAAGCGTTAATTAAGTCGCGCGGATTCGATATTCGTCGTCGAAAAGGTCAACGTCGCGCTAAACGCCTAGAAATCAACGGCGGACTTACCGCGACGCTCTCGTTACTCATGAGATTCAGGCCGCAGCGCCTCATTGCTAACCTCCAATCAAGGCTTACGCACGTGAGCCTGTACGGACGCGAGCACCGCGCTGTTGGTCTCGTTTCGAAAGAGTACCTTGGAGAGCGGGAGGTTGTGGCTATCCAAACGGACTGCCACACGTTCATCGCGGAAGGACTTGCTTCACACAACTGCTTCGTCGCAAACTTCTGGCGGGCGCTCCAGAGCGACCCTGGGGCGGTCGCGGCGCACGCAGATAATCCGGTCAATGAAGCCGATCAGCACGCGCGGCATTTGTGGCTCGTGAACAATATGGAGTTTCAGGAGCGGATGAAAACCGACCCGTTATATTTCGATTCGATGGTGGCGGGATGGTGGGTGTGGGGGCAAAGCATATGGATCGGTTCGGGATGGTGTGCGGCGGCAAGCCAGCGACCTCACCTCGGGAACGCGGGTAAGGGCGTTAAGCGCCAGCTACCTCACCTCGGGGACGCGGGTGCGGGCGTTCATCGCCAGCTACCTCACCTCGGGGACGCGGGCGAAGAGGCGTTCATCGCAAGCGACCTCACCTCGGGAACGCGGGTACGGGCTGGACTGCAAAAATACCTCACGGGACTGGCAGACAGGCTCCGCAAAGTCCGTGTCTGTTGCGGAGACTGGAGCCGAGTCTGCGGCCCTTCTGTGACCTTCAAGCATGGCATCACGGCTGTCTTCCTCGATCCCCCTTATGGGGAAGAAGCAGGCCGCAATATGACGCTCTATGCTTCGGATTCCGGCACGGTGGCTACTGATGTGCGTAAGTGGGCCATCGAGAATGGTGATAATCGCGATCTCAGGATTGCGCTGTGCGGGTACGAGGGAGAGCACGCCATGCCCGAATCCTGGGAGTGTGTGGCATGGAAGGCGCGCGGCGGGTACGGGTCGCAAGGCGAAGGTTCTGGACGCGAGAATGCTGGCCGTGAGCGTATCTGGTTTTCGCCGCACTGCGTTGGCAACACACCGAGCAGGAAGATGGAAAAGTCCACGTACTTTGGGGGACTTTTTTGACTTCCCTCTGGCATCTGTCTCACCGCGCCGATCCCCGAGCACTGCCGATGGCCGACCGGCACTACAATCGCCAGAAGCCCGGCACGCCGCAGTTTGTGCCGCCTGGGCGCTGTCTTGTCTTGCTTGCGCCTGAGGCGTTGTGGGTATCCTCCTGGCCTTTCGCCGCTTACGTGCGCCACACATGGCCGGGTGCGTGGATAAATTCCTGCTTCCGCCGTGAGGGGGGGGGCACTTGCCAGCGAACTGATAACATCCGCCCTCGCCGCTACGCGATGGAGGTGGCCAGAGATGCCTGAGGTGCCATCGGTGGTCGGGCCGATCTGCATGGTGACGTTCATCGACCGGTCGAAGGTCCGCCACAAACGGGACTTCGGGCGCTGCTATCTGCGCGCCGGTTTCGAGATTATTGGCGAAACAAAGGGTGGACTGCTGGCGCTCGGCCTGCGGACGGCGCGGTGTCCTGATCCTGTAGAGCCGATGCCGATGCCAGCGCCGTGCGTCGCTGGCCAGTCCCTGCTGTGGAGTACCCCCGCGTGATCCCCGGCGAGGACACCCCCACCACAGATCCCGACGCCACAGAACCATCCACACACAAACCCACCACGCCGCTCGCCTTCAGGGTCGCCAGTGCGATCCTGGCCGGCGTCGAAGCCTGCTACGAGCCGGAACTTGCACGCCTGTTCGCCTGCGCCTACCTGGAGCGCGGGGAATCCGTCCTGGAGGCCGACGAACTTGAGGCAAAATTAAAATCCAGGTTCGGCAAGGATTTCAACCTTCACCGGTTCCGTAAGGGAGTCAAGGCGATTCAGGAGCAGATAGCGGCGGAAGCGCGACCCGTTTCCGGTTCGGACTGGACCTCAAAGCTAATCCGCAAACCGCCCTCTTTCACTCAGGCTGCCCCATGCGTCACCAACGCCCTCCTTTATTTCGACAACCACGAAGCGTGGGCGGGAAATCTGAAATGGAACGAGTTTACGGGTGAGCCGCTTGTGACGGGCGACCTGCCCATCGGGCTTGCCGCCGGAGAGCCTGTCCGCGATCATCACGACACGCTCGTGCAGTCGTGGTTCGAGCGCGAGACGCAGGACTACAAATGGACAATCGACACCGTGCGGCGGTCAGCCGACTGCTGGGCTAAGGCGAACAGTTTCCATCCCGTCAAAGACTACCTGAACGGACTTCCAGCCCATGACGGCGTGCCGCGCCTTGAAACATGGCTACAGCGGCTCTGTGGCGCAGGCCCCAGCGAATCCAACGACTCCGATGATGCAATCGCACTGAATAACTTCATCTCGGCTATCGGAGTGCGCTGGTGGATATCGATGATAGCCAGAATCTTCGAGCCAGGCTGCAAGGTTCACCATGTGCTCGTGATTGAAGGGGCTAAAGGCATCGGGAAAACGACCCTGGCTGAGATCATTTTCGGAGAATGGTACGCCGTCATCGTGGGCGATGTCACCAGCAAAGACAACCAGGCGCTTCTGAGCGCGGGCCTCTGGGGTGTTCTGATGGACGAACTGGACGTTCTCGGAAAGTCAGAAATGCGCTCGATTAAGTCATGGGTAACCCGCGACTTCGAGAAGTTCCGGCCCACCTGGGGCCATCGCCACGAAAAGCGCCCTCGCCAGTGCGTGTTTATCGCAACCGTGAACGGCGACGATTGGGCGCTCGAAGAGGACCGCCGATGGTGGCCGGTGGCGTGCAAGAAGGCGTTCGATCTGGACGGCCTGCGCGCGGAACGCGACCTGCTGATGGCTGAGGCGCTGCACCGCTATCGGGCCGGCCAGCGCTGGTACCTGCACCCGGATGAGGATAAGGAGTTGATCGTAACCGCCAGGCAGGAGCAGTCCACGCGCGTAACTGAGAACGTTAACGCGGTAAGTTTTCTGTCGGCGGCCCACGCCTGCGCGGGGCTTTCGCATGAGTTCCCCGGAACATGCTCCGTGGAAGAGATCATGAATAACCTCAAGGTGCCGCTTGGCAGGGAACGCTTCAGTCTTGCCCCGCAATGCGGAAAGGCGCTCACGCAGTCCGGCTGGAAGCGCGAGCGCCCACGCGGAGACGACGGCGTGCAGAGGGTCAGATACCGGAAACCGGATAAAGCCTAGCGGAGCGTGGCCTCAAGCTGACCCACTGCCAGCCTAGCGGAGCGGGGCATGGATGGCCGCGCGGATCGCACAGAAGGCGCTTATGTGCCGAGTTCGCGGCTGTTAATCTGAGCCAGCGTCAGCCGGGCGGACGGAATAGGCTCCGCTTACGGCGGTCGGCCAGGGAGCGTTCCAGTTCGGCAATCAGGTCCCGGCTGTGCTGACGGGCGAATATCATGCGTTGCAGTAAGGCAGCAATATCAGCGGCAGGCAGGGATATACCTTTCGGGCCGGAGATCAGGTCTAAGTCTTTGGGGGTGCTCATATCATGGCCGCAGTAAGTGCTCGTTTGGATTCCGCTGGATGAACGTCCAGCAGGTGGCTGAGTTGGTCATCGGAAGACAATTGCGAGAAGTCCATACCGCAATGGATACACGCATCGCGGGTTTTCATGCCAAGTTTCTCCGGTCGATACCTGACTGCCTGAAAATCCTTCCAGGAACATCGATTCTTTCCTACATCGGCGCGGCGAATCACCCAACGTTGAAAGCCCCTCAGTTCAAGGGCGACTTCGGGCGGGGTGTCCTCGGTGATGTAGGCCATGGGGAACGGGCGTGCGCCGAACGCTCTGAGTTTCGCCCGCCGGTATTCGCGGTCCTCGGCGGTTTCACCAGGCCAGTAGCCGATGAGCATGTAGACCATAATGTGATCTGGTTTGACGCCGTACTTCGTGAGACGGCTCAGTCCGGTGAAAAGACGGTCCTCATCGGCCCAGCTATCCCATGCCGTGTAAATCATCTTAGTCTTGAAGTTATCGTCGCGATACTTCACAGAGGCGATTGCCTCAGCGGCTTCGTCAGTGATACATCGGGCATTGATTCCCTGATTGAAACTCACCTTGAATCCGCCGTCCCGAATCTCACGGATACGCTCACGCCACGCGGGTTGTCCGAAGAAATCGTTATCAAGCAAAACCAGTTCACGGGGCCACGGATCGCCGCGCCAAATCTCTCCAATGGTGTGCTCTGGCTTAACGCGGCCTTCCTTCTGCGGGACAACGCAAAAAGAGCATTTAAGCCTACAACCGCGTTGGGTGAATCCGATGCTTTGCTGGTACTTAGGATAGATCGAATAGTCTTGCGCCAAAGTGGTGACGCCGTGTGCTTCAAGGGTACTGATTTGCAGCGGCGGTATATCCGATCCGGTGCCGCCTACAACCGCGTCCGGGCGACCGCGAAGCAATTCCTTTACAACCGGCGCGGAACGCGAGAATATCGCGCTGGCATAGATTTTATCGGCAGGGCGAAACCACCACGGCTGGACTCTTTCGGGTGCGTCCGCATGGTGAAAGATCACTTCATTGCCCAGTTCTTTATGGTGCGCCGCAAGACGCATCAGGGCGATGTTCGGAACCTTGCCGTCAATCTGAAGAAGACGAACGGTACTCACGCGCCAACCTTCGCACAGCCCCGCCCGTGCGGCTCACCGAGATCGATGGACGCTCCGCAATCGGAGCAGACGGGCCTATCAGCGCCCGTGTAAATTCCGCGTCCCCGTTCGGGCGGCGGCGGCGGATCGGCGCTAACTCTCATCCAGGATTTATACAGCCAGCGGACGACGGCGAGCACGACGACGACAGCGACAGCGCAGGTTATGACCAACAAGTTGTTAAAAAATGATTCAAGCATTAAAAGCCTCCTCTAAGTCTTTCCTGGCGCGGCAAAACGCCCAGAATGTAGCGCGGTCTCTCGACACGCAATCCTTTTGATTTCCTGTAAACTCGTATCGCGGTGCCTTGTGATACGCCCATCATTTCCGCTATCTGCCGCCACGTGTAACGCTGCGGGTCTTCACGCAGGGCTATCACGCGGGCAGCGTCCGTGGTGGCCGGCCTACCCGGTCTCGGGGTGGTCGCTCGCGGGGTGGTTTTCCGCGTCTTCTGCGGCGGCTCGATGACGCGAACCGTTACTTTCGCGTTAGGATCTTCGGTAAAGATCCGGGCGAGATCCGCAGCAAGCATCAAAGCGGCTCCAGGCGGCTGAGTCCTGGTTTCCGGTTCGGGGGGCGGTAACTCTGGTAACGCAGACATAGCCCCTTCAGAATCCATCATTCGAACCCCCGACAACCACAATAATACGAATCAAACTCATAAGCCCCGTGCGCAACGAATCCCCGGCACCGCCCCTGCTCTACTACGGTACGTCGGTTGCCTGGTACGTTCCGCGCCATGCTGTCGGGGTCGTGCGCCGCCCATGCGTAACCGCACAGTCCGCAGCTATCGACAGCCCGCCGCGACCCCTCGCCCATGTACTCGAAGAACGCCAGCCTCATGCTGGATGGCTGCGTGTGGCCACAGGAGCACCGCGCTACGCGCCCGGACAGGTCCGGAGTGGCCATGGGCACCGGGTCGGCACCGATGCCCACGCAGATCGCGCATGATGGATTGCCGTGACCGTCTGTGGAGTTGGCCGCGTGGCCGCAGGAGAGCATGGTGTCAGAGAGCATGGTGTCAGAGAGCATGGTGTCAGAGAGCATGGTGTCAGACATGGGATACCCCGTATATTAATCCAACCAGGCACAGCGCCAGCAACCCATACCACAACAGCAGGCATCGGGCGTGCCGCTCCTCGTCCGTAGCATTGCGCCAGAATTCTTTGATGTCTTTGCCGAGCGCCTTCATGGTGTCCTCCAAAGCTTCCGCAACTGATACCACAGCATCGCGCAGCCTGACCCGAAGAAGAATCCGCCAAGCCACAAGCACAGTTCCATTACGCCCCGCTCCGCTGGGGTGAGGGTCATGACTTAACCCCTGACGGCTTCACGTTCGGATCAACGCCCTCAGGCTCCTCCGCTGCTTCCGGGTATCTTCGTGGTGTGCCTGCTTCCGCAATCCGCTTATCAATCGCAGCCAGCCTCCGCGCGGACTGCTCCCCCGCCTCGTGGCGCAACGCCTGAAGCGCCAGCAGTTCCGTCGAGTACAGGTGTAGCGGGCGCTGCGATGTGGTTTTATCCCAACCATGAAGTGAATGATGAACGGCACTGGAGCACGCCTTGCCGACTTCATCCGCGTAGGAATTAAACATCCATCCCTTAGTCAGAATCATTCCAGTCCACCCCACACGCGGCGGCGGAAGGTCGGGCGTAACCACTGCCGTTCTCCGCATGGCACGCTCCAGCATTACTTCCCGTGCCAACTGCTCTATGGTGGCCTCCAGTGAGGCTAACTGTGCTTTCTCCGTCTTCGTCATGGATTATCCTTTTCTGTCCTATTGCTCCAGGCGTTTAGTCCATCTGTGTAAAAAGTCTGAACCGTGCCGCCTTTATATCCGCGACTCCACCCACGGTGCTTTTAAAGTTGCCGCTATCTTACGCATGACTCACCTCGAGGGTGGTTACCGCCGCAACCCCCCGCCGCTTATTTTTGGCCGTGGATCGCGGTAACTTAGCTATCTCAACCACGGCCCCTTCAGCGATCAGGGAATCGCACAGATTATTAAGCATCACCGTACTGCCGAGAATCCGAAGACATACCGAGCGCATCTCCGTTTCCTCATGCCGGTAGTCGGAGCTGAAGCGGTCTCCGCTTTCCGCCATATCCACGGCCACGACCCGGCGAATATCGGCCAGTGTCACCTTGGCGTATGCCACCTCGAAGCCAGCGCAGGAATAGTCCAGCTGGCATTCGTGCGCGTTCTCAACCAGACGGCTGACCGCCGCCGCTATCCGGTCCAGCGTCTCTATCGGCGTCGGGTCGTTGCGGTGCGTGCGCTTCGCGCCGGTGCGGTCCTTACGCATGGGTAGCCTCCGAAATATCCGCGTCCACCCGAGACCATACCCCATCACCGGCCAGCACCAGCAACCCGGCTCCGGCTACCGCGTCCCACGCCGACCTGACGCGGTAGCCACACCCGTCCCGAACCCTCAACACCCGAACCTCGCCATGTCGTCCGCGACCTCCCCGGCCCAGTCTCCCTTTGCCTCCATAGCGTCCCGCCTGTTGCACTCCCGGCACTCACCCGCGCGGGCGCGTCCGCAGTCGCACGAGGGAGCCACCTCTGCCGCCAGATCCTCCACCGCATCCCGCAGAGCCTCAACGCTGGCCAGATACAACGGCGGGTTATGGGCCAGCACGCGGAAGGTGTCCAGCGCGGCCCGGAGCGGGGGCGGGATACAGCCGCTCATGCTGCCGCTCATGCAGCCGCTCATACTGACACCACCTTCAGCCGGGATATCTCGCGCTTGAGATTTTCCACCGCATCGGGCACCGACATCCAGTGAGCATAGTGGTGGTTCCATTTTCCCGAGTGCGGGTTGATATCCACGATCTCCCGCGCCGCCTCGATATCAACGAAGCGCCCGAACACGGTTAGCCAGTCCCCATCCACTCTGATTTGCAGCACGCCAACTATGGTTTGCAGTTCGAGGGTATGGAACACGTCGTCCACCTTGACAGCCCCTTCCGCGACAAAAAGCGCCGTTATCTCGCGAGCGAATGCGGCGCGCATGGCCTTGCTCGGTTTACGCATGGGACTCCTCCGCCCCGGTTGCCTGGATGGCTCGTTCCTGTGCC